TTATCGCCGGAGACCGACTGCATGATGGCGCTGATCATGGGGATGTTCATTTCCAACGGGCACTCTTCCTGACCCTTGCGGTACTTGACCAGCGGGGTCTTGAGGCTGACAGCAGTGGGAACATTTTCTGCAGAGGAATAGCCGGGCACCAGCAGATACTCGCCAAAGGTGCGGGAGGGTTCTTCATAGAAATAAGCCATAGTCAAACTCCTTTTCTCTTATCGCAGCATGAAGCATTCTACAACAAAATCATTCATGTTTGAGCCATCTAAATTGATTGTATATACTTTACCACAAAGGCATGTTTATTTCAAGGGACTTCATATAAGCCTGTATAATTCGATATTTGACGATGTATCGTGTACTGCACTTTACTGAATTGCTGTTTTGTTTATACAATCTCATATAACCTCCTGCAAGTTTTGTGAAATTGGTGTAGTAATTGGTGTAGTAGAAGACGTACTCTTTTCAGCAAAATTCTTTATAAATTCTTCAATAGATGCATCTTTGAAGACATGCGCATACACTTCTAACGTGATTTTGCTAGTAGAATGCCCCATGAAATACTGAACCGCCTTAATGTTCATGCCTGACTGAATCAGTCTTGAACAAAAAGTATGACGAAATGTATGAGGGGTAATATGAGGAAGTTGGTCTTCTGGATGCATCTTATTATAAGATTTCGTTAGAGATTTTATAAACGATTCGATATCTCGTGCCTGCCGCACCGTATTATACTGCCCTGGAAATAAGAATCCGCTTCTCCCATCAATAATAATATCGTTATTCGATTTATGTCTTTTATCAATGACATTTTTAAAGGCATTTTTAGCCATCGGAGATAGTGGAATAATTCGGTTTCCAGCTTTAGATTTTGGCTTTAAAATAGTACGTTTCCCGCCCTTGACTCGATAAATCTGATGGTCTATTTTTAGTATTCCAGAATTCAAATCTACATCTTTTTCAGTCAATCCGCAAAACTCGCTTGCTCGAATACCGGTTTCATAAAGAATTACAATATCATCAATACGCTTACGATAGAATCCATTGTTTTGCATGAATTCTAAAAGATTGTTATATTGTTGATTCGTTATAATTTGTTTTTCTTTCGTATTACGCGGAATAACTCTCGATAGTTTAAAAGCAAAAGGATTTCTTGTGACCAAACCATCTTCGTATGCAGCTTGAAAAGCGCACGATAAAATCGCACGATAATCATTTATGCTGTCATAGACAAGGCCATTTTCGTAAAGTCCTTTCACCCACAACTTAGCATCAAAAACAGTTGTATTAGCAACCAGTCTACTTCCTATCTGGTCGTTTTGCAGTTTCCTAATATAACTAGCATTTCTTTCAGCCGTTCTAATTCCAAGAGCATGAATTCTAGTATCGTTGTATTGCTTAACAAATTCATAGACAGTTAATTTAAGAGTATCAAAATCAGAGCCGCTAAGAATAGAATCTTGAATTTTCTTTTCTTTTTCTCTTAGCTCCTTCAAATCCCCAGCGTATACTGTGTGCCTCTTTCCTGTTCGATCTGTCCAGCGATACTGATATAGGCCGTCCTTTCTTTGGCTCTCACCTTCTTTTAATACTCTGCCTTTATTGTCTTTACGTCTTTCCATAATAAGCTCCTTACATTATATAAAGAGCTCCAATGTGACATCTCGATTATATCACACTGGAGCAGAAGTTTCAAACGGAATATGCCTGTTCTATGTATCTTTCGAAGGCTTTTCTCTTTACAAGTTGTTTTCTGCCTACAAATATTACAAACGGACAGTTTTTCTCCTGAAGAAGCTCTCGTATTTTGCACTGTCCAATATTAGAATACGCTGCGGCCTCTTCGATTGTAAGGGCTGTCTTTTCCCAAATTGGAACTTCCTTCATCCAATCACCTCCCCATCTTCTCTTCCCCATACCTTGCCACACATACATTATAAAGGAGCATCGCACGAGTCATTAACCCAACACCGCCGATACGAGGTGTAACTTTGATATTCTCCATCTCATAAACCGCGTCAGCGCAATCACCGTGCTGCTTTCCGTTTTCGTCATAGTTGATGCCAACATCGACGCAGACCTCTACTCGATCAAGACCAAGTGGTGTGATGAAATTACGTTTTCCGACTGCAGAGATGATTACATCGACCATATCCATCGCAAGAGCCGTGCACTTCATAAAACTTCCGCTGCTATTTACAGAGATCACATTACAATGTCTCTCGATCAGCATATCGACCAATGGACGACCAACAATACTAGACTGACCGCACACAAGCACATTCTTGCCATCCAGATTGTAACCGATGGAATCAAAAATCTTCATAACGCCAAGCGGAGTGCAAGGCTGAAATGGTGATGTATAATTAAAGCCATCAACATCAAGTTCGTCTGGAATACAAATATTTTTAGGATCGATATGTTTTGGCAACGGAAGCTGAACAATAATACCATCTGCGTTTTCATAATTATAATCTTCTTGTATCTTATCTTTCAACCCATCTTCAGTTGTCTCTTCCGGCAGTTTAATAAGCTCCGCTTCGATTCCAACCTCTTCGCAATCCCGCAGCTTGCCGCGAATATAAGCGTTGGATGCAGGGTTGTCCCCTACTTGATAAATATGTAAAACAGGAGCATAGTCATCTTCTGCAATAATATTCTTGATTTTATTTTTGATATCTTGTGCAATAGATTTGCAATCAATAATCATTGTGAACCTCCTTCGATTCTTTAGTCATATTTCTTTTCTCCCCAGAAGTTCCACATCATACCCTTCCATTTCCGAGTACACTCAGGACAGAAGTCATGTTTAATTCCCGTATAACTGAGCCCGTTTAAATTCCAGTCTTTTGCTTGGGAAGCGTCTGGTTCTCCATTGTGCGTCGTTACAACTATTTCTTCGCCGCAATTATCGCACGTGATCTTTAAGCAGTCCTGTCTCATTAAATCACCATCCTATAAAGAGTCCAAGTTTTATCAGGGTCGCTTAGTAATGTCGTAACCTATGTCTCGTGCAAGTTCTAAGACATCTGCAAATGATAGGTCATGCATAACTTCCGCAGTAGAAATATCTTTTACAGAGACATACCGAAATTGCTTTTTCAGCTCAATATAATAGTCACTATTTCTTTTAATCTTCACTGTTTCCGAATGCTCACCAACGTTTGGAATACTGACATAAAAATGATTTTCGAATGTCTCTCCTACCCAATTGGGGCGACCATCTCCATCTCGATTATAGAATTTTTCTGAGTATTCTTCGATTGAATTCTTCTCAACATACTGCAATAGAGTTCTTTTGTAAAAGATTTCTCTACGGTATGGAATTATGCCACATAGGTCAGCGGAGATGATATAATATCCAAGTTCTTTCATCGATGTTCTCCTTTATAAAACCCCAATTCTTCCATAAAAATCACCTCGTTACTGTACTAACTCCATTATTTTTAATCTGTCCTTTTTGAACATGAATTATTACAGAGCCAGCATTAACAGTATTGGTTGACTTATATTCGATATATGGAGCGTTGCTATCCTATACAATTTTTACATGGCCTTTGATATTCATGTATGTGTCATTACAAAGAACAGTAAGCATCTCATAATTTTCCGCTGGAATATTGGATACCGTAGTTGATGTATATCCATAGATACCCGGTTCTAGCTCTTCAACAGTAGCAGTCCATTCAATTGGGTTACACTGGCGATAGATTCCTTCTCCAATCGTCCATATAAAATATCCAACAATAAGAGTAATGAGTACACCGACTGTCAAAAATAAGATCTTTTCTCCAAGAGTGAGTTTTTTGTTATTACCATCCAAGTTCAACACCACTTTCGTTTACAATATAGATGCCGTTGTCTTTTAGATATTCTATAAATTCTTCGTGTGGCAACTTATGGGCAAGTTCACAAATAGTGTAGTTACTTCTACCTTTCATCCACTTTGTTTCTTTTCTCAAGTTAGACCATTGATGTACACGAAATTCCTTACAACGCCATTTTAAATAAAAGGCATCTGCACACAAATCGCAAATTGGTATCTCTACATAAAAGTCACCCGGATAGCGTTTTCGTCGCCACCACTCCATATCATAGAATACAATACCATAGAGTTCAGGATAATCTTCAAATCCATGTTCTCTAAGGTAAGCAAAACCCAATCCATTGATGGTCCATTCTGGCGACCTTGGAACTGTATATCGAAGCTGCGATTCTGTATGCGAGATACAGGCATTGTTATATTTTCCATCAATGCCCATAATGTACCAGTCGGATTTATAATAGCCTATTTGTTTAGTCAAACTCTTACCACCTCATAATTTTTAAGATACTTTATTTCCTTTGTGGCTGGCATACATCCGTTAAACCAATACTTTCCACGATGTTTATCTCTAAAACTTCCAAAAATCATATTTGCGTCTGGTGCAGATATTAGAGGAGATGAGCCACGCGAATTGAAATTATTGTATTTTGGTAGATATTGAAACCAATGTTCAATATAATTTTCATCCAATACAGAATCACGATAAACAGATATTTCATGTCGTTGCTTCAATAAATGTATCGCATATGACCTTTCTTTCGTTACGAGATTTGTACAGTCATCTTTGTAAACCAGTGCCATGATCTTCACCGCATTTTAATAATTGGATTATTATAGATATTTTTCTTTGGTTTAAAAAGATGTCTAAGATATTCAGGCGTTTGATCTGCATAATAAGTGTATTCTAATTTGAGGCCATATTTTTTATCAAACTCTATTAGTTCTTCTTCCGTAAGCGTACCAGTTTCAAGTTTTTTTCTGAAAAGTTGATAATCTTCTGTAAATGTACTACAAAATGCAAAGTCACCCATAAGTCACCTCATAAAAGTCTAGTTCTTAAAAAATAAGCTTACGCTGATATTTATTTAAAACACATTGCATTTCTTCTACAATATCAATAACAGCGCACTCTGCTTTATCTTTTTGATATTCTTTTACAGAATCAACATCAATGTCAATATTGATTACATCATTATGGTATGGTTCTCCGGTCAAATCAACACCATAGGTGATTTCATCAAATGGAGCTTTGTACCATTCTCCAGTATTACCGTCTGCGAATCCAAATGTCAGTTCAGTATTCTCGTCGTATCCGATTTCGTTTAGTTTGTTGATAAGCTCCACAACTTTCATCTCTTACACCATCCTTCGATTCTCTCACACGCTCTGCAAATTGCGTCAAAAAAGTCAACTCTCGTCTGCATCAGAAACAGTTTGAAGTACGCTCTCCGATTCTTTGCGAGCCACCAATCGTTGTTTATATTCTTTGTTTGCGATTCGTTCTTGCTCATGCAAATCAAGTCCTTTCAGCCAGTAAGATGGACATTCATAAATTTTTTCAAGTGTGTTTGCATCGCAAAAGTGTTCTCGATCTCTTTTGTTGTAATCGTAATACCCAATAAATGACAGACCATAATCGCTTATTACAACGTTGTCTTTTAAAGGGATTGGACGCTCGTCCATGACCTTGACCCAACCGAGGAAATCTTCGCAAGATTCGGTGCAACTATCTCTTGTTTGCTTCCTAAAAGCACATACTTCTTTATGTAGACATTTACTGCAAATAGCCATTTTTCTCACCTCTTTCTAAAACATACATTTTAATCGTCAAAAACTTCTTCTCGCAGAACCGGTTCATCGTGGCTCTCTACACGACTGCCGCATTCTGGACATTGTGTTTGATAAAACAAAATCACATTCAATGACCTTGGAACAAGAACACCTTCTGAATCAGACCAAAATTCACAACCACAACCACATTTAAAATGATATGCAAGTTCTTTTGGTGCTCGCTTATGTTGAATAATCTTAATTGCCATTATTCTTCTCCTTCGCTCAAACTTTTTAAGACTTTCTGAATCCTATAGTATCTACCTAGCGGTGTTTCAAAAATAGCTCTCAGCCGCTCAAAAAGTGTTGGTTTGCCGAATACTTCATTATAATCTGCAATATCGATTTGTTTAGCAGTCTCGCCACATTCAGGGCAAGCGTATCGCAACTCAAAATTAGCAGCTGTGGTATAATAGTCTTTGTAGATTGAATCAAATGTGTCGTCGGCATAAAAATCACAATGACAACAAGGACATTTAAACTCGATAGCAAATTTCTGAGGTTCTGGCTCATGGCCGTGCTTGACAATCTTAACAGCCATCTGGCACCTCCACATGAAATATATTTTTAGTTGCTTCTTTCCAAGAAATGAATTTTGAACCAGCTACTTCATTCCTACATTTGCGACAGATAATCACATTATTCTCAGGAATGTCCAAATCAGGATTTTCAAAAGAAGCCACTCGAATCTTAGTTGTACAACCGCAGTTCTTGCAATGAAATACGATTACTGGATTTTTCAAACTATCAGCTTTATACATATCTGCACCTCAATCTGTAAACACAAACAAAGTGTTAAAAAAGTTCGATCCAACAATCTTATTCTCTTCGGATAGAGCAACTTTGATAACTTCATCGTCGGTATGCGTCTCGTCATATTCTACTGTGTCGCAAACCTTGTAAATTTTGCTGTCTTTGTCCTGAAGTAGCATTCCCTCACCAAGTTTTAATGGAGCTGTTTTCTTTTCTTTTTGAATATGTGCTTTCATATTGTTTATTCCTCCCACCCACCACTACTATTAGAGTTATTCGTTATCTAAAACATTAAGCATCATTGTGCCCTCTGCGCAACTTCCTTTAATTTGAACTCGACAAGCAAGGTTTGGAATATCATTGGCGTTATTGGCAAGTTCGTACTCCCACCAGTAATCCATTTCCCATCCGTTTTCGCTCATATCAATATTCTGATAGCCAAGTTTTTCAAGAATCTTCCCTACTTGATAAAGGGAAATTCGTTCAAAACTGAGATCAAGAATCTCTTCTCTATTTTCTTTACTTACCCATCCAATAATATCAATAGCTATCGGAAATAAAATATCCGTGTCTTTATCGTATCCATTTTTGCCTGCGTATGCCATAGAATCACTTCCTCCGTAAAATTTACTTTTTACAAGAATGAATATTTTGTTCTAATTGAATGTGTTTCTACACTTTTTGCAGGATTTTCCAGTGTTGCAGCAGTTGCGATAATTTTATCGATGCTCTTCTGGAAATCCTGTAGCTTATTTAATTCGCTTTCGATACCCAGTTTCATCTCAATAACTCCCATATCTTCAAGACACTTACAGTAGCCAGCAATCTCGTTATAGAAGATGTGATTATACTCCTCCAAAAGCGTATGCTCGTCAAACAATTTTACTTTCCATGCAATTCCAAATGGAGCTTCTTTCTCGCAATGAGATTCAATAGTGTAATACTTCATTATGTATTCTCCTTGCGTTTACTGTTTTCCAGTAGAACCAAAACCACCTGCTCCTCGCTCAGTTTCGTCCAATTCGGAAACTTTTTCAAAATCAGCCTGCCAGAACGGAACAACCGCCATCTGAGCAATACGGTCACCATGAGTAATCATCTGTGGGATATTGGAGTGGTTATGTAGCGCAACGATATACTCTCCACGGTAATCTTGATCGCACACGCCAATTTTGTTCGCAGGAGCAAGTCCAAGCTTAGTTGCTAAACCGCTGCGAGCATAGATAGCGACATACCAACCTTCCGGCGGAGCCATTCGCAAACCAGTATGTACTTTAACAGTCTCATGAGGCTGAATCATAATGCAGCGATCACCGTTCTTATTTACAATCGTTGCGTCATCAAAATCGATGTATGCATACAGGTCTGCACAAGCAGCGTTTTTAGAGCCATAAGTCGGCAGATGAGCATCGTCGTGCAGTTTATTGATTTTGATGTTTGGACGATAAACTGGAGAGACAGACTCTATGGCCCCGTGATGCCCATAAAAATACTTAGTTACGTTTCCTAGATCCATATTATTTCCCTTTCTTTTCTGGAGTCCACCAAAGGACTGGTCTTCGTAAAGCAAAACTCTTATTACAGCCGATTACACGTTGATTGGAACTCCCCATGTACGGCAAAGAGATATCTCGTTTAGATTCGATATATGGGCCATCGACTAGCACGTTTATGTTTTGAATAATTGTTACCGTTGTCGGAATAGTTTGATATTTCAATTCTTCTGCCGCTTGTTGAATCAATTCTTCCCATGTATATCCAGTCCACATCCAAATGTCTTTGCTTCCTTCAAACTCGTGTCTGACTCTTATTAGAATTTTGCAAATCATCTCCCTGTTCTCTGGATACAGCGGATCTCCACCAGTGAGCGTAAGCCCCTGAATATAATCAGGTCGAAGCAAATCTACAATTTTGTCAAGCGTTTCATCTGTGAATGGCTGACCACCATTCGGGTCCCATGTGGTAGGATTCTGGCAGCCGTGGCAGTGGTGATTACAACCTTGCACGAAAAGTGTGGCGCGCACCGACGGCCCATTTGCTATATCACATGGAACAATTTTAGCGTAATTCATTTTGTATCACCCATCGATTTCAAGATTTTATTTCGTTCTTCATAAAGATTCACTAATTCCTCTCCGACGATAGAAATTGGCTGACGCATCCTCATGAGTTCGTGCATGTCGTATCTTACAATCTCAATGTCGCGATCTACTTGTTCTAGTGTTCTCATCTCAAATAAACCTCGTCCACATACTTGCACATACGATAATAAAAATATTCAGCGCAATACAGCCATACATTCCATTCTTCTTGTCACCTCGGAAAATATATGTAGATGTGTCATACAGAATCTGCTCAGAGCGAATTACCGCTGCGGAGAAAATCAAAATAATATAAGTTTTGGTCATAAGCCAAACAATCTCAGTCAGCATCGATTAGCACCTCCTCGACAGGAATAATCTGACCATCAACGTAGTAGCACATCTGACCGTGCTCATTATAATAAGGAGACATGTAGCCGTAAGTATAGTAGCCTTCACTTTTACTGAACAAGTAATACATGACGTGTGTATCCTTATCGTACACCATAGGAGTGTCACCAATGCGATAGAACCAGCCATTCTCTTTGGCTACATTCCCTACTGAGTCTTTCGCACTTGCGTTGCATCCAGTCAGCATAACAGCTGCCAGAAGTACGCATACAACAGTATTTTTAAAAGTCTTAAACATACCTTTCCTTTCTATTAAAAGCGGAATTCTATCAAAATTTGTTATAAATTTATTGCGATAATTCGTCAAAATAATTTTACTGAAATTTGGAATTTCTTAGCTTTTTGTCAAGCTTTGTTTCTCTCTCCGTCATGTAGCGCCAATATACTACCGTATCAGCAACCTCATAATAATCAGTATCATACCACTCACCATTAAATGTGATGCACGCAACGCTTTCTGTTCCGTCCTTGTATTTTATGATGACATCCTCTGAACACATTCCGTGCTCTGGGACTGGAGGCATTACGTCTTTCGCGCAAAACCACCGTACATCGAGTTTTTCTTCTTCGTATGAAACCAATTTCATATCGTGATAACAACGTTGAAGAGCGCTCTCAATCTCACTCTTAATTGGATTGATATCCTCATCTCCGTTTTCATCAACCAGAAGTTCAAGTGTTACTTTCTTCATCGTTGTCCTCCGGCCAATCAATCCGAGTGCCGCACTGACCACAAAAGTTGTTGTGGTTTCCATCTTCGTTATAAAGGTACTCACCGCTTCCGCAGTATTGGCAAGCGATAACACCATCTTCTGCAAAAGGATCGTTAATCATTTTTAGCCTCGATTTCTTTCCATCCAATGAAATCACAAACACAAAGATTCTCTGGATCACACCGGTGGAGCAAGAATTTATTCTGCCCAGAAAGCCTAGACCCGCCAGACACTTCTGCTGTTTCGCACTTGCTTTTAAACGTTTCGGAGAGAGTCCATTCCTCAACAGCAGATAAATCAACATCATTTTTAATGATATTGCGATCGCATCCACGGCATTTAAAGATTTTTACGTATTTCTTTTCCATATAATCACTCCTGCGGATCATTAGGTAATGGCATCCAGTGAGTAACCATATCAAGTGGAATGCCACGATAATATTCTTCCCATTCGCCATTTTTACTGTAACATGCTCGTACTTGTTCTCGTTCTCTATCGTATGCATATACACTATGACTCCAAACGGCATCATGGGGAATTTTGGGCAAATCTTCTTTTACGCTAATCCACGAATCACTGCCAAAGGCTTCCGCTGGGAAAGTCTTGCAGAATACGCCTTGTTCGTTTTTCAAAAGAATACGTTCGGCCTGATTGAATACATCATCAGGAACAGAAAGTTCAATTGTTCCGTTGTTTTTCTTTGCAATTACGTTAATAATGAACTCATCCGCATCCATATTAGCCAGCCTCCTCTTTCTCTTTCTTTTTGTCATCAAAGAAAGATCCATAATCAAACCACTTATCCTCAAGAATATTGCCGATAATTTTTACCGTACTACCCCATCCCTTAGTTGCTACACGGATATACTTGCCTTTCATACTTTCGTACTTGTCGCAACCAACCGTATCCATAATCCGCATGATGGCCTCAATGCCAGAAGCATAACCTTCAAAGTTTTTTGCTCCAACATATCCCTTACCAAGGACGTAGCCACCATAGCAAACGCCCCATCCGTGACCATCTAACGTCAAATCGGAGGTCAACACTCCATGGTCTGCCATACTAAGGCTAACATTCTTGATTTGAGCATTCTGAATCTCGTATCCTTCGGCTTCAAGCAGTTCTTGCGTCCACTTCTTCATTTTGCCTCCTATTATTTAACGTATCCACGTTATAAATTTAATGAATTTTTACGATAAAACGGCACTTTTATCAAGCCTTCAAATAGCTCCAATAGTTAGTGTACAAAAGTCGAGCGCTTACATCCGGCTCGTAAGGAGCAAATAGATGCTCCCGGTGCCATTGGCCGCGCACATATTGGATTGCTTCATACTCACTGTCAGCAGGGATCTCATAATATGAGAAATTGCATTCTCCGTTAGCCATAATGTATGATAGACTTACTCCATATACACGTGTTTGCCCGTAATTCATTACTTGCCTCTCTTTTTACGATACATTGTAACAGTATACGGTTCATAACCATCTTCTTCCGTCCAGTCCAAACTGAAACCAGCACGTTGGTAGACTTCCATCTCAATTTGTTTTTCTGTCATATTGTCATCAACATAGAATTCAAAATTATAGTCATCAAATCCTTTTGCTTTTAGAATTCCTGTAATTTTTTTCATAATGTACCCCATTTTCCTCTACCACATGTATCACATACAAAGTGCCATTTATCATGCCAGCTATGAGTGTTATCGTAAAGCATCGTTCCGCCACATCGGCTGCATTCAGGAAGGAACCAACGGAGTAGACGTTTCAAGAACTTAATCATCTTTACTCCTTCTTCTCAATAATATCAGCTCTTTCCATAGTCTCGAAGAAATCTTCCATAATAGCATCAGCCATCTTACCAGGAATTTCAGGAAGATCTAGTCCAAAATCTCTAAAAGCACAGTGTAGGCAGCCCCATGGAGTTAAGGCGAATTTTTCATAAAAATCATCATCAGGATTGTTTTCTTTTGAGTCCAACATATTCGTCTCGTGCTCAAACTGTTTCACTTCATTCTTAGTGAGCCATTTCTGCCACTTACCACAAGCAGAGCAATACAGACCAATCTTGCTACCTTTACTCTGGATAAAGAAGGATTCACTGCCACACTTACATTTGAAGTCCATCTCAGCCACCTGCCTTTTCAATACTCTGAATCATACAGCTCATGTTAGGATGAGCCTTTTCAAAGCGATGATGCGCCTTGTTCATAGCATCATTCTGATCCTGCGCCTTTACCATATATGTATTGAATGCCTGATTCCCATCATCGTAGTACATTACTTCAACAGACCAATAATCCATAAGACTCCTTTCTTTATCGACCGTTATAAAAATCAAACTCAACATCAGAAATAATATCTTCCATTTCATTTTGACTAATATTGTTCGCTTGTTGTATGGCTCGAATAATTTCGAGAATCAACTGACGTATACGTTCCACATCCATGTTTTCATGCCACCACACCCACCCTACTTGTTTATTTACTTACCTCGGCTACCCTTAATGAATCGTTTCAGAAAAACTAGAGCCAGCCAGATGCCTGTCGCCACTTTAACGGTAAAAGTGATATTCAGCAGCTTAAAAATCAGCCAGATGATGCCAATCGTGGTAATCCACGAGGTAAAATATGTGGCGGCAAGGATTAGAATGATTCCCATAAAAGAACCAAGTGCCTTAAAGAAATTCTTCCATGCTTCTATGTTAATCACCTTCTTCGAAAATTTTCATTTTATAGATTCCTCGTTTACTCACCCTTGGTGACGACTGTATCTGCACCCTGAACGGTGACCCAACCATGCTTCAGACGAGCTTCTGCTTCTTTCATTTGAATCAGCTCAGGAGTGATAGACTCGGAAAGCACCTTATTTGCATCAGCCTCGGCCTGTGCTTCAATCATCTTAACGTCAGCTTCCGTCTGTGCCTTAACCTTATCAGTCTCTGCCTGAGCCAAAGCAGTCTGCTTATTCAGTTCTGCAATCTCTGCATCCTGCTTTGCCTGCTCCTTGGCACGAATCTTCTGCATCAGGGTATCGTCAGGCTGTGCGTCAACAATCAGTGCGGAAGAAACATTGATGCCATATTCTGCGGTCAGCTTCTCATTCAGATAGTCGGTGATTGCAGTATTAACACCTGCACGGTCATCGGAATAAATCTGCATGACACTGAACTGAGGAGTAACTTCCTTGACGTAAGCAATAATATCGTTCTGAATCTTGCTCTCCATCAGGCTCTCACCGTCCATACCACCAAACTTGGTGTACAGTTCAACAACATGCTCCGGCAGGAAGTTATAATTGACAGTCAGGTTGATTGCAATCGTACCGCCATTGGCAGGAGCGTCAATGTGCCAATCTGCGTGTTCCTTTGCGCCATAGTCGGACGGAGCATTAGAGAAGACTACTCGCTGCTGAGTAATTGGGAACTCAGATACATGCTTCAGGGGGCTCATAAAATGCCAACCCTGAGAAATAGTCTGCTGCTCGACTCCCTTTGCGGAATAAACAACACCAACATAACCAGTATGTACCCGCTCTGTACAAAGCACTGCGCCAACTGCAACGAGGAATGCAACAAAAATTGCCATAAATTTCTTCATAAGTGTCTCCTTAATCTTTATAGTTGTCTTTTAGAATGTAATAGGCGATAACCCATACAATCACAAAGAAAACAATGATTTCTTTCATAAATAATCCCACCAACCCACCACTTATATTCAAATTTTACTTCATACTCTCTTTGAGTTCTTTATAGCTGATTCCACTTGTCAACCCCGGAGACTCTTCACTATCCGTTCCTTTGAAATGCGCTCCAATAACACTAGGATGCAAATATTCAATCATTGCAAAATTAGCAACATCAATGAGCCATTCTGTATTTCCTGTCTCTAAATACTTTTTGACTCTTGGATAAATTTCCTTTACAGCTTGAGCCAAGTCTGGATATGTTTGATTCATCCAACCATATTTATAATGAGATACCAAAATACGATTCTGCATCTTTTTAACAAAACCATTATCCCAATCTCGCTCTAAAATCTGTTGCGTAGTATCCATATTTTATCCTTTGTTTAATTGTCGCTTAAATGAACCACTCGATCTCGAATCTCCTGCGTGCGCCCCTGATTCCAAAAATTGGTTCCCAGGTAACCACAAGTACGTCTTACGACATTCATTTTGTTCTGGTCACGATTACCACAATTCGGGCACTCCCATACAAGCTTGTGGTTTTTCTCATCTTCTACAATTTTAATTTCGCCGTCGTAACCACAGCACTGGCAGTAGTCGGACTTGGTGTTCAGCTCCGCATACATGATGTTGTCGTAAATGAACTGCATAACACTAAGCACCGCAGGAATGTTCTGCTGCAGATTTGGCACCTCGATATAGCTAATCGCCCCTCCGGGAGAAAGCTTCTGGAACTCGCTCTCAAACTTTAGCTTAGTGAAAGCATCGATATGTTCACGGACAACGACATGATAAGAATTTGTTACGTAGTCATGGTCAGTAACATCTGGAATCATACCAAACCGCTTCTGCAAGCAACGTGCAAATTCATATGTAGTGGACTCCAAAGGAGTACCATACAGGGAGTAATCGATGTTTTCAGCGGCCTTCCACTCGTTACACTTATCATTCATGTGCTGCATAATTTCGAGAGCAAAAGGTTTAGCATCAGGATCGGTGTGGCTCTTACCGGTCATATACTTCACACACTCATACAGGCCGGCATAACCCAGGCTTATGGTGGAGTAGCCGCCGAAGAGCAGCTTATCGATCTTTTCGCCCTTCTTTAGACGAGCTAATGCACCGTACTGCCACAGGATAGGGGCCATATCAGAAGGAGTGCCGAGTAGACGCTTGTGACGAATCTGTAGAGCTCGATGACACAATTCGAGTCGTTCATCGAAGATTTTCCAGAATTTATCCTTGTCCCCTTCTGAACTGCAAGCCACATCTACCAGATTGATAGTGACCACACCCTGGTTAAAGCGGCCATAATACTTATGCCCCTTAACCCAATTCTTGGCATTAGCTACGTTCTCAGTGGTGCGGTCAGGAGTAAGGAAGGATCTACAGCCCATGCTAGGCCACACACCGCCTTTAAGCTCCTTCATAACCTTTGCGGAAATATAATCAGGAACCATTCGCTTGGCAGTACACTTAGCCGCCAGCTCAGTCAGGTAATAATACTTAGAATCAGGATGAATGTTATCCTTATCAAGAACATAAATGAGCTTTGGGAAGGCCGGAGTAACCCATACACCAACTTCATTCTTTACACCCTGAATGCGCTGTTTTAACACTTCTTCAACAATTAGAGCTAAATCATCACGAGTCTGACCTTCTGGAACTTCATCGAGGTACATAAACACGGTGATAAAAGGGGCCTGACCGTTGGTGGTCATCAAAGTGACGACCTGATACTGGATGGTCTGTACGCCACGAGCAATTTCTTTATGTAAACGCTCTTCTACAATTCGATTGATAGTTTCAGACTCCGGCATCTTATCGATTTCATTATTCTGAACCATCTCGTAAAATTCTTGGTGTACTTCACTTGTAATCTTCTTGCGGGAAACATCTACGAATGGAGCCAGATGTGAAAGTGTAATACTTTGACCTCCAAATTGCATCGAAGCCACCTGTGCAATGATCTGGGTGGCGATGTTGCAGGCGGTGGAGAAGCTGTGGGGCTTCTCAATATAGGTGCCGGAGATGACGGTGCCGTTCTGGAGCATATCTTCCAGATTGACCAGATCGCAATTATGGCAGTGCATCACAAAATAATCTTTATCATGCACATGAATTAAACCATTTTTGTGTGCATCTCGAATATCCTTTGGAAGTAGAAGTCTGTCAGTTAGTTCCTTAGATACCTCTCCGGCCATGTAATCACGTTGCGTGCTATTGATGGTTGCGTTCTTATTACTATTTTCCTGATTGATTGCGTCATTCTGGGCATCAAGAATTTCAAGAATACTTGCGTTAGTTTTCTCTTTATCTCGAATTTCCTGACGATACTTCCGCCACTGACTATATGCATCTGCAACATCAATGAACGGGCTATTTGCTAGACTGTCCACTACGATATCCTGAATCTGCTCAACAGAAAGAATGTCCGGCATGTCTGCGATATAGTCAGCAATCGCATTCGACACACGAGCGTCGATACCACCCGGCGTACAGGTCATCGCCTTCTCAATCGCATTTACAATCTTACTCTTATTAAAAGGAACTTTCGTTCCATCGCGTTTAATTACATATTCCATGCAATCACCTCTTAATCTTCCAACCAACGATTTTCAGCTACATAGAAAGCTCCAACCGCAACTACCATCAATACGACCCAGAATACCCAAAACCAAATCACTCGTGTACCAACTGCAGAAATCATATAATCTCGTGCTTCTTCGATGTTTTTATCCTTAATGAACTGTGCATTATGTATAGTTTTATCGCTCAAATTCACGTATAATGTACCATCATAACGAACATCTTTGACATAAAACTCGAACTTTACATGAGAACTGACTTGTACAGTAGTCAGGTACTTGCTGGATGGCATTTTGATGTCACCATACTTGAATTCTTTGCCCAGAAACGTTACATTTTTGGAACTTTGCTCTTCTGAGCTGTAATAGTCCCAAGTCCAGTACGTTTCGACTCTTGTTCTTGTATGGCCTTTACCATCCGTAGTAGTGACAGTTCGTGTATGCATCGTGTAATGCTTTTCTTCGCAATAGATATACATCCACTGGCCGTCGATACGTGAATCGCTTACGGTATCTACTGCTTCTAGTGCGCCTTGGCAAAACGCATTACCTACGTTGGTTCTCATTCCATAATCGAACATATTTTCGGACTCAATCGAAATTGCTGTATTATATTCTTTTTTCTGCTCAAGTGAATCTCTGGTGATATTTCCAGCGATAACACTACCAAGTATCAGCATAATGAACACAATACCAACACTGACGATCAATTCACGATAAGTAATTTCGGCATTACCGATTTCCAAAAAGGTCACCGACTGCCGGTGCCGCCTCATTCCCCTCATAGGACAGATACTCATAATTCTGAACCTCATATCCAGTTAGACCCAGCAAAAAGGAGTTCGGAAACTTACGAACGCTCTGCTTATATTCCTTCACGACACGATTGTAATCGCCACGATAGTTTGCAATCAAATTTTCAGTGACGGATAATTCATTCATAAGCTCCTTGTAGTTGTCACTAGACTTCAGTTCAGGATATGCTTCCGCAATAGCTGCAATCTGAGTCGTAATCTCTTGAGCGGTCTGACCGGAAGTGCCACGAGTATTCACAACATCCATCAGGGTCTGATACTCATGTTGGTCATAAGCCTTGACGGTTTCAACCAGATTTGGAATCAGATCAACTCTGCGCTTCTCCTGAATCTCAATGCCAGACTTAGATTCTTGAATCTGCTCTTCATAAGAGATGGCCGTGTTCTTAGGCCCCTGCACCATAAAGGTCATGCCAAGAATGGAAATCAACACGACACAAATAACGATGATAGGTAACTTCCAGTTGTATCTCATTTTATGTAAACCTCATCTAAAAGCCATCAAAGCAAGTCCTGGTACTATAATGAAGAAGAATATAGCAAAAATTAAATATGTATCGTTTTCATTCCTCATTAGAACTTGACCTCATCGGCACAATCAGGAACCACGGCGGTTTCAATATTGCACTGCAGCTTTGCTTCAGCTAATTTGTCGGATTGATTGATTGGATGACAAGTAAGCCCAGTCCACTCATGGCTAGTAGGATAATCATGCGAGCTATTTGGCATCGTAGTCAACTTATCAGTGATCTCATTAGGAACTTTCTTGAGCGTATCTACGACATTTTCAGCAATCTTCTGTTGTTCCTCTAAAAGCCGGATTTTATGGTCCAAATAAAAACGTGCCTTCGCCAAATCTTGAAGCTGAGAGTTGCCATCTTTGTGACCTGCCCGGCTTAGATACTTACCAACATTCCAAAGATAAGCATCTTTATCCAGCTGCCACTCTCGCAGCACTTTAATGGCCTCATAGGGATTGTCTGCACCGCCGTAATAAGACGGGTGCTCGACGTTCTTCTTAATCTCGTCAAGTGTTTCCATTTAATGCCTCCTGTTTCAGTTTGTCATATTTATCACGAATCTCGTGGGATTTACCACAAGACATCATACCTTCAGTACAACCGTTATCGCAGCAGTTGGGACCAGCACACTTAAACAGATGAGGAGCAATCGGATAAACCAGCTTTAGCATCTCAGTTGCAAGCTCTCTAATTTCAGGCTGTGCTCGTTCACAACAACGCAGGTTAAAGAAATTGTTCAACGAACGAGCGTTCATTGTAACAATCATCTTCGTGGAACAAGCATTTGGCAGAACAGAACGTGCATTCTCATTTGCAATCTTGGATGCTTTTGCGCGTGCCTTTTTCTCAGTCAAATGAGAATCAGCAACCATCAGTTCTTCAGTAATCCTGTCTTCAAGAATCTGGCACAGGTGCTTATAAGAATATTCAGCAGTCTGAATTGCCTGTTTAAATGCCTCTCTTGCTTCGCTATCATCGTCGATAACATCAGGAATGATGATTTCCGCATTATTCATTCGCACATAGCGCTGACTCTGTACACTGAATGATGCAATGCGATGCCGGGTAATCTGGGCAAGCAAAGACCGGCTCACACCTTCGATTCCAAAAGTAAAAGTCACATGCTCCGTAGGACTAGCATGACCAAGGCTAGAAAGTCGATTTAGAAACTCATCAACCTTCTCATCGGTCAACCCATCCATCAAATCCTGAATACTCGAATTGGAATAACACAGTTTTGCGGCGGCGGCTACCACCTTTTCAGGATCAGGAGTATGTGTAATCAGTTTAACTACCATTTAATCCTCCATTACTTTAGAAGTGCAAACTTAAACCAATCTGGAAAGTTGGATACTGAAATCCCATATTTGATAAGGCAAGACAACAGCCACAACGCAATCATGATTCCGACCGCAATAAGATAGTCCTTAAAAATCTTAATGAAAGCGACCCACATACTAATCCTGTCTCTCATTTACCTCACCCCTTTCAATCAACTCATCCACAGTAACCTCTCCACAGAGAATCTGTTTAAGCTGCTCTTCTGACAGCTGATATGTAATCGGCTCTCCACACTCGACAGGATATCGAGCCAAGGTTCTGTAATATTCTGCAAGGGCTCGTTCCTTACGACCCTGCTCACGATGGTCAATACCAATCATATCGCCTCACCTCCTTCCTCAAATTCTTCACTCTTTCCAGTAACGACATAGATATCATCTTCGATGTCTTCTTTATCAACAAACGATATTTCTCCTAGTCGCAGACCGCACTTGTTACTTTCTGGTCTGTTGTCAATTATGTAGAAGTCTCCAGCATCACAAAGAACCTTATACCAGTGTCCTTTCTGCAAAGTGGCTTCTGCCGGACCCCACTCTTTATAATCTGTCCTGAAGTACATCCTCATTAGGGCTCCTTATAGGGCTCCATATCACCCTTCCAAATCTGGAAATAAGGATGTGCGTCAATGCCGTAAACCTGACCCTTCATACCGGTACTAGTAATCTTGTAAGGCTTTCCGTCTTCAAGGCTATTGATAAAGTCCTGATACTGAGGACTCATCTTGAAGAAGTCTTTCTTACCCTGAATCCTCTTTACCTTAATAGTGACCTCATCACCAATCTTGGGTTCCCACTCTTCAACTGGCATTCCCGACAGAAAGTCTGGGCCACCGGCCTTCTTGATTCGTCGGGCGAGGATTCGTGCCTTACGTTGCTCTCTGCGCCGGTCTTCTCGATTCATCGAATTACTCATATTCTGTTCCTTTCAACTCAATAAAGTAGGGATCGCCGTCTCGCTTCTCTAATAAGTTGAGCTCCCCGGCGGAGCCTACAGAATACAAACGAAAATTTTTAAAAATCTCAGCACCTTTAATAGTGGCTAGAGATGTAATTATGTACAATATATTGTGTTCTTCTGTGCCATCTGTAAGTTGAACTTCAAGTCGTTCTTTCTTTGGAATGGAGATTTTCTGAAAATCGTTCATCGTTAATCCTTCGGCATGGAATACATATCCTGCCCATGTGCATATTCGTCATAAATTTCTGCAATAACGTCATAGCATCTACTTTCGGAGTTATAACTACCAAGGATAATTCCACGCTCACCCATGCCCTGTCTTGCATAAACATTAAGGCTTGCGGTATCAATGATTGCCATACGGTCAAGATTTATAATTTCTCCGCCTTGCGTTAAAAGTAGCATTTTAGTCCTCCGGCATATCGAAACTAACACGGTTCTCACAAAGAGCAACGTTAATCTCTTGAATTACTTCTTTTGCTCGTTCTCTTGTTTTGTAAAAACCAAGCATTATCCAGTCATTTGTATTATTACCATACGCTCTAATAACTGCCGAATCTTCTACAATGCAAATTCCAAAACATTTACTGGTATCAACAATTTCGGTTCGATGCTTCGTCAAAATAAACATTATAAAACCTCACAAATCAGCAAGCTGTGCAGGAGACCAGATATCTGGAATATCCCAATCTTCTTCCGATTTTCCGTTATAAATTCCGTAGAAATATCCTTCGGACGGTACATAGACGATCCGTTGCCAGCCATTCATTCCGTGTGACTCCTTTGGCTCAAAATCATGAGTCAAAATTCTACATCCACTGCTGTTATAAGCAGATGCCTTTGTAGGAACTTCGACACATTTGTTATCCAGAATCCGAAGAATGTGTTTAATAGACTTCTTAGAAAGATTCATGCCAGTCCCTCCCGTTCAGCTTTCCACTGAGCATACTTATCATAAGCAATCTTCTGAGCAAGCTCTTTGTTTTCAGCGGTCACATAAATAGTCCATGTCATACCCTCATTGAAAAGAGTGTCCTCAAAATAATCAGGTTTCCACTCCCCGTCTTTAATATCTTCGATGTCTCTGTCAGAATGGCATACGATCCAATCCCCATTTTTTTCGTAGTGATAAACCTTCCAGATCCCAATCGGATTTATAATACTATCCTCATACTCTTCGACATCACCGTCGTAGGCCGCAGCGATTCTTTCTGCTTTTTCTTTATCCTCAGTGATGGTAATAATCCGATAATCCGAATATTCACCTTGGGTCACTGCATAATAAGTTTTCATATCTGCTCCTTTAGCCGTAACTCACTTCGTTCTTATCGTCTCGGAATCGTACAAACGTCGGGAATTGAAGAGACTCAAGGCCGGTCTTTTTATCCATCGTGACCTCTTTGTACTTACACTCCACAATTTTGCCAATGTAATTGTCAGGATTTGCCCATACGGCAACTCTCGTAACATCATCAAAACCGGAACCAACACGAAGCTCGTTACCCTTGTAATCAACAACCAGAGCGCCCATCGTGCCAGCCAGACGGTTCTGACCCTCTTCAATTGCAGTAATACGAAGATCAACAGTATAGAATCGCTTGATTTTGAGGCATCCGTTGTGACGAGCCCGGCGATAAGGGACGTCCGTGTTCAACATAAGACCTTCCCAATCGTGCTCAACCGCATAATCAAGCCACTGAGAAATCACACTCTGGTCGGTGCCTTCATAGACCATGGGAACAATCTCAATATTTTCAAGGTGCTTGTGAGCAATCTCTGCACGAAGGCAATTCAACCATTCACGGCGCGTCCGATACTGAACCGTGCATTTACTACGGTCGAACTCTACAACAGGAATTACATCAAAAATAACGAACTTGATACCCGTCTTGTCATTACTATCCGAGTTCAATAGGCCAGTGCCATAACGAAAAGCTTCTCCATCTGACATTCCTTCTGGATTCTTATAGATAAGTTCACCATCAAATACCCAAGCATCTCGCCTCGTTGCATCTCCGTCATATAGAGAGAGCAGGTCGTTCTTTATATGGTCGAGTCCCTTAAACTTCTGTGCTTGCCGAGAGATGATTTCACCTCTATACATGGTTCCCCTATTGCCATTTTCTTTCTGGCTCAAACTGAACCAAATGCCATCCTTCAGCTTTACCTTATCAATCGGATATCCCTGCTGAACCTCCCAGACAGGAATAATCTCTTCGCCGTACACCTTATTGATGGTAGCTGCCTCGACTCCGATCGGCAGGTTCTTAGTAAACAGTCGCTTCAGAAACTCTTCGTACTCAGGATTTTTATGTAAATAATTCTGGATTGTTGCAATGGATGCGTCAGAGCCAGTATTGTGACCAGCACCCATAATATAAAGGTATCCGCAGCTGAGATACTGAATGTCGATATCCGGCTTTGCAGTTACCATCTTGTTGATCTTCGCATCAGACAGGCCAGTAACAATTGCCGGGTCAAGCAGAAATCGGAAAAATGCCATCAATTCGTCAGCTTCATCTCCAAAATCCTTACGTGCATCCAACAAAATGCGGGTCTTGTCTGTCTTTTTCTTTGCTTTCTGCAATGCCTTAACCATCGCATCAAGCTTACCTATGAGCTCTTTATCTGTCATAAAGCCTCCTTGTGTATCCTGTGTTACTTAGCTATACCTAATAAAGAAAGGCTTGTCGTTATGAGCAAGCCGTTCTTTCATTGTATCCTGTGTCACGTAGCTATAGGGAAAATTTTAAGCCTCTGGGATAGAGACTTCTTATAGCTACATTATACAGGATACCAATATAATTGTCAATGCTTTTCTGAAAATTCTTTCCGTAAAAATTCCTTCAGAAACGTCCGCTTGTATGGCACTCTCGAAGTCTTTACAGCCCGATCAAGAGCATGAGTTTCGGCGCAAATCACACAATACTTCTTGGCACGAGTGATGGCCGTATAGAGCCATTCTCTTGTCAGCATCAGGTATGCAGAGTTATCCATACCAACAATCACATACGGAGCCTCACTGCCCTGCAACTTATGACAACTTAAAGCATAAGCAAGTTCAAGCGTTGCCCAAATGTTATTCCCACCAAAATAATGTGGAATGAAGATCGTTCCCCACTGGTCAAAATCAACCAGAATAAAACTACTCTCAATCTTTCGGATAATGCCACGATTTCCGTTGAACACCGGACATTTCTCTTCCTTTTTCTTTGTCTTGAGATTGTATGTGTGAAGCTCATAGTTGTTCTTGTTGATAATGACCTGATCGCCCTCACGCAGAGTATACGCTCTATCCTTGCCATCACCATAGATTGTGACCTTTGCTTCTGCTTGACCACGACTCGGATTCACAATTTCCTGAATAGCATTATTGACTTCATAGGTGCAGATACTGCCACGCAGCTTCTGTGGAAGTACAATCTGAATCTTCGCACTATCATTCCCTACCTTATTATATAAGGTACGATATTGATTGATGATGTGGTTGAATGACTCACTTGCGTCCTTATAGATATCAAGTTCCAGATCACGAAGTTCACCACGAATCTCATTACCAGCCCAGCCATAAGGAATCAACTGCGTAGCATTACGAACCTTAATGCTCTCTGTGATAATTGCAGATTTAGCTGCCTGACGATGGATCTTAGTCAAACGAGCCACAGGAACAACCTTAGATGCAAGCATATCCTTGAAGATGTTGCACATACCAATACTCTCAAGCTGGCCGTCATCACCAATCATGATGAATCGCTTTCCGGTCTCGATTGCCTGAATCAAGTCATAGAACAACTGAGCTCCAACCATAGAGGTCTCATCCAGAATGATAATATCTTCTTCAAGAGGATTGTCCTTGTTATGGATGAAACCACCATTCTCAATATCATAACCAAGAAGACGATGAATGGTCTTACCGTCCTGACCAGTAATCTCCTGCATACGAGCTGCGGCACGTCCAGAGAGTGCAGTCTGAGCGAAAGACTTACCACGAAGAACCTTTAGGACGCCAGCCACAACTGTACTTTTACCGCATCCACCAAGACCTGTGACGATAGCGATATTGTTAGAGCACACCTTTTTAATAGCATCTCTCTGCTCCTCAGTATACTCGATACCAAGCGCATCTTCGGCTTCATTGATAGCTACATCCATGTTTCGGCCAATCGGCTCAATAGGTGCATCCGCCAGTCGCTTGATCTCTTTTGCAATTTCATCTTCAAGATTCCACACTCTAGTTAAAGCAAATTCCTGACGGTCATCACTCCACCAAAGTGTTTTACGGACATCATGCAGATGGAAAAGTGCAATTTTGATGACTTCTTGGTCACCCTCGTTCAAATCAAGTTCCTTAATACAGCTATTGATTGTCTGGTTTGCCGGGATAATAGAGTTACCTTCTTCGGCACGGGCGGCAAGAAAATGCATGACATAAGCTTCGATTCTGAATTGCGAATTGTGCTTTAAGCCCATATTCAAAGCAAGAGCGTCAGCTTTTTTCCAGCCGATGCCATACGCATCATCGATCAAAACATAAGGATTCTCTTCAATCTTTCTCACTAGAGTGTCTGCACCATGATATTGACGGACAAGCTTTTCAATAGCACTAGAAGTCAAGCCATACTCAATCAGCTTTGTGTATGCTTCACTGTTATCAATATTGTTTTCATAGGCATCAATGATTTTCTTGGCTCGACCTTCCGTAATACCACTAACAGTACAAAGAGACCTGATATCACCATTCTTGATAATCTCATACGGATTGTCGAATGCTTCATAGAGCATCTCAAACTGATGGTCGGTCAAGATAAAACGGAGAAAGCTTTTTTGCTCTTCTGGGTCAGTAATCTCTTGAAACTCATTCATGTAGATGATTTTATACTGATCTCCAAATTTTTCATGATGAACATATTCACCGCAGAACGAATAAGTTTTATTCATATCGAGACTAGGAACGTTGCCCTTTAGCCGGAGGTCACTATATCGACTCATAATAGGATTTCCCTGCTTGACTTTTACCACCTCGGCAGAGAAAGTGGCGAAGCCGCCGGGCTCTACCTCCCTCCCATCTTTCGGATAAAAGACTCGTTTTATCCTGATGTAGCAACGAATCATATTTTCATTAAATTTCTTATCTGCCACTTTACAACCCTCTTACGCTATCTCTCTGTCTTGCAACCACTGCTTGTAAGATTTGAAGCCATTCGCAATAACGTGCGACTCATCTTCCTTCTTTCCAAGCACAGCTACCTGACTTCCCTTTACAATCAAATCCTGATAATCTGACAAGACTCTCGGCCAAACCGTCAGCTCGATGATGCCGTCACCAGAATACAGATTCACAAACGCAAATTGCATACCAGTCTTTGTTTTCTTCTTCTGGATCTTTGCAATGATTCCAACCAGAACACAAGAATCACCGTTCTCAAGCTCAGAGAAGTCCTGAATGTACTCGTATGCCTTTTCAAATGGATTCTTGTCGATGATAAACGTCTGCAATGTCTGGAACTCCCAGAACTGCTCATCTTTCAAATACTTCTCTGACTGCTCGGCCATGTATGCTTCCTTTTTCTTGAGCTTTTCGGTTTCGTATATGACACGACGCTTTTCATTATAGATTCGTAAGACAGTTTCTTTATCGACCTTCTTGCCAACCTTATAATGCTCTGTATCAATATCCCACTTACTCAGCAAAACTGCCTTGGTAGGCAATGTACTGACGGGCTTAAACTCAGATTGTTCCAAACCGCTGGCAATGTACTTTTCCAAGAATACTCGTTTGTTCTTTGTAGGAATCGCACCGGATTTGACCAATGCAATGATCTGCGCTTTCGTTGCACGAACACGACTCGTGAAATCATCAAGTCCCTTAAATTTTCCATTTCTATCTCGTTCTGCAATGATAGTTTCAGCAAGTGTATTGCCAATACCACCGATAGCAGATAAGCCAAACAGAATTTTGCCATTTGACACAGTGAAATCCATACCGGAACGATTGATACTCGGCGGAAGAATCTGAATATCAAAGCTGCGTGCATCCACCATAATCTTGTTGACCTTGCCAACCTTTGCTTTATTTAGGTTCAGCATAGCCTTAAAGAATGCAAGCGGATGGTGTGTTTTTAAGTATGCTGTTTGAAGGCAGATGACAGCATATGCCTGAGAATGGCTGGCGTTGAAACCATAGCCGCCCTTCGTTGACAACTCGTTGCAAATGTACTCAGCGGTCGCTTTGTCGTATCCATTTGCAATAATCTCATCATGAAGAAGTTCTACTTCTTCCTTGACCTTCTCAGGTTTCTTCTTTGCTAAGCACTTACGCATTCTATCAGCACCAGCATCGCTTCGGCCACCAAAGACCTTTGTGAGCTTCATACTCTGTTCCTGATAGATGTTCACGCCATAGGTGCTGCGGAAAATTGGTTCCATATCAGGATGGAAATAATGAATGTGTTCTGGATGATACTTGCAATCAACGTATGTAGGAATAGACGGCATTGCGTCAGGACGATAAAGAGCAATCAATGCTGACAGCTCTTCAATCGACCTCGGCTGAAGCTGTGCAACCAGATCCTTCATACCAGACGACTCAATCTGGAATAGATTGTCTGTCCGGCCAGAACAAATCAAATCATAGGATTCCTTGTCATTTTCAAACTCAGGATTGTTAATGTCAATTTCCCAGTCTGGAATGTTGTCCTCACGCTTTGCCTCATCAATAGCCACAAGCGATGCAACGCCAAGAATATCAAACTTAACAAGTCCAATTTTCTCGTCCATCACCTTGTCAACAGAGATAACGTGCTCTCCGTCAGTACCATGCCGGATACCGATATACTCGTAATAAGGATGTCGGCAGACAATAACACCGCCAGCATGGATACCATACCCTCGTGGGCGACCATTGATATGACTTGCAATATTAAGTAGTTCCTTATATTTTGGATTCTCGGCTACTTCCGGGTTGGCTTCAAGGCAATCTTTCCATGTCTTTTGAACGAACTTCTCACTGATTTTTCTTATCTCGGCATACGGGAAACCGAGCACCTTACCAACATCCTGAATGGAAGTAACAGGCGTTGTGTACACGATATTCATAACCTGAACTACTCGGTCTTCGCCATATTTCTGTGTCAGATACTCGACAACCTTGGCGCGGTCGCTGACATCCACGTCAACGTCAGGAAGGTCTTTTCGTTCAATGGTAAGGAATCGTCCGAAGTCAAGCTCATACTTGATAGAATCAAGTTGCGTAATACCAATAAGGTAACACACAAGTGAACCAGCAGCAGAACCACGACCAGGGCCAACAATAACATCGTTTTGCTTACACCAATTGATGTAATCAACCAGAATCAAGAAGTAGTCACAGAAGTCTTTTTTCTCAATGACAAATAACTCATCATCAACACGCTTGCGATAAATCTTCTGCTTTTCAGCATCAAATCTATCAATGCGACGCTTCTTCCAACCTTCATGAACCAATGCTTTCAAATATGCTGCTGAATTAGCGTACTGCGGAGGAATTTTAATTTTAGGAAGTTCAGGATCATGCCACGGCATATCCACTTCATCGCACAAATCTGCGATTTCGTCAGTGTTCTTGATACACCACTCAGCCGCCTCATAACCAATCTGTTCATCCAAAATCTCATGCTGCTCCACCGGAGACATAAAATAGCATCCTTCATAGATTTCCGCAGCAGTTTCAGTATCATGAGCGATTCTCAGAAAGTAGTCTTGATAATACAGAGCTTCTTTTGTGGCAGCATGAATATCGTTTGTTACGACTACTTTTGTATGAGTGTCGTTTGCTAACCGCATGATTTTTTGATTGTATTTTGCCTGCTCACTGTTTGCATGAGCCTGAACCTCAAGGTAATAGTGAGGAAATAGACTCTTATACTCCTGAACCAGCTTAACGCAAGTATCGTAATCATCAGTTCTGGACAGCCTACTTGCTAAACAAGCAGATAGAATAATCAGATTATTCGTATCTTCCTTAGCGATGTCCTCTTTTGTAATACGAGGACGGCTATAGAATCCATGAAGATGACCGAGCGTGGATAAACGATTAACTGCCTGACGACCAGCTTCGTTCTTTGCGATGATGATCAAGTGCCAGTATTTACTGTTCTTATCCTTGACTTCTCTATCCTCACACTCGTATGCCTCAATACCATAAAGAAGCTTTACATCAGGATACTTATCTTTTAGTTCTGAGTAGTACGGCCAGCTTGTCACCTCACCATGTTCCGTAATGGCGATGGCTTTCAAGCCAAGTTCCGATGCTCTTTTTAGATTTTCTTCAGGAGAAGAGTACCCATCCAAGAGACTAAAGTTGGAATGACAATGTAGACTGCTTGGCATTCTATTCTCCTTCCGCTATTAAACCTGATCTCGTTCCTTCAGGCGCTTAATCCAGCGCTTGCGCTTTTCATCGGCAGTAATATTTGCATGTTCAAAGAAATCATAAATGCGATCATCGTCATCATCAAACAATGCATACAGACAATTGAGTACATCTCCATATTCTTCGTTCAGATTAGCCCACGCTTCACGAATACTTACTGGTGTAGGATTCTTTCTATCACGAGCCCGGCGGAGCTTCAATGCAGCCTTGGCAACTTCAGAAGCTTCTTCCGACAACTGCGCCAAAATTTCATTTTCATCAATATAATCAAGCACTCGTAAATTTTTATCTTTAATCATCTGTCTGCTCCTTATCCTCAATAGACACTCTCAAAGTTACAGTCTTACCGTCCTTTGTTGTCCATGTGTATCCACCAAAAGTTCTATTGTTGAACTGAGCTTCAGAAAGAAGCCAATCACGAACTGCCTCAATAGCTTCATCTGTGACACGAGTTTTATCTTTCCACTCGGTTCCATTCTTTTTAACAGTTCCTGCGTAAATACCAAACATACCACAGCTTACATGATATTCACTCATCACTCTTCACCTTATCTCCAAACTTAATAATATCGTCGAAAAGCATCACATAGTCATCAGTGTACTTGTTCCCATGGAAATGGCCGAAGTACCAGAATGGTTTACAATCGTTAGGATAGCATTCGTATATATTATCAAAGAATATTTCAGTTGACTGGTCTACTGTGCTTTGATCAATACCACCGATAAACAATTCAGTTGGAATGAACCGGAATGGACAGGTGTGCGTGAGCATAACATCAATATCATCGATTTGAGGGTCATGTGTAATATTCCAGATCTTTTTCTTAGTCTTCTCATTAGGTTGCTCATCAGGAAACCAATGCCATCCACGCTCCAACCGATAATATTTATCTACAGAATAGGCTCCGCCGCAAACAAGACAGTTCAGAATTTCCCTATCAGCAAGAATCCGGTAAACTTCGCCATCAATAGCAAAATACTGATTTGGATAATGTGGGTCATGCCACACTTTGCCGCAAATATCTCCACTGATTTCCTTTGTCTTATAGCCATCCTTACGAGACGGGCGGCGTTCGTGATTTCCATGAATACAGAATAAATTCGCAGGGATGTCCGCAGCAATGGTCTTAACTCTCCATTCGTTGATGTTATCCTTACCATAATAGTTTAGACCAACATCACCAAGACAGATGATCCAGTCGTTCTTTCCAAGCCTATGTTTAATGCAAAATTTATTTATCTTTAAGAGACGATTAAAGTCGCCATGAATATCGCCTGTAATATAAACTGCCATAGGTTTATACCTTTCCTCGATAGCAAGAAAGCTCTCGATTTACAACATTCCATGTAAACAAAGATCCGTTCTTCCGAAAAGAAACAAAAGGAACGTCCTTCCATGGGCCTTTCTTATCGCACTCCACTAATGTCCAGCATTCGGAATCAGAGCACCAAACTGGCAGTCCAGCCATTTCTTTTAATTCTTCAATGGTCAATTTCTCGTTGTTTTTAATATCGAGACTACCATCTTTCACAGGCACAGCCTTATCATCCCAATATTCATCAGCTCCAACCTTTCTAGGAGCGGTGCCAAAATGCTCTTTCCACTCAGGAAGACTCTCATTGATTGCATCAAACTGAATGCCCCAATCAAAGCAAGCCTCCATTGCATCATACAAAAGCTTTCCTTCACGGCAAGTCCAGAGAATCAGACCAGCACCGTGTTTCTGTTCCTGAATTGCTTGATAAATGACATTCCAGTTTGGCTCACCGATATCAGGATAATTATTCTCACAGAGAGTGCCATCAAAGTCGATGGCGATAGCACGTTTCCAATTTCCCATATCAAATCACCTCAAAATCAACAATCTGTGCCTGCGGAGTTACCTTATTTCCATACTGATTCAAAGACAACCGGCACACGGCATTGATATATTTTTCTTCCTGACCACCATAGAAGTCATTGTTGATCCAGCCAATCATCCGGCCATTATCAGCAAAGCACACAAAATCAATGCCTTTTTCTTCATCAGAATACTTCCACATATTGCCGTTCTTGCCCATCGGAGCACATCCACTATGAATCAGCGGAACGTTTTTAATGTAGAAATACGGCTCGGAGATTCCCTGTGCCCAGATTTTATGCATCTCGTACATGGTCTTCGGCAATGCAACAGTCAATTTGTCGTAGTCAAAATCAAAATCAACTACGATTGCCTTACTCATTGCGACATCTTTAAGCAGCTCATTACAATCCGCAATAGCCTTTGGTACGTTTTTTTTCTTGATTTTTACGCCAGCGGCATTATCATGACCAAGAACCGACTCAAAATCTCCGGTACTCTTCAAAAACTCCTTTAGACTTTCAATCGGAGAACCATCAGGATTTCTCATTGAACCACCAAAATACTCTTGATTTTCATCTGGTTCTTCATGGCAGGCCATCTCTCGAAGTAGTACGCAAGGTTTACCATACATTTCAGCCAGCTTGATTGCTACAACGCCAGTCAAATTACTGTCCAGAATGCCAGTGGAATTACAAAATAAAACTTTACTTCTATCCGCTCCATACTTAGAAATCCAGTTTTGAAGTTCCGCAACAGCCTTATCCTTAGTCTTGTTTTGCTGATACTTGCAAGACGAACACTCACGAGCTACATGCTGCGCCAGAGTCTCATCAATCGTAACACCGGCATTCTTGCCACGAGTCGGAGTGTACTGGAACATCTGTTCCTCACCGACCATCGCACGGAACATCCGCTTCTTCTGTTCGGATGAGCCAACACGAATCAGTGCGTTCATCATCGGAACGATGTAGAACTGAACATCATTGATAGTCGGGTCACCCTTGATGTTGAAGCTATTCGCCTCAACCAAAGCACAAATCATCGGATTTACAATTCGTGCCAGACCTTTCGTGCAAAGGCGCTTTGTCTCATGCGAGTGCATATCCATAACATCACCGATGTTTCCGACAGCCACTAGATCAAGATACCTGTCTGCAACATCAGTCCAATTATATTCATCAACAGCCCGAAGGAACTTATATACCACGCCAGCGCCAGACAACTCCTTATTAGGATATGTACCGTTCTGGTTGTTGACGATTACTGCGTAAGGATTCTCTCTGTCGCAGATGTGATGGTCAAGAATCAGAATATCGATGCCCTTATCACGAAGTTCCTTGCATTGCTCAACATCGTTACTACCAGCGTCAGGAATAATCAGCAAGGTAGTTTCAGGTGGAACCTCAATTTCTTTAGAGAGCCCATGCTCCTTGCCACTATGATGCAGAACATTGATTTTTCCAAAATAACCAATCGTCTTCAAATACTGAAACATCATTGAAGCACTTGTGAATCCATCCACATCACAGTCTACAAGGATAGAGATAATAGACTTATTCCAGATATGTTTGTTCAACAGCCGGACAGCATCTTCCATGTTGTCCAGTTCCCACGGAGAATTCAGACAAGAATCATCCAGATTCATGTAGGTCTTATAATCCTCAACCCCTCTGTTCTCCATAATCGTTCCAATCGGGTCTGATAGGTCGTTCCTACTCCCCTTCCAGAGTTTTACATTCATTTAATTCTCCTAACACAGTTCTCAATCAACGCCTTAAATTTTTCAGGATTATCAGTCGGGGCCTCCTTTTCATCCAGAATCCCTTTATCATCTACTACAGCATACACACTTACGCCATCAACAAATCGATTGGCGAGAACCATAAGCTCACTAAGCTGAACGTCTTTATCAAAGACGAAACAAATATCAACACAAAGACGTGTCAAAATTTCAATTTGATTTTGTGAAACCTTCTTACCGCCAGTTGCCACACAGTTGCAGACATCCATGTTCCACATCTGCATGACAGACTTTTCAGCTTCACCAACATATACCAGACCTTTATTCTTAATGTACGGCTCTGTCTTATACAGGCCATATAGAATACGGTTTCTGGCACACGGCTCAAGATACAGATACTTTAATTCACCTTCAGGCGGCTTACCAAAGTATCTTCCCTTTACACCAACCAGAGTACCAATTTCATCTCTGATTGGAATCGTGATTCTATTTGTCAGTTCATCAAAGCCAATCTCAAACTCCTGCTGCGTCTCATAAGATATCCCATCGTCAGCAAAAATCTGGTTCACATAAGGTTTATAATAACCGAGGATGGCTTCGGAGATGGGGACTATCGGACGGTCATCCTCGTGTTCTTCACCTTCATTTTGCATGGCGATGAGTTCTTTTAGAATCAACATACTTTTAGGAAGGTCTTCCTCGAAGTTGTGATAGTAGTCAAGATCAACCCATTCGCAGATTTGCTTAATGGCTTTTGGGAAAGACAGTTCCAGAAAGAACTGGACGACAGAAATCAAATCATAACTGGTCTTTCCATTGGCAATATCTCGTGTGTAATCTACCGCAGTAAGATTTTCATTCTCGTAAATGCAGAGTGCCGTTCTATTGTCACCATCTGGATTTGCACACTGGTAATAACCAGTCTTGTGACTGATGTGATGACAACCAAGTTCTTCCAGAATCGGCTCAATCTGTTGTTCTTCAAGAATGTAATTTTTCAGATCTGCGATATTTACCATTGTAGTTCCTTACTTTCTGGTGCAGACACCGACTTCTTTCCAGACATTCTGGTTTAAATTCACTTCAAACATGATTTTCTTTTTCTCACCAAAACGGTTTTTATCGATGTTTCCAACGTAATACCGCTTATCTGGATTCAGCCGATGGGCACAGTCACCGCCCCACTCAGGGTCATGAGAGATGTATTGATACTTTGCGAATTTATCTTTCGGAATTTCCTTGAATAGAACCATCGTCCAAGCAACATGCTTAATCATTTTTGACTCAGCAATGTTGTTTGAATTTAGCTCATCAGGAAGATACTCATGGGCATTTTCAGCCAACTGAATACTACCGTAGATAAAGATCTTTAGATTTTTCGCAATCTCTTCAAGCTCGGTGGCCGTGACCTTGAACGCTGCCCATTCACCAATAGATGCAATGTCGTTCTTTAGAGTATCGTAGAACACATACTTAACTCCCTGAGTGAGAGCTGCCTTCTGGATTTCAAATCGCAGTGATTTGTCACTATAATCAGCAGAAACATCTTTTGCTATAATCAAGCCTTGTGATTCGTTCTCAATCCACTGGCAAACATCAAGCACATTGCGGTACTCTTCGCTTTCCTCATAGACACGAGCGGTGAACTCATCAATGCTTTCTATGTATTCTCCGTCTTCGTTTTGCTTTCGGAAGATGAAGTTTCCATTTGCATCCCGATACATTCCAAGGGTGATTTCTCGCTCATCCTTATGGAAACGATGACCATGTAACTCTTGAAACTCAGGATTATTGATGGCGGTGACCAGTAAGCAATACCGGACTGACTCAAGATCCATCTCATTCAGCAACAGAAGAGCTTTCTGCTTTTGAACCAATGTGACGTATGCAACAATCGCCATCATATATCTAGTCTTACCAGCGTTAGATGGCATACCATTGAACATCACAGTGCCCAGCTTCAATCCTCGGAACAAATCATTCATGATAGGATACTGGAACGGCAAGCCCATATCAGGAACGCTCAGACGTTCATTGACCATTGGCAGCAGACCATTATTCAAAATCTCAGCATCATCGTTTGTGATGATAACCGTATTGATCTTATCGGCCTTGCCACGGATCAATTTGTAAATGTCCTGAGCGCCAAACATTTCAAATTGTCGATGCTTCAAGATTCCTTCAATGTTAAATCCGTTTCTCTGATACTCACGAAGTAGCGAATATTTCTTCAGGATATTGAAATATCCCTTGATATCATCGTCATTTGCAAGACTCATGTAGTATTCAATGGTTGACCAGCCCTTCAGCCGCTTGTATTGGGACAATCTGGACTCGTCTTCAGCCATAAACGTTAAAACAGACGTTTTATTAAATTCTTGAGTCCGAGTTTCGTAAATAATTAACGCTGCATCGTAGAAAAATTTTGTTGCTTCATCGGCAAAATCGTACTTGCTCTTGACATAATGCCCATACTCGACCAAATAGTCAGGATGCTTGTAAATTGCGCCAACAAATAGAATTTCGTTCGGGATATTTGAAATGAGTTCCACTCATCCACCTCCCTTTATATTTTTTAATATTGAATTTTGTTGTTTGGGTACAGTTCATTAAACATATCGAAAACTTTTCTCAGTCCAAGACCTTCTTTGCTTGGCACCCAGATTTTCTTCGGGTTCCAATTCTTCCATACGCCATCATACTCTGGTGCAGTTGCATCATACTTTGGATTGTCTACCCATTGACCGCCGTTCATACTATACTCATACTTCTTTGGGTCAAGTTCGGCAAGCGTCAAGAATCTATTGTCATTCTTGTTGTGAGCTCCAAATCCGCAAAACGTGCATCCGGTACGATCACATCCAGTACAGCACAATGGCGCATCCGGCTTGTCATTTACAGGAACAATATCACCGTAAACATCTGCAATTTGAATTCCAGACTGTTTGATGAATGTGAGTACATCCTGCTCAGTCCAAAAACTCATAGGCTGACTTGTTGGAGACTTGCTATCAAAAGCATTACACCCATGTCGAATCCAAGCTTGCTTGCGAACACGACTTTCATCTGTCAACGTTCCAATAATGGGTTTACGCTTGGTTGCTCTTGCGTACTTCTTCATTGGACCTTTTTTCATAACTGAACAGCAGTAATGAGAAATTGCAAACGGAAGTTCTTGTGTTGCTGGCAACCATTTTTCCTTATTGAACATGGATTTTGTTCCAGCCTGCATTTCAGCTCCCGGTTCATTACCAAGTAGAATCGTCCGTCTATTTCCCTGAAAGACTCCTGTTTCATCGTAAAGCCACGGGTTGCTAAAGACACCTCCCGGACAGTTCGTCCTTAAACCCAGAAGTTCTTGTCTTTTCCTGAGAGTTGTTCTTACTCTCTCTCTCATGGTGGCTGCGCCGCTATTTTTGATTCGTCTAGCGTAGTAAATCGCTTCTGCCACTTCTTTAGAGATAAGAGGATAACCATATGTAGAGACCACATCACTAAATCCCATCTTGGGATAAACAAAAACCGCATCTGCGTCTCGTGCAAATTTCTGGATTGACGAATACTCCAAACCAGTATTACTAAACACAAGCGGAACATCTTGGAATAACTGTTTCGTCAGATGAGCAAGTACAGTAGAATCCTTACCACCAGAGAAGCTGACGTACACACCACCGTCGTAATGCATATACCATTCTTGGATGCGATTTTGAGTGATTTGAATCTTTCGCTCAAGAGGAAGTGCCTGAAGCTCCTTCAATCTTTGAGCGTCATGAACCGTATTATCCATTTACCAACCTCTTTTATATCTCATCGAGAATTGCATTTATATCAATTTCATTCTCGTTTTTACTCTGTTTCGGTGCTGTTTTCATCCGTTTCAGTACCGTTTCAGTCAAATTTTCCTTCGCTTTGTCTTCGCTTTCACTGCGAATCGAAGCTAGTCTTTCTTTTCGTTCGAGATAACTAGGATATTGAGCTAACAAAACAGCCAAGTCATAATTCCATCGCTGGCTCATATCACAGCCCTTTGCTTCTTTCTCGGCAATTATCTTATCTAGTCGGGGTTTCGCTAGAACCCACATATCGTAAAGTTCTAGCGGAGGAATAGAACCTCTATATTTGTAATAATTACCGGAAATCAACTGTGTAAGTTTCGAGTAGAAGCTGCCAGGAACAACCGCCGGGGCATATGTATCTCGAATATGGTCGAAAAGAATCTTTTTTTCTTCCTGTTTGATATGTGCAAGCTCACGATTTTTGTCTTGCTCTCTCTTTTTGGAAAGAAGATCATCGACCTTTTTGTCCGTAGTGTCATTCACTTTGTCAAAAAATGCCCTTAGCAGGTCATCTGTCCAAGGGCGTTTTTGATTTTTCTTTTTTTCTACAAAACAATCCTTATGGTAAAAACCAGTCTTGTCGTAGAAAAACGTGCTACGGTCTCGCTCGATGAAAATGTTCTTCCCGCAAATCTTGCATTTACGGGTTAGTTCCATTAAGCCAGTTCCTTCTCCATAACTGCGGCAACCTTCTTCAATTCCTCAATATCAGTCATAGAACGGAATGCGGTAGACAGGCCAGCCGCCTTAACAGCCTTCTGTGCGGCACTCTTCTTCATAGGAGAAGCGGAAGCAATCAGGTCATTCAACTTTGCCTTGATGTCATCCATAAAAGGCTCCTTGGACTCGGAATTCTTATCTGCCAGAACATCATCCGGCTCATCATTTTCAATACCAAGGTCACGCATACTCAGCTTAACCTCAGTCTTAACAGCATCGTTCAAGCCGTTCTTAATGACGTTCTCTCGGTTCTTTGCGCTGCTGGAAATAATATCCTGATACTCAAGCAGGGTCAGATCCTCAACGACCTCACCGCCCTTATGCATACCGGTACGATCCTTATCGAAGAAAGCGAGCTGCTGACCATCCTGAAAATACAGGCGGAACTCAGTATCAACGTTGTACTCCTGACCAGCAAACCCATCAGGAATCTTACGACCAGTAGGCTCACTTACGATAGAACCATTCACAACCTTAGTATGCTTCTCGTCCTTTTCTCGGCAAACAACGATGTAGTTCACACCAGATGCATTCAGATCCAAAATCAGAGACTGACCCTTGAAGTTCAGGGTATTGAAATCCTTGAGCTCCATGCCAGCACCCTCAATCTTAACTGCCTTTTCATCACCGGTCAGACCCTGAGATGCGGCCTTAACCTTGGCACGCTTCTGCGAGAAGGCGGTGAGGCCCTGGGTAGCAGTCATCTTGAGGATGGAAGCGGAGTCAACAACCAGAGCGTCTGCACGGAACGGCTTGCCATCTGCATCCAGATAAACATCTCCATTCTCATCCTCAATATCCTCATCGTTGGTAACCATCTTGATATAATCCTGAACCTCTGCCAGAGACTGGGTGTAAACAATCAGCAGATTGTCAGGATTCACACCATTGGCTTCCAGTTCCTCAGTATAGTTATCGATAGAACCATTTTCGGTATCAAGATACAGAACACGGAACGGCTTACCGTCTGCATTCTTCAAATAGCACAGCTGCATAGCAGTACGAGACTTACCAGTTCCCTGTTCACCATAAATCAGCATATGAAGCTTCTTACGAACAGCAGATGCTTTACGAATCATAGCCATATATGTAAATTCCTCTCTAAATCTTTTCTTTTATGAGTATCCTGTATTACTTAGCTAAAACTAAAAAATTTTAGCCCCAGTTGATATCTTCCTCATCTACAGGAGTTGCAGTAGACTTATTAGAACCACCCCACCAAGAAGTGTCGTTCTCAGTGGCCTTGCCGTCGAAGTCCTTCTTTGCCTGAGCGTTGGCAGCAATTTTTGCCCGTGCCTCAGAGATGTTATCCTCAGTGTAAGTGGGCTCTGAATCCTTATCGTCAGGATTCGGATCAAAGGAATCAGGATTAACACCCTCGATATACAGCTTACGAACTGCCGGAGTGCTCTGACGCTTCATCTTGTTGGGACCACCCCAGATATTCTCAGTCTCAACTTCATCAACCTTCTGCTGATTGACGATAGGACCAAAACACTCGAAGCTAGTATAAGGCTTCAGACGCTTACGAATAGAATCAGCTAGGACCTTATTCTGAGCGTTCGCCTTATAATCAATGAAGAACTCTGCATCCTCGATGGTGTTATAGTTCACGATCTTTGCATCGACAACTACCTCATCGCACTCATCGCTCTTGCGGCAACCAGTGTACACAACGGTCTGAGTAAACAGAGCCAGCTCCTCAAAGCCCTCTGCATCGAAATCAATTTCCTTGGAACTCAGAGACACCTGAGTAGGAACGAAGCGGATCTGATGCTTGCCGTTGTAAGTGCTGTACTCGATGTTACCACGGACATACACGTTGTCACCGTCATGAAGGTTCTCGGAGATTTCCTTGGCCGCATCAAAGTCGGTCAGAGTCTTGTTGTCATTGACAACCTTACCAGATTCATTCGTTTTCTTGGTAACACCGACCTTAACGCCAATCATATCATAGCCTTCCGGTGCAACATAAGTCAGACGATCCTTCCAAGCGACTTCCTTCTTATCCTTCTCAATGCCCTTGTCCTTATCAGCACGGCGGAAGAAGTAAACCTTATCACGAGGCATACCAGCCAGATCAACATAAAAAGTGTTTTCATTGGAAGTCTGAACGCCAAAGCTCAGGACACGGCGCATAGCACCACTCTTAGTCTCCTTCTCGTTATAGAAGTTACTACGCTGGGTGCCGGTGACCTTACCAGCCATCTCAAAAGAACCACGGGTCTGAGGAAGATTAAAAATTCTATCTGCCATATCAAGTCTCCTTTATATAATTTCGTTTCATTGATAATCACTTATGTTTCCTGTTGTCGTCTTAAATCAATTCATGCACTATTCATTTTATATGTTATCCTCCATCTGGCTTATTGATGGCTTATATTTCATACGGCACCCGCCGTTAGAAATCGTCCTTTAATGGATTATGTATAAACATTGCGCCGAGCACCACTGGGAGCCGTTCTGAACACTCAGGACATAAATCAAAACTCAAAAGCGAACCATCAAGTTGGCTACCATAAGAGTATTGATGCTCAAAACTGATTCCCTGCTCGCTACCTATCGGCTTGATTTCACGACCACACCAGTTACATATTTTCTTACATGTGTTCATACGGCATCACCCCATTTTTAATATTCTCTATCACGGAACATCTTAGATTGAGCACGAGTCAATCTGTTGTTCCGGCCATACTTAGGTTTGAATGCGGATTGTAGCTTATTATTTGCGTATTCGAGGTCGCTCTCCAGAATCTTCGCAGCTTCTTCAATGTAATCTCGAATGGCACAATACTGGTCATTGTTGATGCAGTGCGTCTTTAGATAATCAAGCATATCGACGGCCTGGTTTTTCAAAAGAAGCGTATCTTCAAGCTGTGTCTTGCGCCGTTGGAAGAAATCTATATTCAAGTGAACATCTCCTCCTTCTTTTCAGTAAACCTACTCCAATCCATCTTGCGATGACAATCAGAACATTCACGCTCGAACTTCTCCAGCTTCGTCACACAAAACGGACAAAGATATGTATTCTTTTCCTTTTGGAAGATAGGACTTGCTGGAATACTCAAAGAGCCGGGGTCGATGGTTACATTGACAGGAATTTTGCTGTTCATCACATTACCTCTTATTTGAATTAGCCTTTTATGAGATTTCTTTTTCTGGAAAATGCTTCTTTGTCACCGCAACGCAAAACGGTTCAATTTCAGATCCCCAGATAGCAGTACCATCACCATACGTACTTTCAAAGACAAGCGGAAAACCACCAATTCCATCGAAAAGACTGCCAAGCGTAGGATTTTCACCAATATACGGTTTCATCTTCTGGCAAATCCAATACCACTGAGGCAAAGCAATCGAATTGCCGAGCGCTTTGTACCGAGGAGAATCGGCTGGCTTGTGCTTTTTACCATTCTCATCAACCCACTCGCCAATATCAGTCCATCCGCTTGGAAAACCCTGCAGTCGCTCACACTCAACTGGAGTCAGACGTCGAACAATCCAATTGAGAACACATCCAACAGTAAATCTAGGCCGTATACCATTGCAAAGCGTAGTAGCCACTTCATCGTAGCATTTCGTATTTTCTGCTCTAAATCCAAGTGGGAATCCAGCACATTTCACCTCTTTCTCTTCAACTACAAGATCAGTTGCATCTTTATAATCACGAGATTTCATTGTGCTGGCTTGTTCGCTTTCCTTATATTCGCCAATACGCTGCATAGCAAAGGCTTTCTTTTCAGCGACAAGCGGCATATTATTACCACCAGTACCCCATTGAGCTGTACAAGCTGGGCTTGTATTACCTTGCTGAGTGTATCGAGCATCCTGACTATGGCTTTCAAATACCGCTGTGAAAATATTTTGTTTTAAATTATGTAAACTGGTTTCTTTTTCCAATCCATTCCCTCCTTAATGCTTTAAACAGAACAAAGTCTGATCTTGCAAAGTGGAGAGAGTCGCACTCAATTCATTCTGCACGAGTGCTCCTTTACCCCCCCCTGCGCAGCCAGAACGAATCTTCAAAGTGTAGGATTTTTCATCTCCCACCAATGAATCATCTCCTGCAGTGCATCCTTCAGAAGGTCGGGCAATGGTTTTCCACGTCTTGACGCTCTTGTCAAGATCCCCTGACACGCCCGTTTGCTCAAATAATACTTTTCCGGCACATTGTCCTCTAAGGTCCATGACAAGCGCGAGACGTTTTCTACGCTGGGGAACACCCCAACCACTAGCGTCGAATAATCTCCACGCCAAGGACCATCCGTTTCCGGCGATTGCTCCAGCTTTTGCCCACTTACATTCTCTTCCCGAAGGTCGAGGAACTGAAACACTTGGTTCGACAATGCGTGCAAATTCTTCCAAGACACATCTAAAGTCTTCTCCTTTGTTGGAAGAAAAGGCTCCTGGGACGTTTTCCCAGATTGCAAATTTTGGATACTCTCCATTGGTGGCCTCCCTCATCTCCTTTATCACACGAATCATTTCCATAAATAGACCAGACCGTTCTCCAGCCAAACCTTCCCGCTTGCCTGCAATAGAAAGGTCTTGGCTAACAAGGTGAACCACCAGTGATACACGAGACAGGCTCAATCTTAGAACCATCAATCTCGCAAATACTTCCATAATGTTTCACCAAACCACCTCCTTTTTCGTATCCTGTGTTGTATAGCTAAAATCCCGAAAATAAGCGAAAAATAATAGACGTATCAACGTCATATTATTTCATCGCTTATAAAACAAAAGTTCTAGCAGATTTGTTCCACATACACCGTGTATTTATTCTTGTCTTGTATGTATAATTGACGTTTATCCTTATAAAAATTTTGTATTATTTCATATGGATGTCTTTTTGCGTAATACTTTTGATTGTATGACCTCGTGCACCATTCCAAGTTATCAGCATTGTTGTTCAATTTATTTTCGTCAATATGATTAACCTCTTTGTATTTATCTGGATTTGGATTATTAACGAATGCCATTGCAACCAATCGATGAACACTTACTGTTTTTTCTTTGCCATCCTTACAAAGATGTACTCGCTTGTATAAACATGTCACGAATTGACTAATTTCTCTTCCGTGGATAAATACAGGTGTTCCATTATTATCTCGAAATCTATCAACCGACCTTACTTTCCCAGCATTTGACACTTCGTATAATCCTGTATAGTCTATTCCGTCATAAATTCCAACGCTTTTCCAAGTCTCTTCTATAAAAATCACCTCCAATTTTTTTATTTTAATGGTGCCGGTAGCAGGACTCGAACCCGCGCCTCTGTCTTATCTGGACCAAGGGGTATAGACCCAGTGCTCTAGCCGCTGAGCGATACCGGCGTATACCTCAGAATTTAATTCTCACTATCCAAGCTACGTCGCGTTCCAATATGATCACTCTTGGCAACCATGTCGTAACATATAGGTTTCTTTCGGCTCTGAGCAACCGGTGCAGCGTAAGGGGCTGCGTGTGGAGCGACTGACGGGGCACGATCCCGCAACATTCAGATTGGAAATCTGACGCTCTGCCAATTGAACTACAGTCGCACAATCACCCAGCTTACAAAGCACTACTGCACCATCACTGGCGAGCTGGGAATAATAGTAAAGGAGATCAACAAACGGTACGCAACCATTCTATGACCGTGGTGCGGATAGTGGGCATCGAACCCACACGCCGAAGCACCAGATCCTAAGTCTGGCGTGTCTGCCATTCCACCATATCCGCATAAATTGCGCCAACAGGGGTCGAACCTGTGATGGAGGAGTCAAAGTCCTCTGCCTTACCGCTTGGCGATGGCGCATCATATACCCAGCTTACTACGTCACACTGCTCCGTTTCCAGAGAGCCGGGAATAATGTGAGGACAATTTTTCCTTGCCCTTTCGGGCTGGTCTGAGCGACAAGATTTGAACTTGCGGTCCCCTGTTCCCAAAACAGATGCGATGCCAACTTCGCTACGCCCAGATATAAATGCGCCCGGCGGGACTTGAACCCGCACGCCATCTCTGGCAGAAGATCTTAAGTCTCCTGTGTCTGCGATTCCACCACGGGCGCATATAAAAGAAGATCAGAAACAGCCAACCATTCGTTTTACATTCTAGTTTTCTGGCGAACCGAAGAGTATTTATCCGATAGCTAGTCGGCTTACACCTTATTTCTCTTCTTGTCTGGCTTGACGTCCTTTACCGGTATGACGTCTTTCCGGTCGCCAATGTACGGCCAATCCCCGAACGAGCTAGAACAACTGATCTTCATGGTAGGGATAATCGGATTTGAACCGATACGTCTTTCGACACTTGAGTTTGAATCAAGCGTGGCTGCCAATTTCACCATATCCCCATATTGCCGGTCTTTCCCGGCTGTCAGCCCCGCGCAGGGCATTTTCGGAGGAAGAAATATCACGATATTTCGTTAATTATTCTAACGAAAATCACGATAAAATGTCTATTTTAACTCAACTCTTCCAGCTTCTTCATCAGCTGGTCAACATCCATATCTTCAAGTTCCTTGTCCTTCTTCTTTTCCACAATCTTCATGATCTTATCGCGCTGTGCCTTCTTTTCGACTGCATTCACACGAGCCTCAGATTCGGCCAGCTTAACAGACACGATATACTTAACCAGATCAATCTTATTTGCCAATTCGGCGTCCTCGGCACTCTTGATAGCCAACAAAGAATCCTCGTCTGCGGTCTTCTTCTGGCGGTTCAGAGCCTTAAAGATTGCATCCAAAGCCTCAACATTCAGATTCCACAAATCTTCTACGGTCATAACACCCTTGTAGGTAAAGCGATAGCGATTACGGGTTGCAATTTCAAACAGATTCTTTTCCATGACAATTCTCCTTTAAATTACAACTTTCAGAACTCGTTCAGTAACTCCCTGCACCTTAACAATGAAGGAATCGTGCTTCGTCTCAGAGAAGCCTACGCCGGTCAGCTGGTCATCTACCGACTGAACTGCCATCTGAGAACCAAGTGCCTCAAACACACGCTTATGCTGTAGCAGTTCCGCCTTCAAAAATTCGTTGTAGAAACCATTGGGCTTTTCAGGGTTGACACAATCCTTGAGCATGAAGAAGTAGTGACGGTTGCCATTACCAGTCTGTTCGTCCCAGTAATTCGGAGAATACATAGCTACGGACACCGGAACAAACTGATTAGAATTCACACCCCAGATTTCACGGGAAGAAGTAGAACTATTAAGATGTTCCTTAATAGTAAACTGCCCATCCTTCAACATAACAGTAGCAACAGAAACATTCTGAGTCTGACGCAGCGGAATATTATAATTGAAGGAGTAGATTTGACCATCAAATTCAATCTCTGCGCGGAAGCCGGTTTTGCCGCCACGATTAGAGAAGCAATGAACAAAGAACTCGTATTTGCCATTTTTCATCTTTTTGATATCAGGCCATGTAATATTCTCAACAGCGACTTCATCGCGATCAGGATGAATAATATCTACATCCAGATTGCCACCAGTACTCCAATCTTGTTCGTTGCCAAAATAGATTTCAAAGTCGTTCGGTTCAACACAGTGGGCATCAAGGTCATTTTCATCCCACTCGCACTGCTTATCGTTCCACTGGATAGAGAAACGCAGCACGCCATCGACTTTGCCGCCAGCATTCTTGACGTTCTCACGGATCTGGCTGTCAGTCACATTGCCTGTATATGCCCAACTGAAACCATTAGGCCATTTGAACATAGACGGCGCAGCCTTATCCTGCGGAGCAATCAGAGACATCATATTCTTCTCGAAACGATTCTCCATGAACAGCTCCAGCCCAGTCGCAGTCGGCAACACGTCTTTGATAAACTTGTCGATACCAATTTCTTCTGCACGGCCAAACTTCTTCGGATCAATCGCAACAGTCTTAGCCATTGCCTCAAACGGATTTGTAGCACCAATCACACGAGGAGCTGCATCACGGTTGCAGAACAGAATATTATTAGCAGTGATATCGTCCAGAGTAGCAAACCGACGACCCAGACTGCTCATATAGCCAAGCTCGGTGACAGTCTTCTGTGCATCTTCCAGCATCTTCTTAGTGAAAATGGCCTTTGGACGCTTATAGTTTGCGGGAGCAACAACCTTCTCAAAAGCAGTAACAGCAGAATCCACATCCATACCTTCGCTCAGATTTACCAGCAAAGTCCCGATAGCGGTGTTACGGATACGAAGCTGTCCCATATCGCTCCACGCCGGTGCCAGCCAAACATAAGCGGCCTTGTTCTCATCCGGAGTATTGTCGTATTCGATCTTGTTAGTCTTAAAGACCTTGACGGCGTTTTCAAATTCCTTGCCGCGATACAGACTATTCTGTGCAATCAGCTCCAGAACAGTATCAACAGCATCCATGGTCAGTTCTTCCAGAGAACGCTTGTATACGTTTGCAGAATCACGCCACTGAGCCATCTTGGTAGCCACATCATCAGGCCGCACAACGAAGCGCTGCGGAATATTGACTGCGAAATGATCCCAAGTATATACATCCTTGTGGTTTTCATCATACTCGTAGTTCATCACAGTGCCGAACATATTGCCAAAACCAATCATATTGCGGCTGACAAAATACGGATTCACAATATTGCGACTTTTCACATAGGCAGCCAGAGCGTCCACAACTGGCTGATACTTAGCGGACTTAGCATCGAAATCCCAAATAGAAACCAGATTACGACCCGCATCAAACGCTACCAGCTTGCCGATATTCTTCACAAAACGGCGGCAGCAGGAACAATCATACTCACGACTCTTACGGAACAGCTCATTCGTACCAGTCGGGAAGCTGTCGAGATACAGATTGTACAGTTCATCCTCGTCTGCATCTGTGATAAACAGTGGATTCTCGACCTTCACCATCTCATTAAAGTGATCCTGCAGCAGTGCACGAAATTTCTTGAAATCAGACATTATTATCATTCTCCATTCAAATACTGTTTTCTGTGTCCTGTGTTATATAGCTAACGTGTTAAAATCAAGGGGCCGAAGCCCCCTGTTTTTAATTTTTGTGGAAGTATTCGACCCAGCCCTTGTATCCTTGCCGGAAGCTAATATAGGCAACCTTGCTACACTTTCTTCCAATAATATCCGCAAGAGGATCTTTACCATTCCCGAAACTAAGTTCTGCAAGATTAAATTCTGGATGAGTTTTACAGTAGTTATAAACCTTGACATACTCACCATTTCTTGTCAGATGTCTTCGGTCTAAAGTCTTTGAATGATATCTTCTTTCGAGAATATCATTCAACCGCGTGAAATAACTATGAATCGTATTCGTAGACATCTTTGTATCACTGTCTGCGCCGATACTATCCTCGGTTTTACGAATGATGTAATCACTATTCATGATATAGAATGCCCTGTACCCTCCCTTATTGGGAGCGTCATACTGTTTCATTTCATAACACTGCTTAATAATATCCATCAATCTTGCGTCAACATCAGTCTTGCCAAGAACGATATGAGATTCAAAATCGACATCGTTAATCGTCAGATTAGAAACTTCTTCAGAAGTAAGGCCAATCCAGTATAGCACGGCAATCACGTTCATACGAATCTGATACGGTTCTTCGTACTTGTTTAAAAAGTCAACAAATTCGTCAACTGATGCAAAATACTTATCCGCGTACATATTGTCTGAACTTACGTCACTCTCTGCAAACTCAGCTAGATCGTACAAGCATGTACGATTTTCGCTCTTGATGTAGCCAGTGATTATTGACTTCACATTTCTAAACGAACGACTTGAATTCACCCAATTGTATTTTGCAAACATCTTCACAAAATCATTTTTTGTGAAATCAAATAGCTCGTACCCGGCCTCGGCCTCACAATCCATAACATGATTAAGCGTTGATATTACAAACTCACCACTTCTATCAGAATACTTTTCGGCAAAAGCTTTGATTTTTTCTTCAGTAAGCATAGTGGTACACTCCTTCTTATTATATGTAGTGTACCATTAAACCTTATAAAAAATCAAGCAAATGCGGCAAAATTCTGAAATTCCATAGTATGTTGTACGCCGCTCAGGAATGCTGCGAGCAAAAACGGTTCATCCTTGCATCTTGCCATTGCGATCATATTCATCTGACGATCAGACAAGACACCAAGCTTTTTGATGAACTGTCCTTTATTAAGCGTATCAGTCTCTTCACAGAGAACAATACTGTCAACCTCTAGGAACTTACAGTCTTCCTTTGAGAGTAGGACATGAACCGGAGAACGCTTATATATTTTGGAAGACAACGGATTTCCCTTGATCGTAGGGCTGAAAAAATTCCTCTTATTGTTGCTTGTCACAACAAACGGTCGAATACCGCGCTGCTGATGACCTGTCGCATTAGATAGATCAACCAACCAAACCTCTCCGACCTTTGGGTCAATATTGTTGTCCATAGTCATTCTCCTCTATAAATGTGTGGCTCCGTTCCATAGCTACATTATACAGGATACAATCACAGAAGTCAAGAGGTTTTTGAAAATATTTTTAGTGTCCGTACAACTCTGGATTCTCTGATACGAACACACTGGTATTATCGAAGATCATCTCATACGCTTTCTCTTTGTCGCCCGGCCTAAGCTCTATCCTCCTTACTTCGTAGCATTCTTGTCGCAACTCAACATGACTTTCGTTTCCAAAAAATCCAATACCTTTGACAATCCCATGCGTCTCTACACCAATGTCGTCCATTTCTTTGCAGACCATGTGAACATCCACACCATTGCAAACAAAGCAGACCCACACTCGCTTTTTTCTTATGTACTTCAGAAAACTCTCGACCTGTATAACTTCCAAGACTTTTTTCTCACTCATCGAAATACCGCCTTCCGCTCACATAAACAACTTTCAAGATATATTATACACACCATTTTGTTTTAGTCAATATATAATACAGCTTTTTGTTGTTGTAAAAGCTTAAAATTTTAGATGATACCATTTACTTAGCATCATCCACAACCAGCTTCGCGTCATAATAAAACCTGTGTGCGCCAAATTGCCCAGCAAAGGTTGCTCCGCGCTCGTGCCAACTGCCGGGAGCTGCCGCCGGGGTCACAAACCATTGAATAGGTTTGTCTGAAATCTTAGCGCCGTAATCAAACACCATAGACACAGCCAGTTCGTTCTCTGCCGTCACCTTCCTATTATATAAGGAACTATAACCATATTTCTTAAAGACCTGCTGGATGGTTAGACCGTCAAGTACAGCGGAATCATAAAGACATTGAGCCACAGCCATCTGACCTTCTAGGCTATCAGCACCTGCTTCACAAGCAACGATCTGCTCCGCAAGAGCACGCTCATCATCGGTGAGTTCGCGCTTTCCCTGGCTGAAGTTCACAATCCGCGTCTCAACAACAGTCTCTACAATGACTTCTGGCTCTTTTTCCTCTTGCTGCACAATGCTCACTGCCGGAGGACTACTATTATAAAGGTACGAATTGCTCTGCTTCTGAGCCACCGGACTGATCTTCGATACCAGATTCCCTGCCAGCAAGCACATAATACACACAATAGCAATACTTTGCTCACGATTTATTAACAAATTAGAGTTAATAAAAATCACTTCCTTTCAAAAATATTGGTTTTATAAGCTGCGTAAAAATTCATACAGCTCAATTTCACCTTGCAGCCAAACGACATCTCCGCCAGCCTTCAAATACACCGAATAGACCTTATCAGGATGCTCGAAGATGGATTCTACCTTCTTAGCTGCGTTCTGATCAATAAGTACACTACTCATAGTCTTATTCTCCTTCTTCAAAATGCATACCCACGCACATTATTATGTAACGGCGGTTCAATTTCAAATGCCTTGTCGCTCTTGGTATCATACTTGAACCACTTCGTCAGCTCGGCCACAGGATAGAATCCCTCTTCGTACCCTTCAATCACTGCATAGTTGTAGCAATGTTCAAAGACATCGGCCACATTATCAATCACAGACTGGATAGCTTCTTTCAAATCCGTGAAGTACCCGGCAATCCAACTATCATCTGGCATCCAATAGATGCCTTTGGTGTTTGATACCGGCGAGCTGAATTTCGCATTCTGCTCATCCTTAAACGAGTCAATCATTGTTACGGTATAAATCATTTGCTCACTCCATTTCGTCCAGTAACTCTTTTGCATGATTAAGTACGTCGTTGGTAACAACCTTACCGCCACGATTCAGTAACAAGAACACACGCAATGTATCTTTCTTAGAAAGATTCCGCAAATCCGCGATAGCAATTGCAGTCTCATCAAAGGTTCTCTTATCCTTCTTAGAGAGTTCACTGTACAGATATCCTTTATAACGGAACCGATCTTCGTAGAACGCAGCAAGTGTCAGAAGTCTCTGCTTACCGTCAATGATTTCATAAAGGTAGTTCTGATTTTCATGCCATTCGTCCATGTCAATGTTTTTCAGAACAAATCGACCGATTTCACCACCCATAAAAATTGTCTCAAGAAGCAGTTCACGGTCATCATCCGTCCACACAGATCCACGTTGATAACTCGGATTGCAGTTGATGCCAAAGAAGTAATACCTGTGGAGCAAGGATTCGATGGTCACATTTGAGTAGGAAATCTTAATGTCATTATTCTTAGTCAGCTGAGACTCCTTCTCGACTCCTGCTCTACGAATATTGAACCACGTTTCATACCTATATCCATCATCATAAGAAATACCGTAATATAAACCACCGTCGCAGACTTCATCAATCTTGCATCCGCTAAGATGACCAATCTCTACAGCATCTCCCACATCATAATAGTATGTAGGCTCACCAGCACGGCTTACCATCTCAGGAAGCTCCGTAAAAGTAGGCGACTTACGAGCTATTTGTTTCGGCGTTAATTGCAGTGCTTCTACTGTTTTCCTTCTCGGCATAACAATTCCCTCCTAAATCTTAGTTCTTATCTGTTAAGCAGTTCTTTGATGTAAAGCGTCTCAAAATTTTTTAAATTAGGATACTCACTTCGAGCCATCTTTTCTGCCTGTTCTTCAACACTCAAAATACTTTCAAAGTCATCATCTACATCAACAACATAGCACATACACTCATGGTCATGCCTATCGTTCCAACCCTCAAAAAGAGCAACGAACTTTTTCATAATGTATCTCTCCTTAATCTTAGTTCTTATTAAACAGCAAGCCAGACACTCGCATCGTCACATAAATTGTACATTTCCTTCAGCCGGTCATTCACAATCTCTTCGCAAGCTGCATACGATTCCTCTGCATCCATCCAGTAAATTTCATCATGCAATTCAGACGAAAGTTCAGCAAAGTCTTCTCTCCACTCCCAATCTGAAAATCTGGCAACAATTTCGTCATCACACGCCTGCAGCGCAGTAAGAATCTGCTTGCACATATCGATAGTCTTTTCATTTTTTGCAAGAAGTTCGCGTACCATTTTGAACTTAGTGCAAGTCATAATCCAATTTCTTTCCATACTAACACCTCATAAATCTTAGTTTTTATCAGACTCGGCTAACTGAAGCTCTTCCAACGAAAACGAAAGTCTTCCGCCTCCGCAAAAAGTAGTGAACTCAACAATGGCAGCATCTCCGTCGATTTCATCGATAATGCCTTCGCACCAATCTTCAGCGTAAACTTTATCTCCAACTTTCATAACTACTCACTCCTTAAATCTCAGCTTTTATCAGAACAACAAAATTTAACGTTCTTCACCAAGAATGTCTGCCCATTGTCCATCTCTACTTTCGTTTTCTTGGGCGTAATTCTCCTTACAATATAAAACACAGGCGGGAAATGCCCATGGCATCCATTCGGTAATGGCCGAACTACGCCAACTTCGTCACCAACACGAATCTCATCAATGCTTATGAAATCCATATATCCTCCTAAATCTTAACTTTTATTCATTTCCTCAATCAAGTGGAAACTCATCTTCTTCACCGATAAGATATCGTAAAACATCCTTTCTTCCATCGTATCTACAGCTAATCTTGTCCAACCATCCGTTTTTAAAGAGCCATGTTGCCGCAGCATATCTATGCCACCCGTCTGTAATTACTGGAATTGGAGCAACGTAGCATCCATCACACATATTATCAATATCCAGTTCCTTAATCTCTTCTTTATGTTTTACAAAAAATAGGATTCTACTAATATGATAATCTCTGTTTTTTTCAGAGGCAGGATATTTATAAATATCCCCGTATGGAAGAGACGTGTCCGCAGTTCCATTATTAAGTGCAATAGAAATATCACTAAGAGTAATTTTGCCAGTATCACCCCACTCCCAATACTCGGTCGGAATAAGATTAAGCATCCGATCCATTCTAATTACGGCCAATTCACTTACGTAATCCATATTAGTCACTCCTTCTATATCTTTCAGAAGTGCTTTGCTGTCTGGCATACCATCAATTATTTTCCCATAGCATTCTCCCAAATCTTGACTTTTATCAAACACAAATTTTGTTTTTCTTCGGATTCGCCTCGTTATATGCATCGGCAAGTTCTTGCACTGTGATGTCATGCCCTGCAATATGAATGCGAGCCATATCGGAGCCTCCAAGAATACTAACAGCTTCGACCGTATTCTGGAAAAGATCGCTAGGCATTTCCATGAGCATTACATGAAGATACATGGCGAAAATTTCCTTATCACATTCCTTGGTAATTGCCTCCTGCGCACTTTTATCACTGCAAGGAAAACGCTTTGTAGCCGATGGAACGAAAGCAATAGGGTCGAACCATAAATCGCCGTTGTCATAAACTCGTTGCCAGCGGTCATAAATTTCATCAAATGCTTCTTTCGCACTGAACGGAGCATGACCATAAATGGTTTCGACCATTTCAGGGCAAGAGTCTTTTACTGCGTCACGAACAGAAAACGGGCTATAAGTAGTCATAATAATTCCCCTTTTTGTTTTATAAATTTTTATCGTTTCGATGATCTTCCAGCCATTTCTCGTTGGCATCATCTTCCATAGATGCTACATTCATTATAGCCATAACCCATACGATGAGCAAGACTATTACGCCAATTACCAAAACTTTACTCCACATACTGTTCACATCCTTGTCTTTATTCAGGTGATTAGAACCCGGATTCTATTCCGATTTAGCTTTTCCTCCAACACCACAGATAAACACTTTATGCTTACCACTCTCGTCACGCTGCCAATCGCCACCGAGTACTTCAACAGCTTTCAAAAGCCCTTCGTAATACATTTCGTCTGGATTACGATTAAATCCTCTTGCAAGAATATATCGCTCATCCAGATAACCAGCTAGTTTCACCGCACCATCACGCAATGCGTCAACTCTCCAATTTTGACTTCCCATATTTTCATTTATCCTTTCAGAGAAGAATTTAGGTTTTATCATATTTACGTTTTTCCAATACGAATATCGAAACTGAACCACATAAAACAGAACCATAATCTATACTGGTCAAGCATTTTATCGTAGCCGCTACGATTATCAAACCATGGATTCCTAAACCACATTTGCCAAGGATATTTGTAACCATATTTTTCATAAAAATCTTCCATCCAGGAATGCACTTCCCGCAAAATTCAATCCTGCTACTGATTCCATTGGCTCCACCAAAACCAAACAGCCATCGTTGGTAATTTAAGTATTTTTTCATATTTACCTCCCACTTAAAACGCAAACGGATTACTATTCACCGTTATTATCAGCGCCACATTAAAAACAAACATTACAAATGCGGTCATTCTCTATCACCTCAATCTCTAAATTCAATATCTACAACAATATTCTCAGGCTCTGTCATGTACCTTCGTGCCAGCAGTTCTATCATGCGTTCCTTGTCCCCAAGATTGCTATTACGCAAAAGATACGAATAAACTTGTCTGCCTCTGTATAAGAACACAGCCCATGCGTTTCTCCTCAATGGGTTTGTTGTGTTAATCATTCCATCGCTTCCTCCAGAGAAGTAGTCACATCACCAAAATCAAAATCCAGCGCACCAATCATATCATCCAGAGCATCCACAGCATCAGACAGGTTTGTACAAACCTCGTCTGCTTTATCATACCGCTCACTCCCCTGCAGGTTCTCCGGCATATTATTACGATACTCTTCTTCTTCCCACTGAATATCCTCAACGTCTGATTTTACACTTTCGATCTCCAACACAAGCTCTTCCAGCTTCTTACGGATAGAATCAAAACGGTCAATGGTCTGTTTAATAGCTCTTCTACGAGTGTTATTCATTTTCAAATCTCCTCTCAATCTACAATACCAAGCTTGCAAATGTTTTTCGGGTCAGTGATATAGCCAAACGTCAAAGTGTTTCGCAGATACCCTTTGTACTCAAATCCACGGTCACGAGCCGCCAGACGGCACACATCTCGAATCGCAGATTCTCTCGGCCAAGAAATACCAGCCAACTGATACTTCCACTGAAGATCTCTCAGCTTCTGCCATTCAATAACAGGTTTCTTCTCATCCTCGAAACACAAGCCATTCTGTACCGCATACTTTAGAGCATCGCACCGCTTACTCTCCTCCGATGTACAAGTGCCCCATTCATTTTCTAAACGGCGGTAAGCTCTATCAAACGGCGCTTGCTTCGCTGCGTCAATACCAAACGCTGCACCAAGTAGACCCAAACCAAGTAACAATCCCATAATTTCACCTCATCAAAAATTTTTGCTTGCCACATCACGCAACACATCCATCGCAACAGAGCAAGAGTAATATTTCTCTACATCACTTCTGTTACTACAATCAAACCCAGCCCGAATTTCACTAAGAGTCCGAATCACTTTCCAAAGTTCATCGCGTTTGCTGTCCATGGCTAAATCTCCTTTTACATTACCTGAACTTTCTGTTTTCTCATGCGTTCCAAGTTATGTTCCAAATTCGTTCCGCTCAAAAAATCGTTTCCGCTAGGCATTTCACGGTCTACTCTTTTGGCTCGGCCACCACCTATCGGTGCGATCTTATTGTACTCATCTGCTGTTTTACACTCCAATCTCTTGGCTTCTTCCAGAGCCTTACGAACATAAGCCCACGTATGACCACCAAGATCTGAGCACTTCGCTATTATCGTGAGAACAAGCTCATCGCCCATTAGCCGAATGTAAGACATCAGCTCGTTTGCCTGTTTTTCACTTAGCTTCCCGATGCTTTTCTTAAACTCGTCCACAATAGGATTCGTCGTCTTCTCATCACTAGACGAAGACGACCTTTTCCTAAGTCCTTTGTCCTTAGTCCTCTGTCCAGCTTGTTTTTGGTTGTTTTTGCTTATTTTCTTTTCTGCATTGTTATTTTCTAACGGAGCACCGCCAAGTTTTCCAATGTCAGATTTCTTTTTTGTATAAGCGGCATCTTCATCAAGCTCTCTTTTGATAGCAGGCCAAGTAAACCGTTCATTCCCATTGAATTCTGGCTCTACTTCGAGCGATTTATATTTCATCATCGCTCGCACCAGTCGCCCCACTTCAGCGTCACTGAGCGGTTCAAAATAGCTTTCATAGCTATCCCAGAGTTTAATGTACATCTTTGCCATTAGTCATTTTCTCCAGTTCTTTCAAGCTAACAGGAAGGCGACCGCAACCACAGTCTGTCTTGAAGAAAACCTCTGCGAATCCAATTTTCGATATGTATTCGATGGTTCCTTCAAGTAAATGATTCAAGACCACGCGGTCTCCTTCCTTAAACTCTTCTATGTCATTGGACTCACCGCCAACAATCATATTTTATCACTCCTAATTTTCACTATGAGTGTCCACACCATAATCAATCCCAGAGTAGTATTCGTCATCTACTTCTTCATCTAGGCCAATGTAGCGAAGCGTGATTGCCTGACTACTATGATTAAGACTATGCTGTAACCAAGCTAAGGCTTTTACATCGTTTGGATGAGATGCAATAAACTGATATCCGAAGGTTTTACGACAACTATGAGAACCAAGTTGGACAGGAAGATTTAATTCCTTACCAATTTGACGCATAATCCTACCAAAAGAATCCACATCAAGCGGATCTCCCGTTTCTTTTGGATTTGCATCGTACTTACGGAACACATCAGACTTGCTTACGCTCGTTCCACCGTTTGTTCTCATGGAGTTCTTCCAACTGCCTTGCCGAGACGGAAAGAGCCAATCGTCATAAGATAATCCATCAATATTGATATAAGTTTGAATACACTTTAGTGCCGGGACCGGAACTTTAAGAATGCGATACTTATTTGTTTTCTTTTCCTTAACACGAAGTTTTGCGTTGAAATTCACCACAACCTTTCCATTCATATCTGTAGCTGCTACATCAGAAACCTTCAAACGAAGCAAATCACTTGCTCTGAATCCTGTGCAACATCCTACATTAAACAAGCACCAGTTGCGGTACTGACGTTTAATCCAGAAATATTCTGAAATACGTTTGATATCCTCTTTGTCTTTAATTGGCTGAACTGACCCATGATTTGCTTCCATACGAGTCAGGCTATAATTCTTTTTAACTACTTTCTGACGTTTTTCTTTGTTAGAAGAATCATAGTCAGAAAAATCAAGAGCAACAGTATTTTCGATTTTCTTTTCGTTTTCAAGCGCACTCATCACATTCACCTCAAATTCCATACTTCAAGCAATACTTACCGTAAGATAATCCTTCAGCATCTGCCATTCTCACAATCTCAACAAATGTTGGTTTATGTTTCTTTTTATTCTTGCATCGAATGGATGCCTCATTTCTTATTATCTTACGACATTCATCACAATAGAGCTTTCCACATTTAGGGCCATACCATGTAATGCCACAGCGATTACACGTTATGTTTCCATATACCATCATAATTCACACCTCAAACTTGTCAATTTTCCAATGATGTCGATAGTAATTTCCATAGCTCTCACTAACAACGGACGCCTCACATGAATCACACCACGTTTCGTCCTGGTTCACACTATTTCCTTCAGAATCCCGGCAATCCTTATAAAGCAAGAACATCTTTTCGGACAACTTCTCTTTATCTTTGTTAATGGTAATAATATTACCTTCTGCGTAAAAATCGCTAGAATCAATACATTCGTGTAAAATATGAATCGTCATTTTTATGTACCTCAATTCTTTTCAAATAGATCGATACGAACCTTCGGAGTAAACTGACGAGTGCCAAGCTGTTCAATAGCAGTTTCTAGCTTGCCATCTCCCCACTCTCTGGTTTCAGTATTCATAACGATTTCAAGCAAAAGCTTTGCGTCCTTGGCTTCTCTGCGCTTCCGGCGAGCTCTTTTGAGTTCTGCCATAAGCTGATAACCTTGTGCTGCATTCACAGTTTTGAACTCAATAGCGTGCTCAAGGTCATCAATCTCATCACTTGCGGAAGTTAAATCACCGTACACTTTTGAATACATATCTTTCAAATCGCACATGGTCTTATCCGTAATAACCAGATTCTTTTTGAGTTCCGCCAGCCATTCAGAATCTTCCATGTGAAATGCGTATGTACTCTGCTTTACAGCCGGAACCGTTATATTCGGACTCTTGTCTGTGATAGTCGCTTCGTCCATAGATTTCGGTGCGTAATGTCCACTCTTGTACCCGGCGGGAAGCTTGTTAATTTCACAAATCGCCATCCCCTTAGATTCAAACTGCAACGCAAGATTGATATCACAGGTGGCGCAGATCCGACCTCCCTTCCGTTTCATAATATAATTGTGACCATTTGAGATGACGTACATTTACTTATTCTCCTGTTCCTTCATAAGTTCTTTGACAGCTTTCTTAAACATCCGCATAGCCTTATCATTTTCAAGAAATACCTTTGTCTTGGGACTCGGAGCACGACCATGAATGCGCTTATACTGCTTCATCATGTTTTCCATCTTAGTGAATCCAATCTTGTTATAAACCATACGATAAGTCTTATGATAATGAATGGTTTTATCGCCAAGCTTTTGTGCCAACGGTTCAATAATTGGAATCAGGTAAGTTGCTGTTTCGCTCTGCTTCTTAGGTTTTTCCTCTACAACCGGTTCAGGTTCTACTTCCTTTGCCTCAACCTCAATTACAGGAGCCGTATTTACATCTGCTTCAGGAGCTGCCTCAATAGCCTTGGATTGGTCAAAGAAGTTTCCCTTTTTACTGCTAATAGCTTCTGCATGAAGGTCTTTTACAAGCGATTCAAAAATTGACTTGTACATATTGCTGCTCTCTACGACATCAATTGTAGAAATGTGACCAGAACGACCAGTCTTCCGCTTAAATTTCTTCCGCTCGTCCTCAATCACAAAGCCATACACATCTCTCATATAGAGATAGATTTTTCTCATGACTTCTTCGACATTCATGTCATTGGTCTTGGCGACAACCTTGATTCGGTCATACATATCTCTTCGCCAGTCACTAATCTGTTCTGCACGAGGAGTATAACTCTTGGATTTAATCGCATCATCCATCTGCTTGTCTTTGATTTGATGGACACACTGAGATACGCTGCTAATCATATTCAGCGCTTCATTACTGGTGGCACGAGCTTCCTCGATTTGGTTACCGAGATCCTTACGAGTAGAATCAAGCTCATTCTGAAGATTCTTAATACTATCAAACAGAGCGTGAAGTCTTACATCAATGAACTCCTTACTCAGTGCAGCATCCATCTGAGGAGTAGCCAGAACAGAATCGCCACGCATCAAAGACTCCATGATGTCCCAGCAGAAATCCATGAACGCATCCGCCTTGGGCTGACGACTAAAGCGGCAGATTTCCATCACACCCTTCAGATTGTATGCAATAGTTTCACGTTCTACCGTTCTATTACCTTCAACTTGGCTCGTTTTGAGCCATGTTGAAAACTTATCAAGACGGTCTGCGTTTCGTTGATGAATGTTTTTAATTGCCGTCACCGGGTTTCCATATTCAAGCGCCGTACCAATCTGTTCACGGGTCATATAATACTGATGCTTGTTGTCCTCGTAGACATCAACATTCAGTGCGCCAAAAGGCTTAGAGGTTATTACGGTCATAGGATTATTAGTAGTCATTTTGTTTTACTCCTTTATATTCTTAAATTTTAACGATGGTCCACCAGTCAATCGTCTTGCCAACGGTAATGTATATATTATTATCTTTCTCTTTGACGTGGCTCATACAAGCCTCGTCCGATTCATTTCCTGGAAAATAAATGGAATACAATGCTTCGTCAACCTGCGACTCCATTTCGTCTTTTGCGGATTCATATGAATCACAAATAGTCTTTGTACACAAAGTTGGAAGTTTCCCCTCTTCATAAACCGTATTCAACAACAAAAACATAATAATACTCCTTTTCTAAAAGAACTGTTTTATCAAATCGTGACGTAATACCAACCGGTGTACTTATCTACACACCCCATTCGTTTATCTTCTTCTGGGTCATAAAAACCAGTAGCAGATACTGACGCTCCAGCCTTTTCATCAATATAATCAGCAACACCCTGAGCATCTTCGTTTGTTTTGCATAGAATATTCTCACCGTCACACCAGCGGTCACAACCTTCTTCTGGATAACAAGGCAAATTCCTCACAAAACGATTCCAAATATCAAATACTTTATTTTCAAATTCACTCATACTATCACCTCAAGCCATTTCTTTTTCCATGTATTTCAAAGCATTAGCAAGATATCTAAACGTCTTACTCTTGTGCATTCCGTCAAACCACTGAGCAACATACCAGTTGCCAAGACAATCACAGCGACACTTCAATTTGCCAAACCTGAACTCCGGTCGTACTGTTGGCATCTTACTTAGACTATTCCACAGTTTTAGAGCCTCTTCTCTATTCATTGGAAATGATATCCAAGGCTTATGACCATCGGTAAATTCAAGTTTCAGAACCATAATTTTCACCTCAAAACTGATACTTCCAGAACAACTTTGCATTGCCGGTAATGGTCTGCAAATAATTAATGTACTCATTAAAGGAGCACACACCCTTCATTTTCATTTTACGTGCTCCCACAGCTCGTGCAGCAACCTTCGGATCATAATCAACAGCATCAATAAATGCACTGTCAATCATCTTCTGCTCAAACATTTTAATTTCATTAGTATCCATTTTTAAACCTCCTTGAATACCAAAGCACAGTTTCCAACACGATTTACAAATTCTTCCCCATACAATTCATAGGCGAGGCAAAAATCTGCATTATCAATAACGCCTACAATTTCAGCCCCTTGATTACGAAGCAGTTTTGCGAGCTGGAAGGCAACATAACAAGCGTCTTTATTTGTTGCAGCCAAATAAAGATCATCCATTTCTTCTGTAATAACATCACTTACATCGATATATTCCATATACTCGCCATCACTGTCATAAATCTTCAACCGATCAGGTTCTTCATTGTTGTTTGCTTTAAAGAGCCCATAGTCGTTTTCGATTTCAAGTTTGATTTTCATTTTAATTCTCCTTACTCAAAATCCCACCATGCGTTAATAGACGTATTCGGAACATAAACCTCAAGCATATGATGACCGTCACGAATCCATTCAGGATCATAACCTTCATCTCGCAGTTCTTTCATCAGACTTTCAAAATCATTATTAACAGACTCTACCGCATCTTCCATTGTTTTGTGTTCTACACGGTAAGGCCCATTACACATCGTATCGTCATAAACAACAACCACTGCTTTATTTTTCGTACCTAAAACCTCAACAACAATCAGCCACAATTTTCTCAAGCATATTCATAAGTTCTTTGAACGTTTTACATTTCATTTTTACATTAAAAATCGAGCAATAAATAACCTTTGCGTTATCACTAGGACATTCACTCTCGCCGTTATTGTACATTCTTATTAAGTCATATGCACTTGTTGTGATTGCACTCTTTTCTCCGTCCTCCTCAACAAGCAAAATACAACTTTCCCGAAGATAAATCCTGTTAAAAGTCCACATTTTTAAAACCTCGATTTTATTAAAGATTATCAATAAGAGAATTGATTGAGTATTCGATTGCATCTTCAGAATTAACCCTTTGAGTGTTAAGAACGTAAATTAGCTCTCCATCGTCTGCCCATCTTATTTCAAGCATAGCAACGTAACCAAGCTCATCTTCATCATATGAAACATCAAGCTCATATTCATAAAAGCCATCAATGGTGTATGTTTTAATTCTAGTGTCAAAGTTATCAGGTTTTTGACCTACACCAGCCCACCTAGACGGATTCATCTTAGAAATAAAATCTTCTGCAATCTCACGTGCCGTCATATTCATTCTCCTTATTCTGAAATTTCATCAATATTATGACGATAACAATATTCGACTTTTTTCATCATATAAACAGGATCAATACTACAAAGAATAGTGTCACATCGCAGTTCGCTCCAATGTGTATTCAAAGGAAGTTTTTCTTTGCGACGATATTTATTATTCTTTGTTTTGTTATGAATCGTTTTATCACGGGACATCCCCATCCAAATATCAGGTTCCCATTTGTTTTGCCAGACACAAAGATAATCTTTTCCAATATAAACATCGTAATATTTTTGATATTCGTTTTCCCCGTATTTCCAGCTATATTTCAAATCACTCATATTCATTCTCCTTTATATTGTTATCTTATCTTCACCAAGCGTTTCGGTTTCATACGTTGCATAGACAAGCTCTGTCGGCTTGCTGTAACACGTTTTCATCCAGTCAAGTTCTGCATCACGCAGCTCTTTTATGGGATAGACTTCATGCCCTTTATATGTATCGCCGTACATAAAGTGTCTAACAGAATATTCAAGATGGTAATACATTATCGTTTTTCCAGCTCCTCACACACTTTTGCAATGATAGCCAAACCTGTACGCCGAAAATCTGCATTGTAAGGATTTTGTGCTTGAGCATCTAAATGGTACAGCAATTTTTCCAAATCAGAGCTATATTCAACGCCTGCTGTTTTACAAAGGACCTCGGCCATCGCTTGAGTGTCATATTCCATAATAAAACTCTCCTTTTATACCTCACTAAAATTCGCATTGAAAAGAATCTCATTACCGTACTCAGTAAGAGTATCCTTAAACCACTTTTCGTTCTTCTGCCACCACTGTTCAGCTTGTTGCGGATTCAATACAATGCCTTTTCTTTTCGCTGCATCAATAACATCATCTACACACCAACGAGTTTCAGCAAAATAATACAGAGCATCGCAATCATCTTCTTCATCAAATGCTTCCATTTCTGTAAATTCGGTAGAGGGATGCTGCCAATCGCAATTGTAAAACACTCGTTTTGCTTTCTTTTCATCACCTTCACAGATATCAATAATATCCTGTGCAGTGTAGAAGTTCGTATATGCGTCTGCAAGTTCTTGTAAAGTCATTTTACGGTTATAGATAACACCATTCATATCGAGATCAGGAATATAAATAACGCTGTTATAACAGTCCTCTTCAGGAAAGTGATCCGCTTTAAATATCGTACACTCTTGCCCATCACTCATATCAAGCAATTCATCAAGAATAGCACCGTTCTTCAGGAGATTATAAAGTTCGTCTTTTGTGTATAAAGCCTTTTTCATGATATTTTTCCTTTCAAAAATCTTCCAAACCTGAGCAAAAGCACGGACTAAAACGAACGTCAAACAATTGCGTAGTAAAATCATCACCACCAAGCTCACGTTCTACATCTATAACTTCTTCTCTAAGGTATAGCCACGACATAATCCCGTCATCGTGTTCTTGAATCCACTTCTTTTCGATACCAAACCTCTTTGCAAGTTCGTCCACTTCAAATACCCAAGCCCCAAAATCCGTATTTTCAGTACCATGCTTTACCATATAATCAGCAATCTGACGTTCCATCATGTTGTAATCCATTTTATTTTCCTCCTAAAAACCGTTCTTTTATCTGGTTTTAAAATACGTTCTTATTTCATCTGTATCATCGAAATATTTACTTGTAAATTTCATCCCATCAAAAATTATCAATTCATAATTCCCACGATTGGCTGCGCCTGTCCCTTCTAATGTTTGAATAATCATATCGTCATTACAGTATTCTGGATATTTAGGTCTATAAGATGCACTGTATCCGTCACGCATTTGCGTAAAAAATACGTGCTCATTATTCCATACGCTATTGATTTCTTTTATTTTATTCTGAAAATCTTTAAATTTGCTCATGAAATTTCCTCCTCTATTCGCTTAAAATCGGTCTTTTATCTGCTCTGTAAATATTTTAGAATTTTCTTGAAATCTTTATCTCTTGTATAAGCAATTTTAGGTTTACTACCATTTGAATTAAATTCTGTCACACTGGAAATTATATAACCCTCGTTTGTAAGTTTCGCGAGATGAATAAATAATTCCAGTTTCCAACCGACAACATCCAGTTTAAGTTCATTCAAAATTTTCACAGATTCCTCTGAAATTTTCCAAGTGTCAATTTCAATTAACATATCACTTGCGTAAGTGCTAATTTTGAATAACTTTCCTTCAATTTTTCTTACCATAATATTTTCCTCCAATCTTCAAAAAGAATATCCGTTTTATTCTAATTCGTATTTTATTTCCATGTTCCCTTTGTTCTGTCTCTCATAATTATCATTTTCAAATTCTAATGAATGATAAACCCCTTTTCTGTACTTTTCCATATCAATCCACATTACGGAAATTTTCAGAACCATTGATTTTTCAACATATGGGTGTCTTGTTACCATCTCACAGATAATCTTGTCTATTTCATCTCGGTTGAATTCTTTCTCAACATACTGTTTTAATACACCATAATTATCAGAACTCAATTTATGGCTTATTTCATATGGAAAACAATATAAAATAAAATCCTCTATATAATATTTTTTCACACTAGCACCTCCTATAAAATTGGTTTTCTTTCCTAATATAAACTTCCGTTCATGTTTTGCTAAATTACTTTGCTTAAAATCTCAAATTCTAATTTATTGTAAATGTCTCTGATCTCTGGCATAGTCATTTTTTCAAGATATTCTCTACTATATTGATTAGACCACACTAAAATCTGCTCTATCTTGTTGTATTTCTCTTCTAATCTCCACATATATCCTAGTCTCCTATAAAATTCAACATTTATCAAAGTTATAAGTAACGGTCACAACCTTCTCTGCATCACCGATACGGCACCGATCTTCTTTTAACGCCTTTTCGAGACTACAACCAACACTGTATACAATACCGTTTTCAAGCACATCGGAACCGATAAATCCGAATGCCCTATCGATTTCTTCCCACTCTCCGTGTTCTTCTCGATAAAGTGTATAGCCGTAGTTTTCACCTGAAAGATAATCGCTGTAAATCTCAACCTCATCACGCATGATTCGCTCTTCTTCATTTTTGGTATTATCCGAACCATCCGTAATAGCGGTTACAATCCAACCAACCTTGCCGTCGTCCCATGAACCTCTGAACCGTGTATCACAATCCATAGACAGACCAGAATGGTCATGCAACCAAAGAGGAAGCCATGCAATGTGTTTATCAAGAAGAATCTGACAATCACGAATAGAAAAATCACCACGAGCATACGTCGCAATTTCATTGTATTTCAAATTGGTATACCAAGGATTGGCTTGATCTTCACGACAACAAATCGCATAACGAGTTTCTTCAATACTACTGTTATCGTTGTCAATAACCACACAGGATTCTTCTAGTTTCATGTCAATCAAGGCATTGATAATTTCTTCATCGGAGCAATACTTGCAAACAAGATTGTTCCAAAACTCTTCCGGTGTACTTGCATCGACCTTATCACCAAGACGGTAACGAGGATGGAAACAAGCCATCACGGAATCGTGGTCGTCCCACCAACGAGGGTTATTGTCTGCAACGTCGTCGTGCTGAATATGCAAGCAATACAGGTTATCGCCGTAAGTCCATTTTATGATTTCATTATCGTAGCAATACAGTTTTTCCATATCTAAAATCTCCCTTTTATAAAATGATTCCGTAATCCTTCATTTTTTCGATTGTTTCGATAGATTTTTTTATTCCTGTTGCTTTGCCATAATACCATATCGTTCTCTCTTCATTGCCTTCTTTTTGTGCTTTATAAGCGGTATTCTGCCAATAAGAATATTCATCTTTTAACGCATTGATAATCTTTTCAGTGTCGCTCATATCCATTCACCTCTTATGCGCTTGCCTTTTCTTCAAAAGCGTACCAATCAGACCAAATCTTATCGACCTCTCCGTTCTTAAAACCGTTCTTATAATCGGTGAACTCAACATAATAGTTGCTTGTCCACTCATTCAGGTAGTGTTCATAGATAGCTGCAACTCCACGCTTTGTCTCAACGACAAAACTATCAACCAAAACACCTTCAACGTAAGCACCAGTGTGTTGTGCTTTATTCTGGTGCATCCAACGGTCAAGAGCACCTGCGTTAAGATAAAACCGTGTCATAATTTATTCTCCTTTACTCTGCAATCATCATAGCAAGAACCGGCTCACCGGAATCCTTCAACTGAAGTTCCAGAATATCGCCATCATCCACGATTTCACACTTGCTTAGATAATCCTGAAGAAAGAACATCTGACATTCCTGCCAAAAGATTTCTTTCGGATCTTCATTCTCTCCTACGAACACATTCTTGTGATGAAAAGATTCATTCCAAACCCAACCTTCACCATCAAAACAAGCGTGAACTTCCCTCAGATCCCACATAATCAGCCCTCCCCAAAAATATGACGCTTGTTAAGGTCATCACGGATAATATCCTCAATTTTATTTTTGGTGTTATCATCAAGTTCTCCGTAAGGAGCATTATTAAGATAATAGAAGTGAATTTCATCTCCAAGATCCTTGTACATGACACTCACATAAAATCCAGCTGAAATTCCATTCAGTAAAGCATATCCAATACCATATACTTCTGAATAATTGTTACCCATTAAATCCCACATAGTTAATCCTTCCAAAAGTTGAGTTTCTTTTTGATTGTCATCTCAATTTCGTCTTTATCACCGTCAGATAGAATCTTATTATCGTACTCGGAATAGCAAAACATAACGCTACGGCCATTATATTTATACATAACCATTGCTGTTTTTAATTGTTTGTCACGAAAAAAGGTTGCGCACCCAATTCCATATTTTTTAGAATATTCATTTTCAACTAAATCCCACATTTTATACTCCTCTTGTTATTCTCTGAATGCGTTTATCTTCCATCTTTTCATATAGTCAACTGCGTCAATGGCTTCTTTTTTAGTGGACACATGACAACACTCATCCCAGCATCCTATAGCATCATTAAAATAAAGTAGTGTGTAACGAGCATCGAATTCATTACGACGGAAATCATTTAAATGAAACTTGACTCCATACTTTTCAAAGTCACGTTTTATCATTTTATCACCTCAAAATCCCCTTGAGCATCTTTACCATACCTTCGTAATCTTTATCATCTGCACCAAGCATACGAACTGTCATATCAAAATCAACTGTCTGACAATCACTGAAATCGTATTGTTCAATATCGTTGCTACAAGTGTCAGGGTAATGTTCTTCGAGCCTGTCTTTCGTACCACAGTCACAGAAGGTTCCAGAATAATAATCACTGGCCGACTCACCTGTTTTCATGTACACACGGATACCATCTGTGACAATCACTTTAGCGAACCGCTTCATATCTTCTGGCGTAAAGGTCTTATCCATGACATCATACGAATAGACCATGTAACAAGTTTTATCAGGCTCGTAAATATCCTGTTCCTTATCTGCTCCAAACGCTCTAGCGTATCCACCAGCCCATCCACCGCAGAACACAAGAATTTCTTTCCCTGCTTCGATAGCTGCCATATATTCCTCTTCAGGAATCGCTACAATTCTTCCGTTAGGAAAAATAAAACCTTCAAATTCTCTCATTTTATTACCTCATTTGCTCTTTTGAAATCTATTATAGAAAGATTTTTCTAGTTCCCAGAGAAATTTTTTCTGCGCCGTAATTTTGTTAATAACTCTTTCTTTATGGTTGTTTAATTCGGGTTTCCCATTTGTCATTTCAATGGTAGTGTCGATACGATGATTTAACGTATCTTCCCATTCATCGAAAAAATCCATTATATTATTGAAAATATTCTCGTCCATATTAAACACCCATTCCTTTATAGCCCATCATATGTAAACCTTTATGCTTCTTACGACGCATATCATAATAGATTGCTACCGTATTTTTCGGCATATTGTTTCTGAAATACTTTTCTTTGTATTCGCACAGCTTTTTATACTCATCACTTTCACGATGGGCTTTTAACTTTTCGCAATGGTCGTGGCAACCAGGATAACGCTCCGGTGCTACACAATAACGGCAAGGATCAGTCATCGTTGCTCTCCTTTCTACCTGCGGCGTCAAACATCTCTATGATACGTGCTACCCAATCATCATTTTCTGATACATTACAATCAAATTTATCCTCGAATCGTTCTGCTAATTCGTCAGCAAAATCCATAATCTCATCGTGAGAATAACCGTATTCTTCCTCAATCCAATCAGCATTGCCATCAATGCTGATTCTCTGCATCTTCAATACGATACTGATGCTCTTTGTAACGGTACGCTGCTTCAATCTGTTCAGGTGTCATTTCCCAAGACTTACCATTCCAGCTAGTAACAACAATCTTATTTTCGCTATTCATATTGCAAACTCCTCAATCTGTACTAATATCGCCATCTTCAAATCGAATAGCGGCCACATAATCGTCGCTACCTTTCTTAAATCCAACTGTTTGAATGTTTTCAAACGCCGAATTATATTCTGTCATTGATACTAAATCGTCCCAGCTTGCATATTTTCCGTCTTTTGAAAAGAAAACACCAACACCAGGATATTCATCAGCACCACCCGTAGGAACACACACGAGATATCCGTTTGGAATTTTAACTTTCATGTCATTTTCGGTGATTGAAATCATATTGCAAGCTCCTTTTCTCTTGTAAACTTAATCACCAACGCATTCACGTTGGCCGCTTCAATCGTGCTTGCTCTTGCATCCTCATGGTTACCAGCTCTAAGGAATGAAACACTCTGATCCATCAGCTTGCGCCGATAAGAAGAAAGAGCTGCGAGAATAATATTCTTTTCAATGTTGGTCATGTTCTTTTTCCTCCTGCTCACGTTCCTTGTGAAATTTTCGCACTTCTTCCCAAAAATCAAACGGACTAGAATTGTGATGAACAAGCTCCATGTATTCTTTTCTACTGTTAAGATGGTTTATGTTAGTATCCATTTCTATCACCTCAATTTTCATCGCTCAGGTTCTGGCAAAAACTTAAATAAAAATCAATGTCGAAATCCTCCACAGTGCCATCAGGAGAAAAATCATAGAGCACATCTGCAACCGCTTCGTGTTTATAAAGAGCATCTACAATCTCGTCACGGAATGCCGTAACCCAGTTTTTTGTTACATTGAATTTTCTGGTGATCTCGTAAATATAGATGATCCAATTACCTTCTGTGGTGCTTCTTGTTCCACTTTCGACCATCCAGTCAGAAATACTGTTAATCATCCAATCGGTAACTTGTTTTACAGTTTCGCTAGTATACATTTTCTATTACCTCAATCAAAACTGAACCACTTCATGTTTTGCCTTTTCCAGCATCTCTTTCTCTTGTTCTTCAAGACGCTCAACCTCGCACAAAACATCACGAATGCCAAAGATAATCAAATCACGATCTCGTTCACGTTCTGCTCTATGTACTGGATTGTTTTTACAAGATCCTTCGCACAAGTTATTTTCTCTTGCAATCAAATTATCAATCGCATACTTCAAAACACGCTTATCTTTTTCAGTCATATTTATCACCTCAATCATTGTAAAATATCTGTTTTAGCAGTTTTTGAAATCCAAATCTCTTACAAAATTCACAATAGGGTCTCGGAAAACAACGCTCTTAATACAAAGAGACTCCAAATCATACTGACCTTTACAATTTCCGTAAAAGATAAGTCCATGACCGATTTCATCAAACCATTTTTGAGCCTTATCAATAGAATAAAAGTGCTGTGCGCCATCAACGGATTCAGTAAAAAATGTGTACCCACACTCACCAAATTGAACATACTCCCAACGATTAAGAGTGTTTCCTTCGTAGTCGAATAAATGCTTTACGGCAATAACATATACAGTTTTCATATTTTCATCTCCTATAAAAGCATGATTTTAATTATTAACATTCGACTTCTTCAATGTCTGCATGTTTATCTAAGCCCCAGTCATTGATTAAATCATTGAGTTCTTTCACCCTCTTTTCAGCTACCTCTTTCTTATAACAAAAGCTGTCAATTTCATAACCTTGGTGGTCCCAGCAACGAACGATATACGCCTTCATACTTAACACTCCTTTTTATATTTTTATGCTTTTGCATTGGTAGCGGTTATGTCTGCCCTAGTACCGCTAGTCACCTAGCATCTGCTATTTATACGACCCAGACTTGACTTCTTATGTAGTCCTCAATATCTGCCGGGTATCCATTGCGCCGGATATACTGACACAGAACACGCTGCACATCTTTGTTATCACCGTAATCCATCGCAATAGAAATATCCTCGCCGTGTGTACCAACACCAAGACGTTCATATTTTCTGACCTCATTATAGAAATCATGTGCGCTGTAGTGCCTACCATCCCGGCGATCGAGAATAGAATCAATAATCATTCTTCACACCTCGATATCATTGATATTAAAAGTTCTTACATCAACCCTCTTTTCAGCTCCGTGCGGCTTATCAGACGGTCTATACATAAAATACGGAGACGCTGCTGATTCGATATAAAATATTACACAAGGAAATCGCTCTCCAGAAACAGCCTTTTTCTTTTCAAGAATTGCTTCGTATGCCGTTTTATGAAGCACTTCATATTCATGATTTGGAACGAATTCATCTCCAAAATGATACTGACTGATACGGTTTACACGATCTGCAAACACTCTGAATCCACTATATTTATCTGCCACTTCAATCGCATCAAAATCTGCACCAGTCATGTCGTTTACAATCTTCAGGATGCGTTCTTTGCTGTACTCAAAAGATCTCGGAGTACGTTTCACGCCAGCCTTAACAGGAACAATCGGCGGTTTATTGAAACTATTCTCATAATCAATCTCACCGGTTTCTTCATCAATTGGTGCAAACATATCAACAAATCCAGTCACAGGCCAATTATAGAGACCGGATTTTATATTGTACTTATTTCTTTCACATGAAATAATTTCCAAATAATAAGCTTTACCCTCAACATGAAATGCTGTGCGGATTCTACAGTTTCCGACATCTCCAAAGTGAACATCTTGCCCTTTGAAGTGATAATCAAAAGAACCAGCGCCTTCAAAATACAGAATCTTCATTTTTTCACCTCTCAAAAGATAATCAATCTATTATCGTAATCATGCGTGTCATTCCACGCCTTCTCAATAAGCGTTATAGATTCTGCCGTGAAATCACCAACAGCATCATTTCCTTTATAGAAGTTTCCACGAGTAGACCCATCCAGATCACAGAAATAACATTTGACACTATCACAATCCTCGATCTTGTCGCCATACCAGAAATCAAAAACGATGCCTTTCATTTTTATCACCTCTTACCCTTCATAAGAAACATCTTCTGCGAAATAATACTTCTCCATATTTACAGCTACGGTAAAGCGACTCTGAACATTAAACACACGACAGGAATCAGGATCGCTACCATACTTCTTGTTGTAGATACGAGCTTCTTCCGTTGCAATCTGGAAATAATAGTCAATTGCCTTTTCTTTATCATAAGTTCCGGCCTTGTAGCGCTTTTTCAGTTTTTCAATAAACGGACTGGTCATCTTGCGATACAGATCACCGTCATTGATTGCACACAACTCAAGCTCTCTGCTTTCATCGGTCTCACGATAAACCATAGACTTTGTACGTTTCATATTTGACTCTCCTCTTCTTGAGTATCCTGTGTTACTTAGCTACATAGTAAAAATAAAAGCCCTCTGATAGGCTGCCCTTTCTAGCTACATGATACAGGATACTAATATTTTTGTCAAGTGCTAAAATGTAGATTTTATTAACATCACATTTTAGTACGTTGATACGTTGTTTATTCATGACTGTTCTGTGAACATCAGTCATTCACTTCATCAGGCCGTGTCCACAAGACATCCTCGATGATGTCATCATAGATGGTTTCTGTGCCGTTACTGTTCATAACCATGGTTACTTTCTGCCCATTTGACGGAAACTCTTCCATGCTTGCGTAAGAATAGAGCCATTCCTCTCCATTCTCATCAATCACATGGATTGTCTTGATTCCATTGCGAAACACTTCGGTTTCGTCTACATAACCGGCCAAAACATAACGATTCTGCAAGCGAGTTTTCACAAACTCTGCTGCGTTTGCAGTCATACAATTTGCCAAAATGGAAACACCAGCCACAATAGTAGCCAGGATAACGGACAGCTTATTCTGAGTAAGCTTCATTTTTTCTCCTTTACACTCTCATGCACTCATCAAGATAGATTCGTTTACCGAAACACTTGACGTATGCTCTGCCAGACGGTGCATAGATGATCTTCAAATGGTGATAGTGAAAATACTTCTCATCATCACACAACACACCAGACATACCATAAAGATAATTGTCAATGCCGTATTCGATATCGCCATGAATCTGGAAACCACCATATCTGCCGTAGCTGCTATCATAAGCGGTTACAGGATGGCTCTTACAGTATTCTCTTGCGGTCATGCTAAACCCTCCTTAAAACATATCTTTTATTCTGATGGCATTCCAAAGACTTCAATATAAGCCTTCTTGACTGCCGTTGTGATATGAGAATCATGTACATTATACTTATCGTACCACCCAGAAATCGTATCAGAAGTATACACATACATGAGTAAATCCCACGCAATCCGGGTCAACAGGTCATTGTACTCATTCTCTGCAATGACATTCTTAACATGATTCTGCCAAGCGTCTGCGTTAGTCGTTTTCACATACTGAAAGCGATTAACGATATCAGGATAAACAGGATCGAGTTTCATTTTTGCCATACTCATTCTCATTTACCAAAGGTTTTCACAAGCGAGGATTCCACCCTTTTCATAGGGCAAGCGTCTGAGTGCATCCCTGTGAGGACAATCCATCTTTTCACAATACTTGCAGTTTGCATTATTGCGCTCTTGTTCCGCAAAGAATTTCTTTGCACTTTTCAGGTCACAAAAATAATGACCCTGATCCCATGTGTAGGAATCCGGGTCAAAATGCCAAGCCACAATGTAGGGCTGATAGTGATTCTTTTTGTAGAACAATGCTGTATAAGCATTGCCTACTTCGAGAATATCAATATCTTCTCTGTTCATCAGTTCAATCACCCTTTCCATTCTGCCACGCCCATAGCGATAGCACCGACAATGAAAACCCACATCATGGGCGCGATACATCCGGCCTGATAGGCGGAGTAGCCAAAGAACATGAGAAGCGATTTCATAACAAACATCCTTTCTTATTCAATCCAGCATTTGCGGTGCTGACGTATTCAACACCGGCTTCTGCCAGGGCTTCATGATAGATTTTCGCAAGCTCTGTATCACCAAATGTTATGGCAACATCAAGAGCCGATTCAATAGCCAAGATTGCCATTGTATCACACCTCTCTAACGGTTTCGACGATATAATCGTCATATTGATTTCCGAACGTAACGTATGCGTCCGGGCTGCACTTGGACAGAGCTTCAATCAATTCTGCTACGGTCATGCTGGTTGTTTTGTGCTCGATGATATCAAGCAGAGCATAGCCGGCGTGATTCTCTCCGTTAATTCTGACAAATTTCATAATAAATCTCCTCTTTTATGTGATTTTCTGAAGTGTTTTCATTCTGCATATTCGCATATTCTATATAATATTTGCATATTTATGCAAAACAAGGCATAAAGAAAACGCCCTGCGATAAATTCACAAGACGTTTGTTGTTGGGTTATTGTGATTCTTAGGAATTGTAGGTATAATCTTCAATCAATTGCACAAGTACAGCTCTTTTCGTTGTTCCCTCTTGCTCAATTTTTGTAGAGAAATCCTCAAAAAGCTTTTTCGGAATCTTGATTGCAAGCTGACTATTCGTTTCCATACGCTTGAGATAATCAGCTCTATATTTACCATCTGCCATAGTCGCACCACCTTTTGATGCAATTATAGCAAACTTTTCATTCTTACGCAAGTTCTGACCACTTGAAACAGTTGCTGACATAATTCACCTTGCCTTTCTACCAGAAGGTACAGGGAAAACAGGCTCAAGAGGACGCATATCACCACGGATTTTTCCAGCACCGCTGCCATCCATGTACTCTGCAATCTTGCCATAGACCTTCTGAGGCCGTCTGTTCATCTCGATAGTTTCACCATAGATCAGGCTGGATGCATTGTTATACTCTGCCGTAAAGGAATCAGTGCGAGTACGGAAAGCCTTAGTGTGTTTCGCTGCCTTCTTGCTCTTGCGATTTGCACTAGCAGACCCAGTGCCAGCAAAACGTGCTGCGTAGCGTCCAGCTTTCTTACGTTCTGATTTCACTGCCATATCAAAATGGACGGTCTCAGGATTTACGCCGATAGGTTCGCTCTTAACGAAGTCAACAACGGTCTGATTATAGGATTTCTCCCACGGAACCAAACCTTTACCAGAACGCCAAACCATACCGATCTGGTTCACTCTGACGACTGCGATAAAACGCAATCCCTCTGCGGTCTGACCATAGTATGCACCAGACGGTACAGAATGACCGTCAAACTTAATCTGACGGTCTGCGTGGTTCTTGCACAGGAACTTTTGCACAGTATTCACTTCTTTCTAATTGATAGTAACGGCTTGCGCCGTAGTGGTAAGGGTTACGTCTTCCCTAGTACCCTTAGTCGCCTAGCATCTATGTAGAATTCTTGCGTGTTCACAGTGGTTGTGTAGTTCACTTACAGGGTCTCTTCTGCGCTGAAGTCGTTGGTGAAGTCCTTGCTCTGAAGGTCTGCCAGCTTAGTCTGAGCAGATTCCAGGCTCTTCTTGACGTCTGCCAGGTCCTTCTCCATGCCCTGCACGGCCTTCATCTTCTTTTCCAGAGTTTTTGCGTTGGTATCCTTCTTGTTCTTGAGGGAGTCCAGCTCCTTCTTAGCACTAGACAGCACCTCTTCTGCATTCTCAACACTCTTAGTAAGGCGCACAACCTTAGAGGACAGCTTGCGGACACTTGCACGGCGGTCACGCTCTGCCATAGAGAGCATAGCAACACCGCTTGCGTTAGCACTAAACCATGCTTCTACCCACTTTACAAATTTGGTCTGAGATTCTGCTTCCGTGTCGTAACCGTGGCCTGCGGTGGTAGCGGTGAATGCACGCACCTTGCCCACGCTCTGCTCAATGAACTGCTCAACAGTGAAGGTTGCAAAGACGTCATCGACCTTGAATGTATCGCCCATGATAGCGGTGGTAAGGCTTGCCAGATCGTTGAAGTAGAAGGTCTTAATCTTCTGAACAGAGTCCGCGTCTGCGGCATAGCGTGCCAGCAAATCAGCGTCCAGATAGACAGCACGGACGGCCTTGCAATAAGTCTCGTACTGCTCTGCGGTGATACCCTTCAAGCAGTCTCTGCCCAGAGCCTTCTCAGAGGTGTTGACTTCCTTGCCACCCTTCTTAAACAGGGCAACAGCGGCACCGGTGGTGCGGTTCTTCTCTGCGGCTGCGGTAGCGTTGAAGTTGATAGCGGACAGAATGGTAGTAGTAGACATAGTATTTTCTCCTTTTATGTGTTATAATGTGTGTACGGACTTCTTGCTATTATGAGCAAGCCAAGTGCTACAGACAAAATTCCAGGTTCTGCCTGTAGCCTATGGTTCGCCCACGATGGGCAAATATGTATGCTGTAAAGCATGGTTTACCCTCTGTCTGCCAAAACAGCCCTTCAACCATGCTTTTTGACTTTTACGGTGGAAAGTCTAACCTTTAATTGTCACGGAAAACCGTCCATTTTTGCTATTGTCTGCGACAAGTCCAAACTTTTGTAGTCCAAACAAAAAGCGCCAAACTTTTGAAGTCCAGCGCCGTCTATTGCGTATCTTTGCAAAAATATTCTGTTTTCTCAACCATGCAAGGTTGCATTGTACCGCCTAAAAGTAACAAACTGATAGCTTGCGTTTGAAACGTTGCCTAAAACGTGGGTTTTAGGATTCTTTCAAAACGGTTAAATTGTTTTTATCCTTCCAGCGCATTCCGTCAATCTGGAATCAGTTCCGACCTGTTTTGCAAGGTGAACCACTTGAACAAATACGGATTCCGACCGCCTTGCCCGCCGTGCCATTTATTCAACCGTTCGACTGATTGAAGGGCTGATTTTGTGTGTACACGTCCGAAACCGTCATACTCTCGACCCGCCTGTTAAACGTGGTATCATGCTTGAGCGCCGTTCCGTACTAATTGCTTTTGCACTTCCTTCCGTTCGGGGAACGACCGCTTGCCATTTGACGATTTGTCGGGGAACTTTCCCGCACCTTCCGACCGTGCGTTGTTCGGGTTTGGATTTCCTTTTCGGTCTAGTCCGTTCCCGTGCCTATACTCTACCACCGGACTAGACAATTTGCAAGGGACTAGACCGTTTTGTAACCTTTTTGTAACCATTTTTCCAGAAAATACCAAAATAGTTTGATCTCGCGCGCGCGTACATATTAGAGTCCCTGGGTGTGCGCCTGGGCGTGTGTGTGCGCACGCACACGGGTACATTATAAAGGCAAATGGTAGAATTTGGTAGAATAGTTACAAGAAAGTAACAAGAATGAAATAGTTATAAAAGTTACAAAATGGTTACAAACGCAATCGAACAATTCATACTAAATTACTATGAATTAAATTAGATATCCTAGCAAAATGCTAGGAATTATATGCTTGATTGGATGTCCTAGTAAAATACTATGAATTAAATCAGCCAGAACAATCCCTAGTAAAGTGCTAGGAATTAGTGCCGGAAAATGAGCATTTCCAGCACTCAAGCCGTGGGGTGCACTTTTCATTTTTTGGACGTTCCCGACAGCAGCAGAAGCCCCCAGTACATCTTTCTTATTCATAATCACCAATTATCAATTTGTTATATTCCATATCACTATACAATTTGCACAACAATCTCCACAAAAATCACCTTCTTTCCAATTCCTATCAAACCTTCCTAATCTCCATCCTATTCCATCCCGGCACTCCATCACACTCTCTACCTTCTCCCCTACCCGGGGTACACTTTTCCCTGGCAAAATCATCCCAAAAATATACTCCTATACCCTCTCCCATATACACTTACAAATCACTTATTTTTCCACTCAAAATACATAAAAATGGCTTAAAATCGCTATTTTTCAATCGGTGACTCATTCGGTAACTAGCTAGAATTTAACGTATTTGCGTTATATTTTGGCTAGTTTTTCTTTTTATTTGTACCTTTTTACCCCTTATTTTATTCCTTTTTGAGCCAATAAAAGCTGAAAAAGTTAGGTTTCATGCGGTTTTTTCCGATGTGTACCATAAATGTACCGAAAATGGCTATTCTTCGGAACATAAAGTACCTATTTGTACCCATCTGTACTCCCCTATCACTATAAATGGACTGATCTGGCATCTGAGAAGCACTCTCAGAGACTCTAAAGACCTACAAGGAGCATGATTGTAGCCTCTGGCAGCTTATACAGAGCACATAGGTCATCTGGATATCCTCAATGGAGAACAACATCTCTCATACAATCTCTAAGAAGGTCAATATATTAGCTACTTGAGCTAAGTATGCAGATGGAACGTAGTGATCGTCAGCTTACTTAGCGATGGTCGCCCGCTCATAGAGCGGAAGCGAGCTTGCGAGCCCTATCTGGAAAGACCATAGTAGATGACACTCCAAAAAACATACCTTATTATTATAGGCGCTGAGAATGTCAGCGTCCTGTGTTGTATAGCTATTGAATTTTTGGCAATTCCATGGTATAATGAGTGTAGATAGCTATATAACACAGGATACGGAAAAGAGATAGTATTAGGATGGTTGTTGTGAATGTTTGTGGTGGATATTTATAGTAGTCTTCCAGACAGGGCGTAGAGAAGGATCTCGCGTCTGCGGACGCTCGTAGGTTTACTCAAATTGAATCTATGTCGCTTACGCTCCATAGCTTCAAGTCGAGTAAACCATTAAAAGATATTTTGTGATAGTTGTACTTGGATTGACGACCATGTATCTTCATACATATATATAATACAGACTCGTCAATCCAACTAAATTGAGTAGGAGGCTATATGGACAAGAAAAAATACGAGATCACATCGGAGATAATAGGTAAATTGAAGGATGGTCAGATTTTTTCTAATTTTTTGGAACTGTCTACTTATCTTAATGTGTTTAGTAAAAATGGAAAGCCACTAGATGGAACTAGCAAAAAACACTTTCTTGAAGAGTTGAATCGTTTCGTTGAGTTTAAAAAGGAAGGAAAACGCTTTGTTATTGTAAAGATTCGTCCAGACAATGAGGTACTTCCTCCTCTACCGACAAGAAATAAAGGAAAATTCTCATTGCGTCTACAGAACCAGATTGCTTACCACTTACTTAAAGAATGTGATTGCAGTAGTTGGATGGAGTTTTTTTGGACACCAACTGCAATACTACGAGCGTGTGGAATGGCTAATAAGAATTTTTATCAATATCCAGAGGATTTACATGGCGAGGATACCTTCTGGGCTGAGATAGTTGGTACACCATTAGAAAGTATTGCTCGTGAGCAAATGGATGAGTTTAGAGAGAATTTAGCAGCAGATGCTGAGACGTTTCAGCAATGTACTAAATCTACAATGGTTGGGTACATTGAGTCTGCGCTTAAATCTATGGCGAAAAACAAGGAAATATTTTTCGAAGACTGCCCTGCTGTGTTTATAAACCATGACCCAGAAGAGTACCATATTCCGTCTGAAGACCAAAAAGCTATTTATATGAAGATGTATACGAATGTGCTTCATGAATTCTATACGTCATCTGGTCGAGTGTGTCAGAGTGAACAAGACGTATTTCTGACCGGACGGCTTCATGAGTTCTATGAAGAGCTAGACAATAGATTCAAGGAAATTTTTACATACGACCTAGCACGACCGATGTACCATATTACGATTGAGCCAAACTCGTTAAAGAGATCTGCTGCACGGACGGAATATAAATTGCAACAGCAAAGTTTCCACGAGATGAATGACGCCATGTGTGAGAATATCCCAACGCTTTCTGCCGTCAGAAGAGGCAGAGCAGTGTTGGAAGAGAATCCAGAATATTATAATAATGCTTCTCAGCCGCCGTTTCGCTTTGTGCATAGACAGTTGAGCGATGAGGTTCTTCAGCTCTTTATAGATGGAATGATTCGTGTTCCTGCGAATTCTGTGATCCCTCGTGCTGGATTTAAATGGTATGGTTCTTATAAAAGATGAGGAAGAAGGTCGATGATAATGAATTTTGATAACCCCTATTGGATTGATTTAAAGGTAACGTATGAGTATTACCAAGCTGCTGGTCGCTTACCAGAGTTCCACAAGAAGCATGTCTGCACAAAATGCCGGTACGAGATTCCGTGCTTCACCACTTGTGATGAGGTGCGATGCAAGTGTCGAGAGTTCAAACCAAAGACTGTGCGGAAGGCTGACAAGTATTTACATATCAATGATTTCATGAACGATGTGGCTACATTTGAGATTAGCTGTACAAAAGAATAAAATATAAGCGTTTTAAGGATGGTCTAATATGACTTTGTTTGATGCAACTTATAAATGTCGCCTTTGTGGAGAGTTGTTTGTCGATTCAAGTACAGGAAATGAAAATTTGGTAACTGATGCAATTTTTGAATTATGGACAAAAGATAAATACTTTCCAAAAGGTTGTGGCATTGGCGTTCATAGATATGTAACGCATCATTGTCCTGATGGCAGTTGGGGAATGGCTGATTTTCAAGGATTTATGAGAAAAGATTGTTAATAAAAGTTACACTCATGAAATCTTATTTATTTAAAATATATTCATACAAGAGGGAGAGACTAATGAAAATTCAATTTGGTAAGTACATTATAAAGAACTGCGATGAGCGGAATCTTGTTATTGTTGAGCAACGGCCAGCTGGCAAGAATCCAAAGACTGGTGAGATGGGCACCGGCATAAAGGAGGTTACGGTCGGCTATTACCCGAACCTTGAATGGGCTTTACATAAGATCAAGGATTTGAATATTTCCGAAAGTGATGCTGATACAGTGGATGTCTTGCTGGCAGAGCTTAAACAGATTGATGAGACGATTCGCCGGGTTGCTAAGGAGGTTAAGTGATGGATAAGTTTATAAATGCAACACGATTGATTGGCGTCCTCGATAGTGCCCTCGCTCGTCCTAGGGCCAGAGGTAATGCAAAGTCTATTGATGATATGTGGTGCGATATGGCAATGCAATACACAAAGCGAATTCTTGAAGAAGAGATATCTGCTGGAGGTGAGTTCCGTCGAGTGGTTCATGCCCACTGGATTGAACATGAGGCGGATTTTGGAGAATCACTGTATTGTGAGTGTTCAAGTTGTCATAACTCTACTGGAATTGACTGTACACTGTTCTGCGGTGCCTGCGGTGCTATTATGGACGAGCAGACGATTACGGTTAAAGACTATTGAGGTTGATGAATGATGCGAACTTACGAGGATGTTGACGCAGAGATTAAACAGCTTGTGCGTGATATGAACAGCTCCAGCTTGACTCGTAATGAATACGAGACTGCTGACGACATGTTGGACGAGCTCTATCAGGAGCGTGAACGACTTTGGCTCAAGGCTATGGAAGATGGCGAGAGCTGCTATCTATAAAAGCCACTTTTATATTTTCTCTTTAGCTATAAAATACAGGATATGTTTAAGAAGAACATGGAGGTGACTGCCGAATGGCAAAGCAGCAAACTTGCCAGAAGTTTGTTTTTAAGATCCATACGAAGCGTCTGGTTGAAGCAAAGTGGGATTTGACTCTACCATTAGATGAGGCTAGACGAAACCACGAGATCATCTCGCTGGCTGATAGCACTGTTTTACGATGGATTGATGAGTTGAATGGTGTTACGGATGCAGAGGCTAAAGCACGGAGCATTAAGCGTAGAATCAAGATGCTGCGGAATGAGCCGTCTTGCTTAGAAAACCGCCGGGAGATTCGGAGGCTGTATACTGAACTGGACGCAGTTCAATTCAAGCCGGATTATATGTGTCTGGTGGTTGATAAGAAGAATGATTACCGCCGTGCATGTTCTCCAAAGGGGTTTAAAATCAATGGAATCACGTATCGCCGTCTGGTTGGGACTACCGGTGGTGTTAAGAATAGCACGATTGTGTTTGTGAGCGACCGTCTTGTTGGTGAGATCCGCAAGCGAATTGATAATGGCCGTAACAAAGGAATGGAGTTTATTCCGGCAAAGTTGGAAGCATATCGGGCACTCGCCTGCTCTGCCTCAATCCCTGTTACTGATCCAGATGGCATTCTGGTTGTGGATGATTGCTATACTCATTTTAAAGACCATGTGATTATCCTGGATGATGGTGTGTCTGGTGAGCCTACGATGGTCGAAGATCCTGAACATGATTGCGAACTGTGTGCCAGCGATGGTTTTGGTCTTATCAGCTATGACCTTGCCCAACAATGGAGCGAAGATTTGAAGCTACCGTCAACTGCGTCTGGATTCTGTGTGCGTAACGCCTTTTGTAAGGGAATGCTATTCCCCTTCCCTTTCCGTGAGTTCGCCAAGAAGGTTGCCAAAAAGAACATGATTAAGGATTCTTGGGGAAACTACAAGGACATCAATCGTGTTCAGGTAATTCTTACAACATCCATGTTGAAGCTCTGGGATAGTTACCACAGTTGTGAGGACTACTTCGAGAATTGCCGAGAGAATCATTATCACTTCTCTGTAACGAAAACCTGTGAATTGGAGCTTGATGAGGAACGCAATTTGAATTATCAGTTCATCCAAAGTTACCAGCTGACGAACGATAAGATTAGAGAATTGGTTAAACCTACTCTGGACGAAATTAAGAGTGTCATGGGCGGTGATTGGCGTAAAGCACTGCTGTACCTGCGTGGAAGCGGGATGCGTGATGATCCGAATTACATAAACAGTCTGGAGAATGATTACATAAAGGCTCTTATGATTGAGCCGGAAATGATTAACGACCCTTATGTGCAGAATCGGATTCGGTATTTCATTAAAAAACGGATTTCCCAAGCAAAAACGGGTGTTGTAAAGGTGCGAGGTAATTTCCAAGTGGCAAGTGGAGACCCTTATGCGCTCTGTCAATCTATCTTTGGAATGGAAGTTACTGGTTTGTTAAAAGCCGGAGAAATCTATAGCAGATTTTGGAATGATAGGGATGTCAAACGAGTAGCTTGCTTCAGAGCACCGATGTCATGTCATAACAATATTGTTCTTCGGAATCTGAACTCTAATGATGATTGTAAAAACTGGTATCGTTATATGAAGACGGTAACAATTCTTAGTGCATGGGACAATACCTGTGCTGCTTTGAATGGCGCAGATTTTGATGGCGACCTTATTTTTAGCACAGATAATGATGTGCTTATCAGGAATAAAAGAGAGACACCGACTCTTTTGTGTGTTCAGAAAAAAGGAGAAAAGAAGATTCCTACTGAGGATGATTTAGCAGAATCGAATGCTGCTGGATTTGGCAATGACGTTGGTTCGACAACGAACCACATTACCTCAATGGGTGATGTTCAAAGTCAGTTTGAGCCGGGAAGCCGAGAGTATGAAGAACTGGATTATCGTATCATGTGTGGTCAGCTATATCAGCAGAATGTTTTGGACGCTGTGAAAGGGGTCAAATGCAAGCCAATGCCACGGTATTGGTACGATTTGAAAGCTTGTACTGTTAAAGACGATGATAATCCTGACACCATTGAGGATAAGAAGCTTTGGAGTAGTATTTGCGCATGGCGTAAGCCATACTTTATGAGCTACATCTACCCTGCTCAGATGCGTGATTACAAGCAGTATGTGGCCGCAGCTCGCAAGCGTATCAAGTGGGATGGGTTTGCAGGTCTGGATGAGATTACGCAAAAGACCGTCAAGGACGATGTGGATGAAATGGTTATTCAGTATTACCTCTATCGGATGCCGGTCGGAATCAATTCTTGTACCATGAACCGCCTGTGCTGGACTGTTGAGGACGAGCTGGAAGATTTTGAAGAAGAACTTAAGATAAAGCGCAAGTTTGATTACGACTCGCTCAAGTCTGGCGTTGAGTACACCAATTCTCAATACTATGGTATCCGCTCTATTTTTAAGGATTACTTGAGGTTTGCTCGTGGTAACGCAATCTATTCTGGCAACGGAAATAATAATAAAGAAACCGGTGCAGGCCGCAAGGAGCGCATTGCGCTGTATCAGGAAAGTATGTTCCGCAATCTTCACGACAAGTGTTCCAATGACGATGTGCTCTGCGACATCCTGCTTGATCTCTGTAAGAAGAATGCATCCAGTATTGCAATCGTATGGGAGCTGTTTCACGGTACTTTGATTAAACGCTTATTGGAACGTCATGATGGTATGGTACATTCTCTTGTACAGGACGAGAATGGCGATATTGAATATGATGGTAAGCGTTTTAAGGATGTGTTGGTTGACATGAATAGCAAGGAGGATGTGGATGATTGTATTGAATGAAGTTCTTTATGCTGAAGAGTGGTTAGAGAAGGATGTGCCTTGGAAGAAAGCAGGGCATGTTTTGCATTATATTGCGAAGTATTATTTCTATAAGGGATACTCAAAGGATGAAGTAAGAGAAAAGCTCAACGAGTATATGTTGCGTCATTTTGAAGGGTACAATAAGGTTCTGGATAGAGAACTAATTGATAAAGCAATTGCTTCTGCTAAGGGTCGTCCTATGGTGGAACTTGATGGTGTGTGCATTACGAAAGCAGAGGTTGAGAAGATTCAAGCACTTGAAGGTAAGCAGATGCAGCGCCTGATGTTCACGATGCTGTGTCTGGCGAAATACCATATTGCCGTTAATGAAAAATGCAACTACTGGATTACGGAAGACACGGCAGATATTTTCAGGATGGCAAACGTATCCGTGAATGAGAAAAAACAGAACGAGATGATTTGTGAGTTACATAATCTTGGTTTTATTGGGTTTGCCAGCTTGAAAAAGATTGACAACTTGAATATCCATATTTTGATTGCGGAGCCGGATTCTCCTCATGAGATTTTCGTGGACGATTTTGAGAATGCTGGTATTCTGTGGAACCAGTATTGTGGGAAAGAATACATCAAGTGTGATTGTTGCGGAAAGATGGTTGCTCGCACTGGACGCAGACAAAAATACTGTCGTAAGTGCGCCAAAAACGTAAATATCGAGAAAACTGCACAAAATAGAAAAATGTTTGATTTATGAAATGCAAAAAAGTGTGATATTTCAACGTAGATACGTTATAATTTTACATATATAGAGTAAAACACAGTGCGGAAAGTTATGGTAGGGAGAGAGCGAGGACGCTTGTTTTCTTCCTACCTATTTTATTTTGAAAGGGTGTTTTACCTAAATGATTGAGATTACCAAAGCAGAAGCAAAGGAAATTCGCAAGGTTTATCCGAAGGTTTTCATTGCAAAAACTCGACATAAGCGATTTATTGAAGAGTCTGTTCGTTATCTGGAACTGATTCCGTTTAATATTGAAGCTCGTGAAATTGTTGAGCGTGCCAAGCGTGGCATTCGAGACTAATTTATGAAAGAACGAGGTACAGACTTTGGATTTTGAAATTCAGCTGCCCGAGGAGATCACCAACCTGATGAATGGTGGCGGTCTCCCCTCTCCTGAGACGATGAACTTCTACGTTGATGAGAAGGATCGCATCTTCTTTATTGACTTTGAGATTGACCAGTCTCTGATTGAAATTGAGCGCAAGATTCTGCAGTACAACCGTATTGATAAGGACACTCCTGTTGAGAAGCGTAAGCCTATTAAGCTGTTTATTTACAGCTATGGTGGCGAGCTGGATGCAATGTTTAGCTTTATTGATGTTGTTGCGCTGAGCAAGACTCCTGTTTGGACGATTAACGCAGGTATTGCAATGAGCGCTGCTCTTGTGATGCTGTTGTCTGGTCAGAAGCGCTTTGCCCTGCCTCATTCTACTGCACTGATTCACAGTGGCTCTGGCGGTACTCAGGGTACTTTTGAGCAGTCTAAGATGGCTATGGACTACTATGAGAAGCAGGTTGTAAAGATGCGTGAGTATATTATGGCTCACTCTACCATTGATAAGAAGACTATGACCAAGAATAAAGCGAAGGATTGGTATCTGGACGCTAATGAGCAGGTCAACTTTGGCATTGTAGATAAGATTTGCGATGATGTGGATGAATTCAATTAAGGGAGAGTTGTAATATATGGCTTCTGATAAGACTGAAATGCGTAAGAAGAAGGATATTCCGCAGAGTCTGGATGTTTACTCCAGTTTTTATGGAATGGAACTTGATGAGAAGCAGAAGGCGTATCGTGACAGTATTTGGGACCCAAATATTGATGTTGTTTTCTGCAATGCCCGTGCTGGCACTGGCAAAACCACTATCGCTGTAGGCGTAGCGAATTTGCTTGTGCAATACGGTCTGTATGATGGTATTGTCTATATCGTATCTCCCACTCAGGAGGAAAAACAGGGCTATCTTCCGGGAACCCAGGAGCAAAAAAGCGCTCCGTATATGGAACCTCTATATGAAGCTTTAAAAACCATTGGTGTAAATCCTGATAGGGTTATTCAAAGTGAGGATAATCCTGAAAGTGAGAAGTATGGTGCGTATATTCAGGCTGCAACTCATACCTATATGCGAGGAATAAACTTCGATAACAAGGTAATTTTGACCGACGAAACGCAGAATATGTACAATTCCGATCTAAAGAAGGTTCTTACGAGAGCAAAATCGAACTGTAAGGTGATCTGTATCGGTCATGCAGGACAGTGTGATCTATACAAGCATCCTGAAAACTCAGGTTTTGAAGTTTATCTTGAACATTTTCGTGGACATGATAGGACTGCAATTTGCGAACTGACAACGAACCATCGAGGATGGATTAGTCAGTGGGCTGATATGCTGGAATTTTGAAATAAACTATAAGGGAGAATAAAATTATGGTTGCTAAGAAGAGTGTTGTTTTTAAGAACGCTATTATTGATACTGCCGAGGGCACTATCACCGAGATCACCAAGGACGGCGAGAGCGTCTTCAATCTGAAGGAAGCTCTGGCAAAGTGGGATGGTATTGAGGGCGTCACCATCAATATTTCTACTTCTGATGAGCTGCTGGACGATCCGGCTTGATGCCAATGGGTTGCTATAATAAACGGCCAGAAGAAACGAGCGATGACTTCTTTGTAAGAATCGGGAATGCTGTTCTGGCTAGAGAGTTGACTTGGGATGGCGCATCCAAGGTGCTCAATGATGAGCTGGGCAAGAATTTTGGTGAGTGCGCATATCGCAAGCGTTTTAAGGCATTCCGTGCGGGTATGCAGTATCAGGAGTCCTTATCTAATAGAGATGTAGGAACCTGTATTCTGTCCATTTCGGACCTACATATTCCATTCCAGAAGCCCATTGAGACTTTTAGTGAGTATGCTGGAAAGATTGATATCCTTCAGGTAAACGGAGATCTGGTAGACTGCAGCTCCATTTCTCGCTTCCTAAAAGTATATCGTAAAAGTCCAATGGAGGAAATCCTAATTGCTCGTCAGTATATGATTGACCTGATTGAAATGCTTCAGCCCAAGAAGGTTGTTATCAATTATGGCAATCATGACTTACGCTTCCAGAATTATCTTGCTAAGAATCTGGACACCGACTTGCTTGAACTGATGCCAAAGACATCTTTGGAGCTTATTTTTGTTGATGGTTTTAACCATTACAACAAGGAGCTTCATACAAAGGTTCATTACGATCCTCTGATTGATGTTTTTAAGGATAGTGGTATCGAGATTGTCTATAACGATACTTGGTTTAGTTTCGTTGGTGAAACAATTTTTGTGCATCCACTTGCTTATTCTAGCGGTATGTTGAAAACAGCAGAAAAGGCATATCGGTATTTTAAGGATAATGATTATTTCTTTGATACTATCGTGATGGCACACACTCATAAAACAGGTCATTATGATATCGGTAATTCTGTAATTTATGAGCAGGGCTGTTGTTGTGAGACGTCAAAAATGGATTATGCAGATGGAAAATTAACACCATCTCAGCGAGAAGGATTTATCCTGGTTTATCAGGATAAATTCGGAAGGCTGAATGAAGATAAGACGCACATTGTACGTCTAAATTAAAAAGCGGTGAGCCCCTACCACTAAACGGGGAATTAAAAAAGAAGTACGATCGCAAGGTCTGCTTGGGACATCATTTGTTGTCTCCTTTTCTATGTGCTGGGGCGATTGCTCCAGCTTATTGTGCCAGTGTAGTTCAGTTGGTAGAACGCGGGTTTTGTAATCCTGATGCCTTTATGGATTTCGCATGTTCAAGTCATGTCACTGGCTCCATGCCACTTTAATTCAGTAGATAGAATAATGTGTTCGTACCACATATGTCGTAGGTTTGATTCCTACAGGTGGCTCCAAGCTGTGCGGTCAATAGTTGCTACCGCCTAGACCAACTTAATCTACGGATGGTTGGATGCAAAGTAGTTCTGCGGAATGAAATGATAAGCTATTCGTGTTTCGCTACGTTAATGCGAGCGTTAAAAGCCTAAAACAAGCGTTTTATCGACACGAGAACAATTCAACTTAGCTCGGATGGTTTGATGAATGCTTGTTTTATATGGGGATGTAGCTCAGTGGCTAGAGCGCGGGAAACTGATCAACCTGAGAGGCCGAGGGTTCGAGTCCTTCCATCTCCATGACTATATTGCTATTCCCTACTCTTCGAAAACAAGAAGCAGCAATATATGGAAAGTGGGGCTATTATGGCATCATGGCAGAGTCTGGTTTATTGCGAATGGCCTGAACCCATTTGTGCCGTAAGGCACCGGAGGTTCGAATCCTCCTGATGTCGTGTCCTTCTCCCGGAGGGCTTGTAATTAAAACCGGTTCCCTACCACCGGCTAAAAGGTAGGTTTTATTTAGGTTGGTGTGCCGAACGGTGAAGGCAGCGGACTGTAACTCCGTGACATTAGAAACGTTGTAAGTTCGAATCTTACTCAACCTACCAACAAAATGGTCTCCAATTCGCGGTTGGAGACAAGTCCGAAGTCAAACTATGACCAACCTGTGGTGCGCACACGATTGCGAGATAGGTGACACTTAGGCACCATACAACGCAGAGTGGAGCAGTCAGGTAGCTCGTCTGGTTCATACCCAGAAGGTCGGTGGTTCGAATCCACCCTCTGCACCCAACATCTCCTCTTTTGCAAGCCTGCCGTCAGTTTTCTACTCCCTCTGGCGGTAGGTTTATTTTGATTATTATGCCGGTTTGCCGGCAGGGCGAGGTATGCTCACGACATTTATGTCGGTAACATAGCAAGCTCAAATAGATGATTAGTCTCTCACTCGCCTACTTGCAGTGCGTACCATATGAGAGACGCTTTTTAAGAACAGAACCTATCAAGCCTCTCAACGATGCGTATCATGATAGGTCTTTTATAGAATGAAATCCACCCGGCCTCCCAGATTATTGGTGCTCATGAGGGTGGATCTTTTGTTTGCCGTAGGATGTGCGCACGTTCTACGGCTTTTATTTTGATTTTGAACGGAGGTGTTTGTTTGCCTAGAAAGAAAAAGGTTGTTGAAGATGGCGTTATTCTTGAGGGAACCGAAAACAAAAAGACATTCAAATGCCTGCGTTGTGGTAAAGAATATGATGTCGCCATGGGGCATTTTTACCGAATAACATATTCTCCATTGTTTAAGGCAAATGATGGATATGCTCCCATCTGTAAAGAATGCGTTAATGAAATGTTTGATGATTTTTCAAGACGCTTTGGAAGCGATAGAACTGCTTGTATGCTAATGTGTCATGTTCTGGACGTTCCTTTTTATAATAGTCTTTACGATTCCGTTGTAAGCAATTCTGGAACATGTAGGCCAGGAACTTATAACCGTCTCGTGGTGAACATGAAGAACTTCCAGTTCCAGACGTTTACCAACACTCTCGTGAATGGTGAGCTGAATAAAAACGCTCTCGATTTACAGGAAGAGAAGGAACAGAAGTGGTCGAAGGCAGAGATTCAAGCAAAGGATGACTGTATTTCTGTTGTTGGGTACGACCCATTTGATGGTTACAACGAGGGTGACCGTCGCTATTTGTTTAGTGAACTCATAAAGTATTTTGAGGATGGTATTGAGGACGACCCGTTCAAGCTATCCCAAATTGTTCAGGTCGTGAACAATAATAACCAGATACGTCAAATCGACTTGCAGATTGCCCGCTTAAATCCGATGAACTCGGCTGAAGCAATTAAGAGCCTGAATGATATTAAGGTTAAGCTAGTTTCTAATAACGACAAGATTGCCAAGGAGAATGAGATTTCTGTCAAGAACCGTTCCAACAAGGATGCCGGACGTAATACGCTTACATTCTTGATGAAGGATATGCGTGAAAAGGATATCGCTGGCGCAGAAGCGAACTTCTACGATCAGTTACGGTCTCCGGGCACTCAATGGGCGGCAGATATGAGTTTTAAGGCAATCAAGGAAAACGCTTTCTTTGACGAAAACGACCAGCAGGAAATTTTCGATACACAGAGAGAACTAATTGATAAGTTCCAGAAAGAAAGTGATGACGCTAAGGAAAAATACAGGCTGTCTCTTATCGAGAATCAGCGGCTCAAGGAGCTGTTGGAAGATGCCGGTATTGACGCAAGCGCAAAAGATACGGATGGTGATGCCGTATGAGAATGAAACAAAGAGCGCCTATCATTACAGCCGTAAAACGTAAGATTTATGAGTGTGATGCGGCAACGATTGCATTCTATCGGCGCAATCCTGTTATTGCGGCCAGAGATTTATTGGGCATTCAACTATTTGACGCTCAGGCATATATGCTGGAACAGAGCTGGAATGCAAGTCATGTTCTTTGGGCGTGTAGTCGAAACTTTGGCAAGTCTTTTGTAGGTTCTGTTTTTATTCTACTGAAGGCTATGTTGTATGAAAACCAAGCTATTTATATTGTAAGTAGCGTTGGTGATCAGAGTAAGGTAAGTTGCCTCACATATACAGAGATGTGTGTGTGCTTCTTGGTTAATTGCAGGTAATTGGTAAAGCTCTACACTAAAGCGGAATCGGAAACGACAAACGTAAATGTGCGAAAGTAGAAAAAACGTAGAGATGAGTTATGCTGAAATAAAAGCGTCTTATGGCGTGCTAAAGCTCGTAACAATCCATGTTCATGCAGCCACTGCCCGTAACGTCTATATGACAGGGTGAGGTTCAACGACTATCTCCTTGTGGGAGAGTAAAACCGCAAGCTTATGGCGGAGGAAAAATCAAGCTCCAAATTTATTTTGGATGATGAAATAGTCTATTCACGACAAGAAATTGTGTGGCTGTTTATGCAGCAATGTACAGTTGCGATGTACATTAAATATATTCAGAAACTTTTAATAAAATCGAAGAAATTGTCACTCGTGTTGGTAAAACAGCTGCGTCTATCCGTAGTCTGCAAGATATTGCAGAGAAAGAAACGAAAAAGTCTGCAACCAATAAGAGTGGCTTTAGTCATAATCCCGCCGGGTATGTTGTTGAGTTTTACAACGGTAGTTCCATTAACACGCTAAACTCCAACCCGGATTCTAATCGATCCCGTCGTGCAACTCTTGTGTTTTTTGACGAGGCTGCGTTTTGCTCTGACGAACTGATTGTTGTCTGTGAAGCTTTTGCCACTCAGAATACTGACTTCGTGACTGATACGGATGATTCTTATAACCCTGAAACTCAGCCTCGCAAGGTTCCTACACAGCTTGTGTATGCTTCGAGTCAGGATACAATGGATAAACTATTCTATCGTTATTACAAAAACTTTGCAAAGCGTATGATTGCAGGTGACCGTGATTATTTTGTTTGTGACATGATTTGTGATGTTGCAATTCAGGTTTATATGAACGGCAAGCCGTACAAGGCTCTGCTGACGAGAGATAAAGTTGAAGCAGCTCTAAAGTCAAATAAAATGAAGGCGTTGCGTGAATATTATAATCGACCAAGCCGTGATGGTGGCGTAAACCAGATCATCAAATGGGGCACAGTTCGTCGCAATGAGCGAAAATATATACCACAGCTTTATTGGGATAAGAACTATCAGTATATTCTTGCGTTTGATCCTGCACGCACAATGGATAACTCTATTGTTGGCGTTATGCGTATTTATAACGATCCAGAAAATGGCATGTGTGGCGACATTATAAATTGCGTGAACATGGTTGACCTTGCGAATGAGAAAAAAATCAAACTCGATTCTAATCGTCAGCTTGAGCAGTTGCATGAGTTGATTCTACATTACAATGGTCAAAATCCTGATTACGAGTACATTGATAGATTGATGATTGACCAAGGCGCAGGCGGCGGCGGTACTTCGACCTATGCAGATGGATTGCTTAATAATTGGACCGATAAGTCAGGTGCAGAACATCGCGGCTTTATTGACGCAAATCATGAACTATATGAAGGATATGATGCCCGTTACCCAGATGCTGTTGATAAGTTACGTCTAATTAGTCCTCGTAAATTCCGTACTGCAATGGTTGAGGAATTTATTGAGCTGATGAATCTTGGTGTCATTCACTTCCCTCTTGAATATAACGGTGGAGATTACGTTCAGGTAGTAGACGGTGTGGATAAATCAACTGGTCAAGAAATTTTGAAGACGCATGAGCTTTCCTTAGAGGAACAGACTGCGTGGGTTAACATTGACTTGATGAAGAACGAGATTACAAGTATTCAGAAAACGACAAACTCTGAAAATACGACCGTAACATATGCTTTGGCACCCGACGTTGCAAATAAAATCCACGATGATAGGTTCTATGTTGCGATTTTGCTTGCTCATCGTCTATACGAATTACGTCGTAAAGATAAAGTGCGTCAGTCTGCGGTGGAGACAATGACTACTCCGCCGATTTGCATTTCTAACATTGACTTCTAAGCAGAGGAGGTGAAAATGTGGCAAGAAAGAAAAAGGAAGATTTTGATGTCGTGACTGCTTCACAGACAGATGATGGTACTGTTGTGCTTACATCTGTAAACGAGCTTTCAGAAGAAAGAATGGATAATGTTATCCGCCATGCTATCGCATCCTATGATCCTGAAAATAAGCAATATAGTACATACCTGAAAATTTCAGCCTCTTCTGAAACGCTGACGGTTGACCGAATTGATGAACTTGCACGAGGGCTACAGTCAAGCCTGACGAATGTGCAGACGGTCAATGGTATTATCCGTAATTACATCAATAAGGATGATCTGATTGGCATTACTTATGATGCGATTGAGGCGAATGTTAATACGGAGTTCAAATGCAGTTTCGCGCAGTTCCCCGAGCAGCGTAATAAGACAAAACAGGTAAATTATGCCCGTGAAGTGATTGATGATTTCAACGCGCAAATCAATGTGCGAAGTCTGCTGCGTGCCGCCATTCCGATGACTTATGCAGAGGGTACTTACATTACATATCTGCGTCAGAAGGATGAGAACTACATTGTAGACTACTATCCTCTTGGTATTGCTGAGATAAGTGATTACTTATCAAATGGACAGCCTGTTGTGCTTATCAATATGTCTAAGCTGAAATCCGCTTTGAGCAAATCTATGCTGAAGGATAAGAAGAATAAAGCACTATTCTTTGAAAATCAGGAGACCGAGATTCAAAACAACTATCCAGATGAGGTGTATCAGGCGTTTAAGAATGGTGATACATATGCAAAATTGGATGTTGACCATTGTGGTGTGATTCGTATTGGCAACATGGGGCAGAAATATGGTGTCTCTCCACTGTTCCGCGCCTTACGTCCGGCATTGATGCTTGAGACTTTTGATACTTCAGACCGTGTAAATGCTAAGGCAAAGGCAAAGAAAATTATCTTGCAACAGCTTGATCCTGCATTGATGGGTCCAAATAACGACAAGAAGGGTTTTGCTGAACAGGTGACGGCACACGATAACCTGTTGCGTGCATGGAAGCAAAATACCGTGCTTGTGACGACCGCTCCTTATGTAAAGGATGTCAGGTATGTTGAGCCAAAAGTTGAGATGACAAATATCGAGACTGTCAAACAGTATCGCAATCGAGAAATGGCTGCTTTGGGTATTAGTTTCTTGAATACTGATGGTCAACAGACTGTTTCAACTGCAAAGGTGTCTCTTGACCAGCTGATGAAAAATATCGGTAAGATTGCAGAACAGATTGAAGATGTATTAAAGCGATGGTATCGTATTCGCCTCGAAGATGCAGGTGTAGACCCGATGTACTGCCCTGATGTGAAGGTCTCTACTACTGAAATGATGGGTATGGAGATGAAGAAGGCGATTGCTCAGTTCCTGTTCACCACTTTGAACTGTTCTTACAAGACTGCTTACGAGTATATGGGACTTCATGCTGAGGACGAACTACGCAAGCGTCAGGCTGAAACTGAGGAAGGTTATGACGATGTATTTGTGGCTCGCCAGACCTCTTATACATCGACCGGTAGTTCCGGCGGTGGTGGTGACAGTGATAAAAAGACAGGCCGTCCAAAGGGCGAGGAAACTGAAAAACAAATTTATGACCAGCAGAGAAATGAAGATAGTAAGTGAGGTGATGAATGATGAGTAAGGAGTATTTCTATAGTAGAAATATCTGTTGCTCTGAGATTACGGAGCATCCAGACCACTATCTTGCCAAGTTTGTCATCTGTGACTTTTCAGTAAATGGGAATCAGGTTGCTTTGAACCGTGACACTATTGAAAGTTGGATGAGTACACTGGTTGGCAACCCGCTTGTTGGTAAGTTGGTCGTAGCTCCAAAGGGTGAACTGGATTTTTCCGGTCACAATATGAAAGTCGTCACCAGAAAAGATAATGATGGCAATGAATATAAAACTGCTGAATTTGACACTGATGCATTCGGTAGTTTTCAGTCGGTCGGTATCGAGAAAATTGACGATACCGACTTTATTGTTGCCTCTTGTAAGATCTGGAAGCGATATCCAAAGGCTTGTGCGACGATTCTGCGCCGTATTGAGAGCGGCACATTAAATACCAGTTGGGAAATCGATGTGCTGAAAGCTCATAAGGGAATCGTGGGTGGCCGCATGGCAAAAATTATTGACGATGGCGTGTTTACTGCACATTGCTTGCTTGGTGCAAATGTTGAACCGGCATACAAGTGCTCTAAGCTGCTTGAAGTCGCTGAAACCGATTTTGGTCTTGAATTGGCAAATGCCTATATCGAGGACACAAAAGAGATTTCAAATATAGAATCTAATGAAAAGGAGGCAAAAAATTTGGAACTGAATAAGGATAAGGAGACTCAGACCGCACAGGTTGAGAATCCAACCGAGACTGAGCAGTCGGAGAAGACTGTTACTGAGTCTACCACCGAGCCCACCACTCCGGCAGATCCTGACGTTCAGACGTCCGAGGAAAGCGGTGAAACCCCTCCCCCGACTGATTCTGAAACAGGCACTGAGCCTGCTGGTGAGCCAGAGCCGGAGTCTACCACTGAGACTTCCAGTTTGACAGGTCATGACCTGTACGAGAAGCTAAATGAGGCTGTTGTGAAGTTTAATTCAGATATGTATCTGGCAGAAGTGTTCCCCGAAGATCACACTATCTGGTGTAAGAAATTCGGTCGTTGTATGAACGATTTGGATTACATCATGTTCTCTTACACTGTTGAGGGTAATGAGGTTTCTCTTGGCGAGCCGCAGCATATCACTCTGACTGTTTCTATTTCTGATGTTAATACAAAGATTGCGGAGCTGAATAACACTATTGCAAGTCTTAATACTGAATTGCAGAGTGCAAAGGAGGAGGTTGCTTCTCTGGCTCCGTATAAGGATCAGGCAGAGAGAGCAGAGGCAGAAAAAGCGGCTGCAGAGCTTGCACAGAAGAAGGAGGATCTGCGTCAGTACGCGCTCTCCAGCAAGATGATTACTGAAGCTGAGGTTTCCGATGGTGGTAACTACGCAAGTCTGATTGAGGATCTGGACGAAACCGGCATTAAGAGTGTGATTGCCGAGCGTTGCGTTGAAGCCGCAAAGAAGGCTTCTGCTGAAAAGAAGATTGAGACCTCTGAGGTACATAAGTCTGAGAGCATCAAGCTGAATTTGAATGAAACCAAGTATAACACCACTAACGCTAACAAGCGTGACGCATGGCGGGAATATTTGGGTAAGTAATAACATTTAAGAGAAAGGAAAAATATTATGATTCGTGAACTGATGGTGAACGGCGCGAAGAATATTCCCGCTAACTATGCCGCAAAGGTCGATATGGTCACCGGTATGGGTGTTCAGGTTGACCACAAGGCTGGTCAGGTTAAGTTCCCTGACGCAGCTACCGCCGAGGGCATCGAGATGGTTGCCCATGAGTTTATCCCGGAGGGCATCTATGCAAGCCAGACTAATTTTGATGACTATGATAAGATGGTCACCGAGATTAAGGCAGGTGCGCTGGTGAAGCGCGTTCCTCTGTATGCTGGCGAGCTGTACGGCACCGACCAGTACAAGGATGGCGATGCACAGGATACCAATATCGGCAAGCTGCTGGAGGTCAACACTGACGGTAAGTGGCAGGTTGCTACTACTGGTACTTCTCGTTTTGAGTTTGCTGGTGTGATGGATGACAACGGCCACAAGCTGATTATGATTAGTGTGCTGCCCGAGGCAAAGACTGTTGCTTGATTGAGAGAAAAATCTTGAATATGATACGTGAAATTTAAGGCTATCGTCTTTTGGCGGTAGCTCTTTTATTTTGCGCGAAGAGAAAGGAAATGAATTATGGCACTGAATATTGAAGTGGCCGAGCTGATGAAGCAGCCTGGTCGTGTTTATGAAGTTGCTGAGAAGACTCAGTACAATCGCACTATGGATGCCGAGGACAAGGAAATTGCTGAGGTTGTTGGCGCTCATGTTGAGGAGCTGATTGATAAGGGCGACCCCAACAAGGAGATTGCTCAGTTTGTTAACCGCACCGTGACTGATGAGCTGTATGGTGCGCCTGATGAGTTGCTGGACTCCATGTTTGATCGTGGCAATGTTGGTGAGTTTGATGATTACGAGGCAGGTCGTACTGTTAAGAACACTCTGAAGGCTTATGATGCAGCTAAGGGCGGCAACGTGCCGAAGTCTTACCTGCACTACGAGACTATTAAGCCCGTCTGGCGTAATAAGCAGATCGAAGCTGATCTTAGCTTTGTGGAAGTAAGACGTAATGCTTGGAAGAGTGTGGCGACTCTGACCACCTTTATGACTGAGGCTCTGAAGAACCAGATGTTCTATGACATCTTTAGCATGGTTGATGACGCTATCACTGGTGGAGAGCAGAAGATCGATGCACAGGGTAAGGAGCCCACTATGCAGGACATGGACGCTCTGGCTCTGTATCTGAATGAGTATGCCAATGGTGGTAATCCCTTCACTGTCAGCCTGATGAAGTATTGTGCCAAGATGCGTCGTATGACCGGTTACGCTGAGTATCTGTCTGACGCAGCTAAGGACGAGTTCAACCGTTATGGTCTGGTTAAGACTTATGATGGTGTTGCTATCACTGGTATTAGCTCTGCTAAGAAGCTGGGTGATGGTTCCCTGCTGATCCCGGATAAGCGGATCTATGGTATCGCTGGCAAGATCGGTCGCCTTGACATGAAGGGTGAGACTCATACTTACGAGGATCACGACAACAACAACGAGAAGATTCATCTGATGGTCAAGGACTTCACATTCGGCTACAGCATTGATCATATCGAGCGTGTTGCTAAGATTGTTCTGCAGTAATTTTTACCAAAGGCAAATCTGGGCGGAGACTTTTCGGTCTCCGCTTTTATAGAAAAGGAGACAAATTATGAGTTCCGTGATGGAAAAGAAGTTTATTGACGTTCTGAACTGCGACGATAACGTGGTTACCATTTCGTCACTGAACGGTAAGGGCTATACTTTCGAGTCCGGTAGTGTGGAAGAGCCTTGTGTGATTCCTATTCCGCCGGAGGAGATCATGTATATGAACAGTACTTGTTCTGCGTTCAAGAATGGTGTTCTGCGTTTTCGCCCTGAAGAGCAGAATGAAATCTTTAAGGCTATTGGCATTAAGGGTGACGATGTTCTATTCATTGAGGATATCGATGATGCGATTCTGAATCCAACTGTCGAGAATCTTCAGCGTATGATTGACATTAAGGATGGTGCTCAGTTTGAGCGTATCCGTGGTCGCTTTTATCGTATGACCAATGCCGGTGAAGACCTGTCTACTAAGGTCAAGCGTCTGATTGATGAGCGTTATAAGGAGTTGCGTGCTGGCAAGCGTAACAGTGAACTGTCTGTTGTGCCTGCAGCTAAGTCTGCCCCTGCTGATGTTCAGGCAGAACTTGAGACTGCAAAGAATCAGATGGCTGAAATGCAGAAGCAGATGCAGGCTATGATGGCACAGATGCAATCTATTATGATGGCAGGTGCGCAGCCTGTTGCACAGGACAGCTCTGCAGAAAAGTCTGCTGTCAAGCGTGGCCGTAAGAAGGCAGAGGCAGAAAAGGCGGAGGTCGTTCCCGCCGAGTAAGATTGGAGGGATAGTGTGACCGCATTTTCGGAAATATACGACAAGTTCTATGAGCTGGTTGAAACTGATAGTAATTTCTTTCAGTATTTTGACCTGAGCGAGAATGAAGTAAGAAACCTTGTGCATGACCGTGCAAAGAGTTATTTAATGGAGTCACTTTCTGTTATTTTCAGAAATATTGAGCCTGAAGAGAATTTTAGCTTTGATGATTATGATTCTGAGCTAGAGGAATTCAATTCAGACCTTACATACGACGAAATTGATATGCTTGCACACCTGATGCTGGAGCAGCATTTCAAACGAGAGTTTGGAAAGCTAAAGGCATTCAGCGCACAAGATCTTCCTACAAGTTTACAGGTATTCTCCCCTGCTAATGAGCGTGCGAGTATTCGTGCCCTTGTGAAAGACATCCATGAGGAGAATATGACAATGTTGGATAACTATATGGCAAAAGACCGCTCGACCCGTAAGCGTAAGACCATCGACTATGATACATACGCTTCCTACTCTGAGTAAGGAGGTATATCGATGGACTTTTATACGAGGGCACGAGCTGTTGGTGGTGCCGCAAAGATGTCTAACAAAAAGGATGTCAAAATTGCTTTTGCAAAACGTGACTTTGCTGCACACTTCAAGGATAGTGTTGACTACGAGGATAGCACTCTAGTAAATGGTTTGCCCCAGAAGCTGGTCGTTAGCCGTAGTAATAGTATTGTTAAGGAAAAGAAGATCTGGGCTTATCCAGGTGATTCATTGAATCTTGGTGATATTGTGGATTGCTACAATTGTAAATGGTTGGTAACTGAGATTGAACCAAATGATGAGATTTTTCTTCGTGGAAAAATGGAATTGTGTAACCGCCAGATTCAGTGGCAGAACCCGATTACTGGTGAAATAGTCTCTCGCTGGGCAACGCTGAGTAAGCCATACTATGCGAACAATAAGGAACTTGTTGTGACTTCACTAAGTCAGCGTGAGTATAAGGTGCAGATGCCTTTTGATGATGAGACTGCGTTGATTGACCTTGATAAGCGCTTTATGCTGGAAATTATCAATGGAGAACCGAAAACATACGTTACGACTTCTGTTGACCAGAGCACAGAGCGCTATGAGTTACATGGTAAGACGCAGGGATTCCTTGTATTGAATATCCGGCAGGATCAATACAACAGCAAGACGGATAATGCCGAGAAAATGATTTGTGACTACTTTGAGCCGAATAAGAGCAATGAGCCGGATACTGACTCTCAGGTGACTGCTACTATTAAGTACGCAGGAAAGCCGGAAGTTCGTGTTGGTGGTTCTTGGAAGAAATTCACTCCTGTATTTACAAGCATCACTGGCGAAGAGGTTGCGGAGACTCCTGTGTGGAGTACAAAATATCTTGATGAATTCAAGGAATTTGTTGAGGTGCAAGCTGCCGACGATGGTACTTTTAAAATTCGTATTTTGAATAATAGTATTATGGATGGCGCGACTGTAAAAATTTCTCTGACAAATGCTGATGGTACGGTAAGTGCATCCATCGAGTGTAAGGTGGTGAATCTACTGTGACAACGAGTGAATTGATTACGGACTATAAAAACAAATTAGCTTTGAAGTTGGTCAATACGGAAGGGCTTGTTGAGGCGATGGGCAATGATGATATCGAAGAGCCCGATGAGGCAATTTATACTTATATTTTCCCATATTTTCATATCCCTGACACGATTGAAGCAGCACATAGCTATATTTGTTTCAAGGTAAACATGACCGACCGCAGTAACATCAATGATTGGTACGAGAACTTCACCCTGACCGTATGGGTTATTGTAAATCAGGCATTGATGAAGATGCCTTCTGGTTATGGTGGTGCAACACGAGTTGATTATCTGAGCGGCATTGTTGAGAAGCAACTGCACGGTAGTACAATTTTTGGTATTAAACAGCTCAAAATCACGTCAAACGTCGAAGATAACATGGATTTACATCATCGAGTTCGCATTATGACATTCAAGACTCAGGACTTAGATGACCTAGTTGGGTGCAACTAATGGAACTTCGAGAGATGTACGAGCCGAGTTTGATGATGGGTGAAGACTTCCCTATCAATGACAAGATTATGGTTCGGATGCCGACTGTTGGCGAAATTATCCGTTTTGGCGAAAAGAAATATTTCTCGTTGGTGTATTTGTTTTGTTCTACTTCGAGTGATTATAAAGTGCAGCTTGATTCTATTGGTGTGGACTGGCAGGACTTATCGGACTTCGATATGTTCCGTCAGCTTTTTATTGGCAATAAAGACCAAGATATGTCGATTCTTCTCGGAGACTTAGATACTAAAAATTTTGTGATGGCAAAAGACAACAAGACTGAAGAAATTGTTCTTGTGAACAAAAAGACTGGTGTTGTGATTGACCGACTCGCTTATGATTTAATGTCTGAGTATCTATGCGCTGCAAATGGCGTTGAGAAGCATTCGGAAAGAGCTGCAAACAAAGCAACGAGACAGGCACTTATTGAAGAAGCAAAAGATAAAATGGAGCTTCAAAAAAACAAACCATACGAATCGCATTTGGCTGAACTTGTACTTTCGATGGCTTGTGTGCAGGGCTTCAAGGCTGATTATTTTCAAGCCATGAAGTATCCAGTGAGTGTCTTTATGAACCATGTAAGAAAGGTTCAGCAAATTAAGAATTACGACAATACGATGCATGGCGTTTATGCTGGCACTGTGGAATTTGGAAAGATTCCAAAATCACAACTGGATTGGACGAGTAAGGCGAAATAAGTCGCCCTGCTCTTTTATTTTATCCAAATAAATTGAAAGGAAATATGATTATGAATTTTGATGAACTGATTATTGATCGGCCTCTCCGAGCTCATAAGTATAACTTTGATGGTAAGCGCATTTGGACAATGAGCAACCTGAAGGATCTGAAACTGACTCTGGGTGGCGAGACTGTTTATGCTCAGGACGAGCTGGGCACCAACATTATGGGCTTTGACCGTTCTAAGACTGCATCCGCCGAGTGGTCTAATGCTCTGGTGCATCTGGGTACTATGGCTGACCAGATGGGTACTGAAAAGCAGATTGCTTCCGGTACTGCAAAGCAGAAGTTTACCCGCGTGTTCTTCCTGACTACAGCTGATGGCAAGAAGCTGACTCTGCCTCATGCTCCTGTGGACATCACTACTGGTGTTCCCTTCAAGTACATTGATAAGGTTGATAACCGCAATGTTACTCTGGAAACTTATGAGCTGGGTGCAGAGGCCACTACTAATTTCTCTGTGACTGGCACTGAGGTCATTCTGCCTACTGACAAGTGCAAGGCTGGTGATAAGTTTGCTGTTAAGATGACTTACGAGTCTGAGTCTGGTATGGCTATTGACAACAGCGCAAACAAGTTCTCTGAGGAGGGTGTATTTGTCATTGAGGCTCTGTGCTACAATCCCTGTGATAAGGCAACTAAGATCCTGACCAACATCATCTTCCCCTCTGCCAAGGAGGACGCAGCCGTTGAGATCGGCTTCAACAATGAGACTACTCATCCTGTGACTATCAATGCAACTCAGGAGTATTGCTCTGAGGATAAGAAGCTGGTTCGCATCGAGGTCGTGGAGGAGTAATAGCTATGGCTGAATCATGGTGTCGTGTATGTGGCAAGATGTACAATGCTTGCCCGCATTGTGATCCATCCAAGTCATGGCGTGTTATCTGTGATACTGAGCCTCACTTTCAGGTGTGGGTGAATACATACGAGTTCCAGATTGGAGTTCGTCCCAAGGAGGAAGCTAAGGCTTGCCTGAATAACCTCCTAAAGTATAAGCGTATCACGCTGGATGAGGTGGAAACTTTCATTCCAGCAGTTCGCGATACATTCCATAAGATTATGGATATGCCTGTAGAGGCTGAAGTCAAATCATCTAGTGATGTAAAAGATGAAACGCCCGTGAAGCCGGTAGTTAAGAGAACATCAAATCGTAAGGGGCGGGCATAACCGCCCCTTCGTTTTTCGTGGTGGTTTTATGGAGAAAAAGAACAGAACAAAGTTTAATGTGAGCAAAAATCCAGCAGATAGAACCTATGATGGTGTGGTTTATGATAGCCGTGCCGAGATGATGTTCTATCGGGATATTGTATTACCTGGGCTGGAAAACGGTGAAATCGTAGAGTGCCGTAAACAGGTTCCTTTTGTATTACAGGAAGCGTTCCGCCGGGTCGATAAGGACGGCAAGGATGTAGCTGTAAGAAAAATCGATTATGTGGCAGACTATGAGCTTACATACAGTGATGGCAGTAAACAGGTAATTGACACGAAGGGTTTTGCTGACAGTGTTGCGCTGATGAAGCGCAAGATGTTCTGGTTCCATTATCCTGACGTAGACTACCGCTGGATCACGTACTCTAAAATCGATGGAGGCTGGGTCGATTACGACGACCTAAAAAAGGCTCGAAAAGAGCGAAAGAAATTAAAGCAAGCACAGACGAAAGGGAGATAAAATGAAGGTTTTAAATTTTCAGGAGCGAATTGACTTCGTGAAAGAGGTCATTGAGATGTGTACTGTTCAGGACGATTATCAGCCTGCGCTGTTTGATGTGGCATTTCGGCTGACCTGTTTGAAGTATTTTGTTGGTTATGATTATCGCAATGAACCGCAGACTGAGTGGCCGCGCATTGCTTATGAGTCTTTTAACCTGAAGATTGAAGCTGCAGGTTGCGATACTTCTACGTTCTGGGATCAGTATGATTCTCTGGAGAAGGCAGTGCAGGAGCGTGTGCAGCGTTCTCACGATGAGTATCTAGCTCTTGCAATTTGCAACAAGCGCGATGCGTTTGCCGAGTTTGTTGATTACATGAAGGATTATCTGGATGAGGCAAAGAAGAATCTTGGAGACTTTGATGTAAATCAGGCTTCTCAGGTTATGTCTGCCCTGCTGGATAATAAGCAGGAGATCTCTGCTGTGCTGGCAAAAGATAAAAAGGAATAAACACTTTTAGAGGTGGGTTGGAGGGAATTTTAATATGGCTACAAGAAGTAAACCGCTGAAGTTATGGGATGCTGAGAAGTTCAAGAACGTAAATTCAGTGTCTTTGAAATACTGGGATAGATATGAGACTGATATGGGCATCCGTGACCTCAGCCCGTCTACTGTTTACAATTACGAATCGGATTTTAAGCAGTGGATGATTTATGTTTTGGACAATCAGGGCAACGCTCCTGTGACGGAACTTGAAGAAGAGGATATTGAGGAATTTCTTTTCTATTGTAAGAAGCACGGAAATAACTCTGCTCGTATGAAGCGGCGTATGAGCACGATTTCTGCGCTATACAGGTATCTTCGCAAGAAGAAAATTATCAAAGAAAATCCGATGGAGTTCATTGACCGACCGACAAAGGATGTGGCTGTTGTGAAGCAGACATACCTTACGCCGGATGAGGTCAAGTTGATGCGAGAGAAGCTGAATGCTCTGGTTGAATCTGCGACCACCGTTCACATGAAGGATAATGCGATGACACTGCGTCTGTACGCACTGTTCTCGCTATCCACGATGGCTCGTGTCAATGCTGTGCGGAATACACTTTGGAAGTCTATCGACTATGAGAACCGCATGGTGCATGACGTTCTGGAAAAGGAAGGTAAAATCGTTGATTTAATGTTCAGCAAGGAAGTTTCTGAGCTTTTGAAAGAGCTGAAGGAATATCGCACTGAGCATGATATTGAGGATGGCGGCTATGTGTTTGTTGGTACGAAAATCAATGGCGCATGGATGCCGATTACTTCAAGCACTGCCGGTGATTGGTGTAAGAAGATTGGTGAAATGATTGATGAGCCTACGTTGCATCCGCATGACTTCCGGCATAGTGGTGCTACCCTGCTGAAGAATGCTGGTATGAGTCTGGAAGACGTATCTTCTCTGCTTAATCATGCTGGCACAGATGTGACCAACAAGTATTACATCAAGAAGGATACGACAAAGATTCAGTCCGCAAAGGATCGGTTTGAGATTTGAGGTGGAGTGAATGAAACAGTCATACACAAATTTCGATGACTTATTGAATGATGTGGCGGATGGTGTGGAGCAAATTATGCAGGACGTAGCTCCGCAAATCGAAACAGTTCTTCAAGCAAGTGCGAAGAAAAATATTCAGTCACAATCAGCCCGTTCTGCTGGAATCGAAGATGCAAATAATATTGTAAGTAGTGTGACTCGTGATGGAAACATTGTTACGATGATTGTGAAAGACATCGCAAAACCGCAACCGTCTTATTTTCTTGGTGGGAAGAAGTTCGATTCTCAACGTGTAGCAGATACTTTATTGTACAGAGAATATCATTTTGGTGGCTCACCGATTGTTTGGAACGAATATGGTGGGGCAAATATTCTATTTGATGAACGTGAGAACGCGGCTGTTGGTGGAACTATGTTTGCGAACTGGATCGAGAATGGTCTTTGGATGGATCTGAGTTATTATCTTCGGTCTGGCGGGCAGAAAGAATATCGCCCTGCACGTCCGTTTATTGCCCCTGCGCAAGTAGAGGCGGCAATGATTGTTAAGACGGCTTTACATGGATTGTAAAAGCCATCTTTTATGAGAATTTATTTGGATTAAAATTAAATGAGAGGAGGGCTAGCTTTAAGGAGCTGGCCGCTTCTCTTTTTTGTTTTGAAAGGAATGTTGAAAATGGAAAAGAGAGGTGACCAATGGTATGGCGGATAATGCAAACACCGCAAGTAGTGCTGATACTTCCTCTGTAACGGCCATAAAGGTCAAGGTCGTTCTTGATACGAGTAAAGAAGAACTCGATAAACAATTCGAGTCCGTCAAAGAAAAATATAAAAATAGTCCGATTAAGCTGGCCTTTGGGTTGAATCAGAATGAGACCGCAAAGAACATCAATACCGCTTTGCGTAGTATGATTTCTAGCGGAAAAATTATCACACCAAAGGTAACGCTTGATGTCAAGATTGACCAGAGTAAAGTAACCGCACAGTTAAAGAAAGCTATTGCTTCTGCAGCCAAGCAGACTGTTAAGGTTGATGCTGGAAAGTCTGGTTCTACAAAACCTGATACTACTGGCGCTTCTGAAATCAAACAGTTGGAGAAGTTTGTTGAGCTGGCAAAAACAAAGACATCAGAGTGGAAAAACTCTATCAAAGGTAATACTGAAGAAGCACAAAATCTAAGTAAGGTTCTCCAAAAGGTTTTAGCCCAAATTGATGCTCTTGATAAGGATCATAGTTCAAAAGGATACGCAATTGGTGTAGCTGGTCTAAAGATCAGTTTTAATGCAGCAAGTGAACAGGTTTCTGATTACACAAAAGAATATCAAAAACTTGAAAGGCAAGCAACTTCGACTCTCGATAGTATTCATAAGCAACAGACGAAGTTAAAGGCTCATGGTATCAATAGCTTTGACAGGCAGATTTCTGGTTATGGTAATGATCAAGATAGAAGTTTTGAAGCTCGTTTTAGAAACCTTGACAAATTAAATCCACAATCTAAAGAATATGCCGAAACTCTTAGCAAGATTCTTGTGGATTGGGAAAAAGTAAATGTTCAGATTAACGAAGCCATTAAGGCGGAAAGTAATTTGAATATTTCTTCAACGGCACGACAGAAAAAAATCAATGACATTGCGGATGCCATTCAGAGACTACGAAATTCCTCAAAGGGTTCCGAAGTTGCCAATAATACTGAATTTAAAAAGTATGCTTTCGGTGGAACTACAACGAATTCAGACTCTGGAGCCTTGCACGGCTTGGACGAACGGCTTAAAACACTAAAGGCTTCTGTAAATGATCCGGCAGAATTCGTTAAACAGCTACAGGCACTTGAAACTGAGCTTGGGAACGTTTCACAAAAGCTGACTGATTACAAGAAATCTTTTCAAGAAAGCACAAGTACTACAAAAGAGTCAACGAATCTTCGCAACCTTGTCACGACAATCAACAAATACGAAGAAACGTTAAATAATCTTGACAAGCGCCAAGATTTGAAGAAGCGTTTGTACGATATTCGAGATGCGGCGGAAGCGCAATCCAAACCATTCTCTGTTTTGAGCAATGAATTTTCTGAGCTGAAAATCGACATGGAGAATGCCGGTATTGCGGCGGAAACTCTCGGCCAAAAACTGTCTCGTCTGTTTAAGGAGCACTTCCAGACCGCCATTGCTATGGCTGGCGTTGCGATGGTCAAACAAGGTCTGCGAGAGGTTTATGATAATGTCGTAGAGATAGACACAGCTCTAACTGAATTGCGTAAAGTCAGCAGTATGACATCAAGCGAGATGAACGATTTCCTTGATTCTGCTGCATCGAAAGCACGTGAACTTGGCGTAAGTATCTCTGACTATATCAATAGTACAGCAGATTGGAAACGTCTTGGTTATACGGATGAAGATTCTGCTGAATTGGCACGCATTTCTGCCCTTATGAAAAATGTCGGAGACAACATTGAATCTGCGGGTGATGCCTCGTCTTACTTAATTTCCGTTCTTCAGGGTTTTCATCTTGTTGCTGATGACGCGGAGAAAGTGTTAGACGTAGCAAACCAAATTGCTAATACCCAGCCTGTAGATATGCGGGACTTGATGGAGGGTATGCAGAGATCGTCAAGCGCCTTATTTGCAGCTGGGAACTCATACTCAGAGGCAATGAGTATGGTGGCAGCGACGAATTCAGTACTTCAATCGCCTGAAACAACTGGTACATTCTTAAAAACATTAAGTATGTATCTGAGAGCTGCCAAAACGGAAGCTTCCGATGCCGGACTTGAGATTGACGGAATGGCGAATAGCGTTTCGGAACTTCGTAGCGAGCTAAAGCAACTTACTGGCGTTGACATCATGAAAGATGCTGCTGGCACACAATTTAAGTCAACATATCAAATCATGAAAGAATTGTCTGAAGTCTGGGATAAGCTCTCTGACGTTTCTCAGGCAAATGTTACTGAATTGATAGCAGGCAAGCGAGGCGGCCAGGCAGTAAGCGCATTGTTGACCAACTTTGACGTTGCCGAAAAGTCAATGAAAGAAGCTTCGAACAGTGCCGGAAGTGCCATTAAAGAGAATGAAACTTACCTTGATAGTATCAATGGTAAAGTTGCTCAGTTAGATGCTGCATTCCAGCAGTTTAGTAAAGACTTACTTGATAGTTCTTTAATCAAATTCTTTGTTGATTTCGCTACCGGCGCAGTTGATCTCGCTGATGGTGCAATTAAAGCCGCAGGCGCATTACCGACTCTGACAGCTGCCATCTCTGGTGTGTTGTCCTTAATGCAGATGAGCGGAAAGCTCAAAAATGGTGCGGGTAAAGTTAATATGCCCTCTTATATTTGTTGCGTGTAAAATATAGGATGCGGCACCATGTAAAAATAAAACAACCCCTAGAGTGCTGGGAAACCCTAAGAGCCATATCGCCTATATTTATATAATGTAGGAATCGAAAGATAGAAATAAGGATATGGATGCTATATGCTGAGATAAAAGCTCGGTTTTATCGTATTGCCAAAATATGGTAATAATCGAGTGCTAAGTAGCGTTTACAATGGGCGGTCAGCAGCCGATCCACTCACCTATTATATAATGTAGGAGGGTGGAAGGTTCATCGACTAAAAAGGGTCAGTGAGCAACCACTGGAAAGATAGTCAGTTCTGGACGAAAGTTCAGAAGTCCACCTCAGACGTAACCAGACGACTTAAAGAAGTAGGTGGAAATGAGGAGACGCGCTTTTCTCTAGCGCGATATAAACAAGAGAAAATAAAATATTCGTTGACTACATACGATATTCTGGCTATAATATAAGTACAATCGCGTATCCAAAATATACGGAGGTGTTTTATTATGGCTAGACCTAAAGGAAGCAAGAATAAAGTAAAAGTTCTTGATGGTATCGATTATGCGGCACAGATTGCTGAAAAGAATACTGCCGCAGAATCTATTGCTGAAGAAATCGCAGCGCTCGGCACGAATATTGCCGCATTGAATGCTGAAAGAAAAGCTAAGGAAGCTGAATTGAAGAAAATCAATAAAGAGATTGTAAAGCTCGAAAAGAAAAAGGCTGATGCTGACGCAAAAGTTGCCGAGGCGGCAAAGAAAGCCGAAGCTGAAGATGTGCTCAAGAAACTACTGTCTAGTGGTGTGAGCGCAGATGAGATTTTGGAAAAGCTGAAATAAGGTATTATCATAAAACAAGCTCGACTTCCCTACTACTGGGAGGCCGGGCTTTTAAATTGCGTTGCATTTTTTGACAGCCTGTGATACACTCTTATAAAAGGAGTGTTGAATCATGGAAAAGAAAAAGCACATGCCGAATTACGAAATCTCTACGTATGGGGCACAGACTCAAGAACGTCAGTCTCCAAGGAATACTTATACTTATTCCGGTACAGATTCGGTAAAAACACATGGCGGCTCTTATCTTAGAAACCGCGATAAACAACGAGGGAATGGAGGGTCGAATGAAGGAACTAGTAAATAATGTCGAAACACTATTCAATGTATTTGTTCCAGGAGCTCTTTGTGTTTGGTTTTACACAAAGCTTTCCTTAAAGAAAATTGAATACCAAGGGTTTCTTTCATTAAGTATTGCTTTTGGATTTACTATCAAGTATATCATTGATTACGCTGACCATTTACTTGGAAGATTCACTATCAAGGGTTTTCCTATCGTTGTTGTTTATATTGTAACTGGTATTGTATGCTCCGCCTTGTTTTACAAAATCAAAAACTCTATTCCGGTAAGAAAGTGGTTTAGTAATCATCTCGGCTACGATACTGGCGACAATATTTGGACTCGCCATATCGATTTTAGTGGGCAAACCGATGTGATGCTTCATATGGACGATGGAACCTATATTTATGGCACAATCGAAAACGCCGATAATGACTATATCGTTTTGACTTACCATGCTACAGCAACTGATCGGAACGGAGATAAGATGGATGAAGCTGTTTCCCATTTAAATGATGATACAGCTTTATGTGTCCCAATGTCTCACGTAAAACGATTCGAGTTCATGTACGACAATCTGGATTCCGAAACTGCAAAATACGTTCTGCGTTAAAATGAATACGACCACTACCCTGCTACTTCGTGTGGCAGGGCTTTTCTTTTACCACTCATATCCACAATCATCACAGTGGAACTGAACTCTAGGCTTGCGCGCCAGCAGTCCCCAAACAGCAGCATCGACTAATTTAGCCGTAGTCGATACTTTGTGAATGTTGGGACTACCGCACGTGGGACATCTTGGTGTGTAAACTGGCTTTGCTGCTTCCTCTTCAGCCTTTCTTCTTTCTTCATCTAACTTTCCTTGAATTTCTGCTTTGATTTTAGTGTCATAGGCAGTCGCTTCATTTTGATTCTTTTTAACAAGATCTGAATCCATCCCAGAAATGTCCTTTGCGGGCATAGGATATTTTAGCCAATCTTCCTTTTCTTCATCCTCGGTTTCTTCCCAATCTTTTAGAAGCCAAAGCTTTCTTAGACAAAATGCGCAATCATAAAATGTATTTGGCTGGTACTTCTTGCAATACGGGCAATACTTTACATGTTTCTCCATGATTTCATCTCTCCTCAAAATCGATATTTACTTTCTTTTCTAGTGAGAACGGTACTGTAGCACCTAAAATTGACAGCATACTAAACAAGTTCTTCTCTTTGTCTGATGCGGTTGATGACTATGCAAAGGAAAATGACATTGCTGGTGGCTCTATCATTAAGTTTATCAGATATCTTGTTGAATGTAAAGGTGGCGTTATTGCAACAGAAGGCGCTATGATTCTGCTTAAAGCAGCGACGGTTGCCCTTAACGTGGCATTTGCTGGATTCGTCACGTTGCTTGTAACAAAAGCAGTATCTGCATGGCAAAACTACACTCAGCGTGTAGAGAATGCAATTAAGCAGTCGCAGGAAGCAGTCCAAGCAGCCGACCAGTTGGCTTCTTCATTGAAAGAACTTGAAAAATCTTACGAAGAGCTTGGTGATAAATCTGGATGGAGTTCAGAAGATAGCGACCAAGCCAAAGATATTCAAGAGCAAATCCTTGAGCTTTTAAAAGAACAAAATGGTATTGCCCAAGACCAAATTGATCAAATAGATCTTCAGAATGGAAAATACGAAGACCAGTTAAAACTCATCCGTCAAATTCGATTGGAACAATTACGGGATGAGGGGTCCGATTTAATTCAGAATAAAGACAATCAAGGCAAAGCTCTTACTAAGACTGCAAAGAAGCAGGCAAATGACGTTCATTCTGTCGATTCTTATGACTCCGAAATGGCTCAAGAGTTGGCGAATAAATTTGGTTGGAGTTATAATGCAGATGCCGGTACTTTAAATTTTGATAACTACGACCAGAACGATCCTGAATCTGTAACAAAGCACTATGATGAACTTGGGCAGGCTCTTGATATTATTACGAAGAAATACAGTGATGCCGAGCGTGCTTCTTCCGGTCTATATGATGCCTTTAAAAATGACCGCGCTGGACTAAAGGATCAGGTCGAATCTTATCGAGATTCTTCTACAGCAATAGATAATAATATTTCCAAGCAAAAAGAACTTGAAACAATCTTAATTCTCACTACAACAAATGCTCGTGCTGTAAAGGGCGCAATTGGAACTCTTGCAAATTCTATTCAAGATTTCGATGCAAGCAAACTTGTTGATTTGTTGAATGGTAATGGCATTGATGGGTTAAATGACACTCAATTGGCCGCCATTGACAAAATCAAAGAATTCATGACTTCAAAGGGTTTTAACACAGATCAAATCCAGTCTTTTGTTAATATTTTAAGTGAGGTCGGGTTAATCGTTCCACAAACTGCTGACGCAGTTGCACAATCTTCTCAGAAGATGGAAGATATCTCTTCTCAAATCGATGAGATTCAAGCGGCTTACAAGAATGCAACTACTGCCATCGAGGAATACAATAAGTACGGTTATCTGAGTGCCGATACTTTACAAACTCTTCTCAATGAAGACTTTGAGTATTTAAGCTGTCTTGAACTTGTTGATGGTCAGCTTCAGGTAAATACTGAGAAGTATCAGGGTATGATTGCCGCTCAATATCAGTCTGCTGCCATGGCTCTTGTTGAGAAGGCAAATGCAGAGCTTGCAAAGATTGCTCAGGGCGAAAAGAAGGATGCTGTCGAGGATGCAACCAAGGCAACAGAAGACCAAGCAACAGCTTTGACTGAACGGGTCTGTCCTGCCCTTGGCGAGTTTGCAAAAGCATCTATGACAGCCGCTGCAGCACAGGAGTTCTTGGCAAATGGAGATGCAGCATGGTCTGTTGACCCAGAAAGAACCAAGGAAGTCTATGCTGGCCTTGCTTCTGGTTTAGATATTTTGGACGCAACTGTTAACCAAATCATGGGCAATTCGGATAAGTTCCGTCAACACATGAATGGTTTTGATAAGGAAACAAAAAAACGGAATAAGAATACTACCAAGTCTGTTACTGATGTAGCTTCTGCCTTTGATACCTTGAATAAGGCCATGAAGGAGTACAACCAGTACGGATATCTGTGTGCTGACACAGCAAAGGCTTTGGTTGGTCTGGATGATAAGTTCACGGCTTGCTTGACAAAACAAGGCGATAAGCTCCAAATCAATGTAGAGCAGTTCCGTAAGTTTGTGAAAGAACAACTCAAGGAAGCGAATGCCGCAAAAGATGGCGGAAAATCAGCTGATGAGATGAATAAAATTCTGAATTATCTTGATCAAAATGTAGATACAACAACCATCTCTTTTGAGCAGCTGACTGACGCTATCAAGGGTTACGGCACTGCGATGGATGAAGCCAAGGAAAAGACGGACGCTATAAAATCCGCATTTTCTGACTTAGATGAAGTTGGTAAGAGTAAGATTAACAATCCATTTGGACTGTTGGATGCTGACAATGTTGAGAAGCAGTATCAGGCAATTCGTGATTTGGCTGACGGTTCCGAGTTATTTACTAATGCAGCCTATGCTGGGGCTCTGAATTCTGAGACTGGAGAAATCGATTACAACAGTGATGCGTTCAAGAAAATATTCCTCGATCGTCTTGACAGCATGATTGCTGCTTGCAAGGAGACTGGCGGAGCTGCTGGTGAATACCTTGCAAAGGGCTTTGAGGATGCAAGAGATAAAATTGCTGGAAACGTTATCAGTATTGAAGAGTATATCAATGGAATTGGTTCTACATTGAGCAATATCAATGATAGAATGGATAATTTTCAAAGCGCTTTCAATGATTTGGCTGATATTACAAAAGAGTATAACATTTACGGAAATCTCAGTCAAGATAGCATCCAGAAGTTCATGGCTCTTGACCCGAAGTATACTGCTTGTCTTGAAATGCAAGGCGATAAGCTTGTTTTTAATAAAGATGCTTTCCGTGCTCTTTATGTTGCCGAGTTGCAAGAGCTCGCATTAAAGTATGAAGGAACGGACGCAGGTAAAGTGTATGCTGACATCCTTCAGAAAGTTGCAGACGGAACTTGGGACGTTACGGACCACATGCAGGGCATGGGCACTGAGATGGAAAACCTGAAGTCTGCATTAAACGAGTTAAAAGATTTATTCTCTTCCCTGTTTGATTTATTCGAGAAATTTGGATCTAATAAGGACAATGACTTAAAAATCTGGGGCGAGGCCATGACAGAGCATATCGACGACCAAATCGAAGCTCTGAATAAGCAAAAGGAAGCGCTTGAAAAGGCTAATGACGAGGAAGAACGTGCGATTACTCTTGCAAAACTGCAAGCCGAACTTGAAAAAGCTCGCACGCAACGTACTGTCCGCAAGTATACCAGTAATGGTTATGAGTGGGTTTCTGATGCGTCGGCAGTTAAGGAAGCCCAGGATAATCTAAACGACCAGCAACGGACATGGCGCAAAGAGGATGCTGAAAAGGCTATTGATGACCAAATTGATAAGCTGAACGAGTTGAAAGACAAGTACAGTGAAATCATCAACTTGATTGGAACCAGTTGGGATGACTACAACAAAAAACTCAAGTACTCTGCTGAAATTGCAGACATGACCTTTACAGAGATGGAAGGCCGACTTGACGTCTTTAAGGGTAATGTCCTTGGAACAATGCAGTCCACTAAGGCAATTTCTGGTATTCAGGATGTTATTAGCAAGTTAGAATCCTTGATTACAACCCTTGAGAAGATCAATAATCTGTACAGCTGGGCCGAATCCGGATTTACTGATTATACTGATAAGGGCTTTAATGGTTTAATCAAAACAGCTAAAAAGATTTTCGGATCTACTGGTTCTGACGGTAAGCTCAACATCAGCATTAGCACCGGTTTAAAAAATATCGGTCAGACTGTTAAGGACGCATTTAGTGGAACTTCCGGGAATAGTATCACCAAGGCGTTCCAGACAGGATGGGAAGCTATCTCGTCTGGCGCTAAGGGGCTATTCTCCGGTAGTGGTGCCAATAGCCTAACAACCATCTTCTCGAATGGTTTATCTGGAATTAGTGGTTTTATTGGTTCTGCGTTCAAGGGACTTGGCAGCACATTTGCTTCGGGCGGTCGAACATTAGTTAAGGCTGCTGGTAGCGTTGCTACTAAGATCGGAAGTGCTCTCGGTATTGGTGGTGGCGTTGCAGCGGGTGGTGCCACAGCCGCCGGTGGAGGGGTTGCTATTGCAGGAGCTTCCGCGATTCCTGTTATCGGAGCCATCGTCGCAGGCGTTGTCAATGGAATCAATACCAATATTCGTCTTATCAAAGACCAAAAGAAGATTTGGTCAAGCGATGACAAGATTGGAACTAAGATTGTAAAATCTGTTGGCAATACCGTATGGCGGTATTCTCCGATTGGTATGATTGCTAGTACAATTCAGAACATTAGTGGTTTTGTCAAGAAGATCTTTGGTATTGAGAGCAAGAAAGACAAGAATAACGGAACATCTTCTAACGGAAAAATTGACGTTGGTAGTATTGTTATCAATAGCCCAGATAGCCCTGCTTCCAACGCAAATTCTGGTACATCCGGGTCTGATACTGGTACAACCAAGCAATCTCTCTGGGATCGCATCAAGAACTCTAAGCTCTGGTTCTGGAACTGGGGCAAGCGTGCGGTTGGAGATAAGGGCGTCAAACATTCTGGCATGTATAATGTCGATGAACAAGGTCCTGAACTTTTAGTACGTCAACCTGCGTCTGGTCGTTACACTTATCTTGAAACCGGAGACGGAGTAGTTCCTGCGGATATTACTTCTAAACTGTTTGAAATGGGCGGAAATACAGATAAATGGTTCGCAGATCAATTGTCCAAAAATGGAGCTTTGAAAAATGGAGCTTTGAACAATATCCAGAACAAAACTATCGGAGATACGATTTCTGTTGGAGATATCTACATTCAGAATCCTGTTGGCGATACGGATGCTCTTGCTAGAGAGATTGTACGCGACCTTCCGATTAAGCTGCGTCAACAGCAAGGAAGGAGATAACATGAGTAACGCATCTAAAGCAGTTGATGTATTAACAAAAATGATTGTTGAAGTAGTACAAAATGCAATTGAGAACGCTTCGTATGATAAAACCACTTTTGGTGTTGTTAAGAAAAAGACGCCATCTGGCTATATCGTATCGGCATTTGGAAAAGAGTGCAATATACAATCAAATCAAGATTTTAGTCTTTACGAACGTGTTGCTGTGACTGCTCCGCAAGGAGATTATAGCAATCTACTAATTCGTAAAATCTAAAAATAACTATTGCAGGAAGCTACGCCAGTGACGTAGAACCCTGCATTTTTTATATGCATAGGAGGTGAAGTAATGGCAAAGCCGGTATTATCATCTGTAAATGTTTTTGACGCAACAGAGGGCGTCATTGCTTTTTTTAAAATTTATGTGAGCTATACAAGCCCCAATATCATCAAAGAATACGAATACTCGATTTATGATGGATCTGATGATAAAGTTATTTGCACCTCTTCTGGAGCATATAGCAATTTATCGTACACACAAAATAACGGATGGGGATTCCATATCTCCCCTACCGAACAATTAGTGAATCGAGAAGAAAATTATTATTTGCGAATTCGTATTAAATTAACTGACGAATCCGAATATGGAGAGTACAGCTCCCCTATTGTTTTGTATTGCAAGTCGAAACCTTCTATTACTTTTAGTAGCCTCAATAAAGAAACAGAAAATATTATTCAAATGTCTGCTACTGTTTTTGAAATGCTTTATTCCTATATAAAGGATCAAGGTGAGACTCTTAAAACATATAAGTATGAGTTTTATGACGAAGATAAGAAATTGGTTGACGAAACGAAAACGTATTATGGTACTATTTCGCATTCGTTCTCTGTGTATGGACTAGAAGCGAACAAATTGTACTATGTGCGCGGCATGGCTACCACAAAAAACGGGTATGAGCTCGATACGGGTTATTATCCTATTAGAATTGGTAGTGTTTTATCAAACGGAGATTATGCTTTTGAGGCAGAGAACGATCATTATAATGCAGCCATCCGGTTAACATCTCATTTTGTTTCGACCACCGGTTCTCCTAACGGCGATGTTTCTTACGTAAAAACAGCAGACGATAAATATGCAGTAGATTTGACCAATGGTACGAAAGTTACCTATTTCTTAAGAGACCAAAATAAAAATCTTAATGACTTCGACATAAAGTTTATTGTGAAGCCTGATTGCCCAAAAGAAATTGTCGAGTTGAACTGGAATAACGCAGAATATTCTGTGACTGGAACATTGAGTATTCTAAAGAGATTCTTTACCGATATGAACGACGAAACAGAAAAACTATTTGCCGCCTTAAAAATAAATGTTGACCATGATACGTATTTGATCGTCAAAAGCAATTATATCTTTGCAGAAAAAGCGACTGGATATTTATTTGTTGATGTTGTTTGTAAGGATGGATATTTTGAAATTTATATAGAGTCAATGGATGGAGATTATCAGAATGCGGTCTTAGGACAAGCATTACTGGACTATTGTATTATCGGTGACTCTTCTGTAGATAACGAGAATTAAAGGAGGCTGATTTATGTTTTTAGGAATGGATATTCTACGTGACGAGCAGTCTCTGAGTAATTCCAAATTGGTATCAAATCTTTCTTCGTTTTCAATAAAGAATGGAATTTTTGACGAGCTTTATGTTTCGTCTGATCCAAATAAATTTAAAAAGAAAGAATATGATTGGGCGGCCGACACCTTAATCCTCGCCACGTTTGATTCTCAGACGCTTGAAGGCGGCAATATTGGTGCTCTCGGCAGCAAGATTCAGTCTATGCAGCTCCGTAGACGTGAAGTAGGAGATGTTACATGGACTACACTAACAGCTTATCAGGTTCCGGATACAGATAATTTGAATTTCTCTTTTGTTGATTACTTCGCACGCGGTCGTAACACAAAGTATGAATATTCTGTCAACTATATCTTGAAGGACGGAACCGAGTTGCCTTACATTTCAGCTTCTGTCGTAAGCTCGTTCTGCGGCGCTCTTATCACCGATGGCAAGACCTCTTATCATGTATTTCTTGATCCGAAGGTTACATCCACCACAAGAAATAGACAGTCCAGCATTGTTACAACTTTGAATGGTCGATTCCCTTATGTCTTCTATGGAAGCAAATCCAATTACGATACAGGAAATTTCTCTGGTACTATCATCAAGAATAATGGTGGGGATGATTGGGACTTTGATAATTCCTATAAATATCGTGAAGATATGAAGGACTGGCTCACGAATGGCGAAGCTAAAATCATTAAGATGGAAGATGGTCGCGAATGGCTCGTAAGTGTAGACGGGAATGTCGAAGAAGATGAATCCGAGCATATTGATAAAGTCGGTATCAGTTTCGATTTTGTGCAAATTGGTGACTATAACAACACCGACGATTTGAGCACAAATGGTCTGACAGCTTACAATGATATGGATTACGCTACTTATTATTCAATTACGCTCAATCTTGAATCCGCAACTAGCAGCAGTTGTATTATCAGCGTTAAACAAGGAGAGAGTTATTCCACAAAAATTGAAGCATATGAAGGATATGTCATTGATTCTGTTTCGATTTCTATGAATGGAGTCTCTATTACGGATTCTGTATATAACTCTGTAAATGATACGATTTCTATTTCATCTGTTACAGGAGATGTTATCGTAACTGTCACCGCTCTAAAAATTAGTGTGGATGATATAGCATTTGATTATAATACGTTGAATCTGTCTAAGAACAGCAAGAAAAAGATCAATCTTGTTTACAGCCCGACGAATGCAAAAATCGGAGCGATTACTTGGAAATCTAGTGACGATGCAACAGTCATTGTTGATAATGGTATGGTTCAAGGGTTGAAGGCTGGCTCTGCTACTATCACAGCCTCGATCGACGGACTTGAAGCAAAGTGTAATGTTTCTGTTGTTTCCTTGTCTGATGCGACTGGGATTTCGCTAAGTGCATTCCACGAAGGTGCAGCGATTCACATGCGAGAGAGTAGTTCTCCTGTGTATTATATCGTTGCAAAACATAACTACGAGAGCGAACTGAACGGTAAGGGTCGCACTCTACTTGTCAGAAAGCCGGAGTACGCAAATACGCGCTTTGGTTCTAATAATGCGTATGGTTCTAGTGAGGTTGATAAATTACTCACGAATACATTTAAGAATTCCCTTGATTCTAAAATCGTATCTGTGTTAAATAGCTATCCTACAACAATTCGTTACACGCCAGGCAATGGTAAAAATACAGCATCAACGATATCAAGAACTGTATTCTTACTTTCTTCAAACGAATATGGACCGTCAAGTAGCACTCATAACACAGAAGGTACTATTCTGCCGACCGCACAACAGTTATTGTCAGATGGCTGTGCGAATAATAAGATGCTCTTAACCAGGACACCAGCAGTTTACAATGTTTCTAATACTAAGGATTCTGTAATTGGTATTCGCTACAATTCTAACGACAGTAGTTTTGAGGATAAGGTTATCAAATGTACCGACACGAATGACGCTAATACTGGCGCCACAGTTGTTGTCCATCCTGCTATGACTCTATCTCAGGATATTAAAATTATTATTGATAATCCAATTAAAGCGAGCGCTGTAACGTTGAATAAAATTTCTGCGATTATTCATGTCGGAGAAGAATTGCAACTCAACGCAGTATATCAACCTGTCGATGCTACCTATCCGTTGACAAATTATGGATCTAGCAATCCATTTGTGGCGTCGGTTAATGAAAGTGGATTGATCACAGGTAAAAAGGTTGGCACTACTACAATCACTGTTGGTATTGACAATGTGTCTGCGACTTGTGAAGTTCGCGTTGTTGAATAAGGAGGTGTTTAAATGTATTATATCGCATCAAAAAAAGAATTTGCGATGCTAAAAAATCATAATAAACATCTTTACTGTAGACTTGAACTTCTGGATAAAGATTTAAACGTTATCGATAATCTTGAAGGATTAACAATTGATGGAAGCCTTTCAATTGATGCAGACTCAGACATCCGGCACACGTTTACTTCAACGATTTATTTGAAACAAAATGAGATGATTAGTTCTTATTCTGTGGACGAATGGATTGACAAGTTGGTTCGTGTTTATATTGGTATTGGAGTATCCGATAAAAATATTTTTTGGTATTCAAAAGGGATCTATGCTTTCAATCAGAATGGATTTTCATACAATGCAACTGAACATAGCGTATCTGTTTCGTGCGTTGATTTAGTTGCAATGCTGGATGGATCGCTAAGTGGTACATTGACTGGTTATCAAACCGTTATTTCCACTGGAACAAAAATATCTAACGCTATTATTGATACTTACAAACTTAGCGGTATGAAAGAATGTGTCGTCAACTACTGGAATAGAACAGTCCCATATGATATTGAATTTTCAAGCGGTACATCTATCTGGTCTATTCTAACTGAGCTTCGGGATCTTTATTGTCCATTTGAAATGTTTTTCGATGACACGACCTTTGTGTGTCAAGAAATTCCGTCTGGTTTTAACGATCCAGTTGTTTTGAATGATGAAGAGTTTCAAGGCTTAGTTATTTCTGAGAGCGGCGATATTGATTACTCAGAGGTCAAGAATTGTGTTGAAGTTTTTGGGGCCAGTGTCGAATATGATACTTATGTTGATGATGAGCACATGACTGTTGTACATACTGACGCGGACTCGAAAACCGACGAAAAAGAGAAAACTTCTATTACGTTAAGAACGACCAGTTTAGACACCACAAAAGATTGTACTGTAGCTATTACAACTCCCCTGCTTGGTTTCAAAAAAAATGTGGAGATTACAATCATAAACTCAGTTACAGAGACTGACAGCAATAATAACACTTCAGTTAAGGAGTACACACATGGTCCGTTCAAACTTTATGAAACTGATGTGGACGAAAATGGCACAGATGTTTTAATGGATGGTACTGAAATCGCACATGATATGATGATTGTTATTTTGTATAGTCCTACATATAAAAAGTTTTATTATCGTGGCGAGCAACAAACCCATGCAATGACATTCTTAGTAAACAAAATGCCTACAGATGATGAGATTGCCAAAGCAAAAGTGGATGAAGCATGTAATAATTTAAAGTATATTTGCTTGACTGAATCAGATGTAAATTTAAATACTCAGGAAAATCCACGTTTTGCAATTGAGAAAATCGGGCGTAGAAATCAAGTGTGTTCTGGGTCAGAATATGAAATGTACACCACAGATGAATCAACTATGCAGTGCGCCGAGTATATGTTGTGGAAGTGTGGACGATTGACAGACAGTGTTACAGTGGAATGCCTTCTTGTTCCATGGCTTGAGGTCAATCAAAAGATTTCTTATGTACCTCATTATATCGACACAAAAGGTGAGCCTTTGGAATTCATTATCAAGAAAATCTCTATTTCACTTGGCGAAGGAACGATGACCTTAACACTGAGTCGTTATTATCCATATTATCCATACATCGTACAAAACAAATATTGATTTCAGCTCCGATATTCTGGGGCTTTTATTTTTGTCAAATTGGAGGTGCATTGAATGAGCTATGACAAAAATCCAGACGGTACTTATACTGATCTGGCGTATACGAAATTTCCAGCTAAAGTAGATAGCTGGCAAGATAGTCAGAATTTAACGGCGAACTATTTAAGTCTAGCAAACGATTATAAAACAGCTCTTTTGAACGGTAACTATTCGGCAGCACAGAGTATTCTTAATGCGAATCCAGAATTGAAGCGAATGTTGATTGGTGCAGATGACATTAACAAGTTAAAGCATTCTCAAATGGCTATTGAGCGCCTGTTCACAGAGGATATCGAGAAATATATCAAATCTTATACAGATAAATCTACATCTGAAGCTGATAAGGCGACTACTTCTGCAGCTAACGCTGCTATTTCCGAAAAGAATGCTTTAAATTCAGAGACCGCCGCAGCCGCAAAAGCATCTGAAGCAAACGAACTGGTTGAGAATCTAAAGACCTTGAAGGGGACTCTTCCTTCTGATTTTACTGAATATACTCAGCAAATTGCCGACGCGAAGGAAGAGTTTGATAATAAGATTGATAAGCACAACACGAGCGATACAGCGCATCAGGACATTCGAGATGATTTAGAAAAAATCTCGTCTAACGTATATTCGAAAACAGAGGCCGACGCGAAATTCGGCACGCCTGCCACAGCTGACCAGCTAGGCCCCGTAAAAGTTGGCGCTGGCCTCGGCGTAACGAACGACGGCACCCTGAGCGTGACCAGCGTCAACGGCTTTACGGTCAAGGCGCAGACCACCGACCCCGGCGTGGGCAGCGCCCTCGACACCGGCACTGTCCTGCTGGTGTACGCATAAGGAGGTGGGCGCATGAGCATCTATCTCGGTGCCGGTAGCACGGCACACAAAATGTCCAAGCTCTATGCGGGCGTGGGCGGTCAGGCCCGGCAGGTGAAAAAGATGTACGTTGGTGTAGACGGTCAAGCCCGGCTCGTTTACCAGAGCGGCAAGCCCTTGGGAAATAAACCGGTTGGCGAAAAGGTGTTTTTTGACGTAAATAACATCCGTACAGAATGGATCATTGTGCATCAGGGTCTACCGGGCGATATGTACGACGCAAGTTGCTTTGGAACGTGGCTGCTGTGCAATTCCACAAGGTTCACGGGATCTTATAAATCCAGCGGTACCGGGTACGCGAATTCCGATTCACAAATATACCTGGAAGACACGTTTTTCAGGATGATCAACGCAGATATCAAGCCGCTGATCAAGCGGGTGCGAATCCCCTATATGGGCACCGAAAGTTTTCCTATGGAGGAGGACCGGAAAGAGGGGGCAGATGGCCTGGCAGCAAAGGTCTTTCTGCCCAGTATCACGGAACTGAATGGAACCCTGGACAGCGCATATGAAGAGGGTGCGGCACTGAGCTACTTTCGTACCGAGGCAACAGCCAGAAGAAAATGGTCCCGGCCTTACTGGACCCGGACGCCTACGGGCGGTGGGTGGGCCCCGAGTAATGCGGCGTATGTTGCCGCAGACGGGACATTAAAGAGAAACAAAACAAATTCCAGTTACAGCTACCGCCCAATTTTGGTGCTGCCGCAAGAGGTACTTGTGGACGAGAGCGGCAATGTGATTGGATAAGGAGGCACTGTATGGACACTAAAATTAAGCCCGGTTACACAGCTCCGGCGGCAAAAGCCGATTACACCACCATTGCGCAGGCCGTGAGCGAGCACAACGATGCTGCACAGCCCGGCGAGCACTACTGGGGCATCGCCTTGGCAGACGGCACCTATATGGTGTACGAGGCGGACACGGTACCACCCCCACCGACCGCCGAAGAGCTGGCCCAGCGTGAAAAGGAAAAGCAGGAAGCCCAGCAACGGCAGGAAGCGCTGGACAAGCTGCCTCAGACGTTGGAAGCGCAGAAAAAAGAAAATGAGATGCTTCGGCAGTGCTTGCTGGAAATGAGCGAGATTGTCTATGCATAAAATCACATAAAAATCGAAAGGAGTGAAAAAATGTGAATATTTCTAATGAACTCATTCAGAAATTGATTGATGTTCAGGCAGCATATGCGGCAAAAGAAGCGATTGCTATTCCAGATGATGCTCCTCGTTTTGAGATTGATATGGATACCCGCGTCATTACTGTTCCTACTGGCCGTACTGTACTTGCGGTTCGTAATGACCATTGTGCAGAAATTGTGTGTTTCGAGCTTGACCGATATTACAAAGGTCATGATTTAAGCACAGAAACATGTGTTGTTCAGTATGCAGTAGCATCTAGGCGTGGTGGTCAATACATAAATGATGGATTTTATCCAGTCACAATGATTGATTTGTCTACTGAAGGAAAGCTCCTTTTTGCTTGGGAAATCAAGAATTCAGTGACGAACACTTCTGGCATCGTTGACTTCTCTGTGCGGTTCTATAGTATTGATTCTTCTGGTGAGAAGCCTGAGTTTGAATACAATGCCAATACGTTGATTTCTTCTATGGTCATTAAGAACACCCTCGATGTGGCAAACGAGGGTGTATCTTTTGAACCGGGTGAAGTCGAAAGTCTGACTGATAAGTTTGAGGATCTAGCTAAAGCCGCTGCTGATAGCGCAAGTAACGCGAATAAGGCTGCGGCTACTATTATCGGCACTCTTGATACAGTGAAGGAATATGCGGACGCCGTAGAACAGAATAAGTTGGCTACTGACACTTTTGCCGCTCAAGCCGCTACATCTGCCAAGAATGCATCTAATGCAGAACAGAGTGCTATTGACGCAAAGAATTCCGCTGAGGAATCCGCTAATAAAGCCTCTGAACTCCTCGATAATATCAAGGCCGAGCATACAAAATCTGTATCTGATATCAATGAAGCTAAGTCCTCTTCCCTATCGGCCATTGATTCAGCAAAGCAGAAAGCTTCCAAAGAAGTATCTGATTCTACAGCTAATGCAGTTCAAGCCGCCAAGGATGCAGAACAAAGCAAGGATCTGGCTCAGGAGATTTTGAATTCTACCATCGCAGAGAAAAATGCGGCAGTAGATAAGATTACTTCTGATAAACAGGCTGCTCTTACTGATATTTCTAATGCTCTTGGCTCTGCTAAGACTGATATCACATCCCACTCTACTTCTTTGAAGGATAGCGCCGTTAAAGCTGTGTCTGATGAGAAGACGAGTGCGGTGTCAAGTATCAATACGGCAAAGGACAATGCAGTTAGCAATATCAACGACACAAAGGAGTCGGCTGTCACGGCGGTTGAGAATACAAGAGACTCTGTTGTTTCTGACGTTATGGAAGCTGGTACGAACGCTACTGCCGACATCGACTCTAGCAAGACTGCGGTCATTAAAGCAATCAAAGACGAAAAGACCACCAGCCTATCAGCTATTAGTGCTGCGGAGGCTTCAGCGATTGAAAACATCGGTTCTGTGAAAGATAGCGCAATCAGTGATGTTTCAAATTTGAACGATGAAGTCCTTGCTGGTATTAACACTGAGAAAGCCAATGCGGTTAAAGCAGTGCAGTCTGAAAAGACTACTTCCCTATCCGAAATTGATGTCGCTAAGACTGATGCAACCGATACCATTACTGTGGACAAGACTTCTGCTATAAGTGCTATCGAATCAGAAAAGACAAAGGCTGTGTCCGATGTGTCTACTGCAAAGAGTGATGCACTATCTGAAATTGACACAAAGAAAACAGCTGTCATCGAGACAATTGATTCTAAGGTAGCTCTGGCGCAGGATGCGGCTGATACTGCTACTGCTAAGGCCACTTCTGCTACAAACAGCGAAAAAGTTGCTACTACAAAAGCGTCTGAAGCATCTACTAGCGCTAGTTTAGCTAAGATTTCTGAGACCAATGCAACTACATCTGAAAAGAATTCAAAGGCATCTGAAACTGCTTCTAAAGTTAGTGAGACTAACTCTAAAACGTCAGAAACAAACGCCAAGAAGTCCGAGATTGCTTCTAAAGTTAGTGAGACTAATTCCAGTTCAAGTGCTGCTGAAGCTGCAGCCGCCGCTAAAGAAGCCAAAGAAGCTGCTGATAAGGCAGACCAAACTATTGCTACTAAGGGATGGATCTGGTTTGATGATGCAGACGATAGCGGATATTTGACGATGTATGTTGCAGACAGTATTGCGGATAATGTTACCGCCAGAGACGATGGAAATGGGTGTTTGGAGGTGATTCTTTCTTGAAAAACTATAGAGAAGTAAAAATTGGTCCTTATAGTGCCTATGCGATCGCGAAGAAGAATGGGTTCGAGGGCACTGAAGAGGAATGGCTTGAAAGTCTTAAACCTCCTGCTGTTGATCCAACGCTTTCTGAAGAAGGCAAGGCAGCAGACGCTAAAGTGACCGGTGACGCGCTGGCGACCAAAGCTGTCATAGATGACACCACAGTCGGCACCGACGCATGGAGCAGCAAGCACATCATTGACACCCTCTGTCCGCCGCTGGAGGAAAGCGGCAACCCTGTTGTGTGCTACCCTGTGGTGGGATATCCGCTGGGCTGTAAGGCGAGCTGGGAGCCTGTGCAGGAGGGCAGCGGGGAGCCTAGCCCGGAGAATGTGCGCCCGATTACGGGCAGGGATAGCGTGACGGTGACAAGGTGCGGGGAGAATCTGCTAAATCCGTCGCTGTTCCAAAATAATAAATATCAGAATTTTAATGCCGCAACCAATTATTATGAGATATCAAATTCAAGTGGTTATTGGATATCAGGTATTCAACCGTGCTCACCGAATACAACCTATCGCTTTAATAAAAACGTAGAAGGCGGTTGCTTTTATGATGAAAAAAAGAATGTAATCGGTATTGTCGGATTTGATTTTACGTTTAAAACGCCAGCGAAATGCGCGTATTACTGTGTTAATTTTTCATCAGAGTCAACGCCCTATGGCACGCCAGTCATTGCAACAGTGAGTGAATCCACCCCCACCACCTACACCCCTTACACCGGCCAAACCGCAACCCTGACCCTGCCCCGCACAATCTACGGCGGCACGGTAGATGCAGTGACGGGAGAGGGGCAGGAGACGTGGAAGCTGCTGACGCTGGATGGGACGGAAAGTTGGGGGTCGGCTATACTTCCAGGCAACAAAGGAACCCGATGGTATCTTCATCAATCTCAAGCTCCAGCCGATGGGCGAGATACTGTTACGGCGAGAAGCTCTCATTATAATGGTGCGACTGGTAAACAAACGTATAATGGGGTTGTTGGCGTATCCGCATATAGTTCGTCTGTCCAAATTTACGATTCTGACCGTGCAGCAATTAGCCTCGCTAATTGGAAAGCCTACCTTGCCGCCCAGTACGCCGCCGGAACCCCTGTGCAAATTGCTTACAAGCTGGCAACTCCCACTCCTATCACCGCAACCGGCGCACAGCCAATCCCCGCTTTGAGCGGTGTGAACACGGTCATAACCGATGCAGACAGCGTGACTGTGACCGGCAGGGCTGACCCCATCAAACGCATCATCGACCTTGAGGATGCTGTGGCATCAATGACCAACACATAAGGAGGTACATATGGCAATCAAAAGTAAATCTCGCCACGACCTGACGTTACGCAGCATCAAGCGGGAAATTGCAGCAGGACGCGATGTTGCGTTCTGGCTGGATAAAGCATACATGCACTACGACAACGGTCTGCTGACGGAGGACGACATCACAGAGGTGGAGACGCTGGCGCAGGCGTACTATGACGCGCTGGACGCTGAGGACAAGGCGGACGCTGAGGAAAATGTAAATCATTCGTTTTAAAATCAATAATTTGAATTTGAATCATAAAAGCAGAAAGGAGTGATTTTGTGGGCAAAAAAGTTCCTATTGGCCCTTATTCTGCTTACGCAATTGCAAGACAACATGGATTTGAAGGCACCGAAGCGGAATGGATTGCTTCTACAGACGCTAATCGTATTAAGTCTGAGGCTGCCGCGAAAGAAGCTCAAAATAGTTTAAAAGAATTAAAAGCTGGCATTGCTTCTGGAAATTTTAAAGGAGAAAAAGGCGACAGTATAAAAGGCGACAAAGGCGATCCTGGCCCTGCCGCCACCATCACGATCGGCACTGTGACCGGTCTCGATGCTGGCTCCGCACCGACCGTGATTAACTCCGGCGATGAGCATAATGCTGTGCTGGACTTTGGCATCCCAACCGCAAGCGCATTGGACTTGGCTGTTGACGTGCTTTTTAAGCTCCCTCGCACGGGTAAAGTCTACACCGTAAAAATCCCACGCTTTGCCACGAATCAGACCGTCAACTGCGAGAAACTGGACGACAACGTGGGCCTTGTGTGCGAGCCGTCCACTGACACGGTTGAAGGGCGGGACGACTACGCAGATATCCCCTTGTTCAAGTGGTACAACTGCAACTACAAGCGGGACGCAAGTGGTCACGCCTACCCGACAGCCATTGAGCATCTGAGCGATGATTACCGCAAGACTGGCACTGTGGACGTGGGTGTTATTCAGATGACGCCCTATGTCAAGTGGGATGACAGCAATCCGGACTATATCTTGTGGTCTATTACCGATTCTCCCCGTGATGGCTATACTCCCTGGGCAGCCGCAAAGGTCGGTGACACCGTATATCCCTACGTCATCCACTCCAAGTTCTTCAGTGGCGTGGGTGAGGATGGGCTGCTGCGAAGCGTATATGGCCTCGTTCCGGCACGCAATCAGTCACACAACAGCCTAATCACGGACTACGCCAAGAAGGGCCCCGGTTACAAGGGCGCAGGCGGCGAAAAAGTCGCGTGGCAAATTCTGTTCAACTCTATCAAGTGCGCCGTAAAATCCAGCCAGGAAAAGTACGAAGGCTGCACCGGATACGGCGTTCAAGTCTCTGCAGCTATTCAGCGTAGCGAGAAGCTAACCTACTTCCCCGTTACAAAAGCACAGGCAGATCAGCTCGTAGTTGGCAGCCGTGTCTCTGTAGGATATGGCTCGAAGGGCAGTGACGGCACAGTCAATAACGACCGTGGCGTTTCGACCATCCATAAATATGCGGACAGCGCAAAAATCCTCAAAATTGAACCTCTTGATGACACAAACAGCGCCGTGTATCTGGATTGTGATGCTTTTGACACCATGCCTGTCGCTCTGACTGATACCCTGAATGCACCTATCACACTGACAACAATGCACTGGCACAGCGGTACAACGGATTCGGTCATCGGCCACCACGACGGCAGCCCTGGAAGCAACGAAGACTATAAGCACCCTTATCGTGTGCAAGGCATTGAGTATGCTGTTGGTGGCTATGAAGTCCTTAGTGATATGGTACTTGCCTTTGACGACAGTAACGGTAAGGATGTGTACGTCTGCCCTGCTGGTGTAGCTCACACTAAGACCGACGCTGAGATTCTGGCGAAGTACAAGAAGGTCGGTAACTTCCCTGCGGGCGACTGGTGGATCGGCGATATCGGCTTCGACCCCGAGACTTGCGTGACGTGGCCTGCCGCAAAAGGTTCAGGAAATAAAACTGGCACTGGTGATATGGTTTACGGCGGCGGTAACGCAAGCAAAAATACCCTGCGTGAATATTTGCAAGGCGGTTATCTCTGGGACTGGTCGAGTGCGGGCGCGTCGTTTGTGCCTTGCTGGAACTGGCTCGGGACTGGGGGCTGGTATTGCCTGGCCGCCGATTGACACCTTGCGCCGGGGGTGAATGCCGCTTGCGGCAGAGGGGGAAGCCCCACTGAAAGCAAGGTGGAATGAGACAACAAATCGAATATCAACATTTATATAAGGGACTGGTAGAGCAGCGGTAATCTCAGGAACAGGTCGAATGCAGGCGCATCGTATGTGAATTGCAGGAACTGGATCGGGAATGGGAACTGGAATTGCCTGGCCGCAGATTGTTTGTATCTAATTTTTATGTTATTTTGCTCTATCTTTCGCAACTGAAGTTGTAGTCAAAAATGACTCCTCAGCTGATGCGGCATTACGCCGCTGGCTGAAAATTGCTCACAGAAGGACGGGGTTAGTAGATGGATCGAAAGCCCTGTATAGCAAACAATCGAACGAAATCGGTTGAACCTTAGAAAGGATGTGTATGAAACGTTACTGCAAAAACGTTAATATCCTTGATTTTGAATTTTTAGAACTTTGTGCAGGTGATTGCCTACGCAAGAAATGGAAACGCCGGGATGTGCTGGAATTTTTCTCGGGCATCACAGGGCGAAGCAAGAAAGAAATTTCATATGCAATACGGAACGGAGAGAAGCCTGCCCTTATCAGGATCGCCGCTCGCTATATGCAAAAGCAGCTGGCAAAGAAAGAGCTGCGCTTTGTGCCGATATGGTACAGAGAGAAAATCGACGCATCAAATCACAAACTGCGCCGCATCGGTATTCAGCACGTCAGCCAGCAGCTGTATGACTATGTTGCCGTCTATGCGATGCAAGACCTTATGAAACGCATTGGTGAGTATCAATGTGCCAGCATTCCTGGTCGCGGACCAAACTACGGGATGAAACATGTCCGCAAGTGGCTAAAAGAAAAAGATGTGAAATATGTAGCACAGCTCGATGTGAAGAAATGTTTTCCGAGCATTCCGCAGGATAAACTACTCGCTTATGTGGATAAATACGTCGCAAACGATGATGTGAAGTGGCTTGTACATAGGTTGGTTAGCACGTTTGATACAGGTCTATCCATCGGGTCGTACCTGAGTCAATACCTTTGTAACCTTTACATGAGCCAGTTATATCACGAGATATCCGAACGGATGTTTTATACGCGCCGTGACAAGCAGATTCCGTATGTGAAGCACGTCCTGTTTTACATGGATGATATTCTGCTTCTCGGCAGCAACGCAAAGAAAATGCATATGGCTGTGGATAAAACGATTGAATATGCTCATGAAAATATGGGCCTTACAATAAAGCCAACTTGGAATGTGCGCAAGGTGTCCGAGATGGATTTTATTGATACAATGGGATTTCGTGTTTATCGGGATCATGTAACGATTCGCAGGCGCGTTTTCCTGCGTGTCCGTCGTGCCTATAAAAAGCCGACAAAGAAACGATATCGCAGGATAAATTTAAAACAAGCACAAAAATGCACAAGCTACTTTGGTACGATCAAAAACACCAATTCACAAAAGCTGGCGAAAAAATATCACATCTATAAAACAGTGAAACTATCAAAGGAGGTGGTTTCTCATGAAAGCAAGCTTCGATGCAGAGCAGCCTAACGTCAAGACGATCATTGATGGAGACAAGATCTATATTTTTATCTGTGTCAACGGCCAGTGGGTGGAACGGGAATACGATGAATCTCAACCTGCACAGCGGGTGTGGGAATGCGACTACCGGGAAATCGTGACCGATGAAAGCAAAATCGACCTCGAAAAGGTCACGGCTGCTCCTGAGAAGTATCTGGATTGGGCAGAGCCTGTCGAAAAGACGGATTCTGAAAAAATCACAGAGCTTCAGAAGAAAAACGAGATGCTGACACAATGTCTAATGGAAATGTCGGAGATTGTGTATGCTTAAACGAATCACACAAAAAATCGAAAGGATGGTACTTATGATGGCTATGTTATGGGCACAAGAAATCATGTCTGCTGAGACTATGGAGGAAGCAAAGGCTCTGTATGGGCGCTGCCCTCGTCTGCTGAAGGAGAAGGTCAAGGAGATCCTCATTAAGAGTGGGTTCGAAGAAATCACACAGGAGTAATATTTCAATCTCCAAATTTTAAAGTAAAAGGAGGTGATAAAAACGGAAGTCCTAATGGATTTTGTATTAAATCATCTTGGTTCTGTTATGGCTGGTAGTGGAGGTCTTGTGGCCGCTGTTATGGCGATGATTGAAATATCTCCAATCAAAATCAATCCGTGGTCGCGTATTGCAAAAACGATTGGCAATGCTATGAATGCAGGCGTCATGGATGAAATCAAGCAGGTAAAGACCGCGCAAGAAGAGACACGTAAGAAATTAGATGATCACATTGAAGAAAGCGAAGAGCGCAAAGCGGATAATTATAAAAGTCGCGTCCTCCGTTTTAATAATGAACTAGTTCGTGGTCTTGGACATACCGAAGAGGATTATAACGAGATTCTTGATATCATCTGGAAGTACGAAAATTATTGTAAGACACATGAAAACTACCAGAATAATAAAATGCCACATGCGATTAAGAATGTTGAGCGAATGTATGATGAAATGCTCAAAACAAACGGTTTCTTGAAGACTGAAGAATGAATATATATTGATTAGCTCGAGGCTATGATGCTTCGAGCCTTTTATTTTATCAGGAGGTAAATATTATGATGGACTATGTTAATGAAGTTATTTCTATTGTTGTAAAGCTCGTTATCACCGGTGCGGGCACTGCTTTCATCGCATACGGTATTCCCTACCTGAAGCAGATTGGTATGTATAAGGTTGTTCAGATGGCTGTTCGCGCCGCCGAGAAGCTGGGCGTCACTGGTGCTATTGAGAAGTCCGACAAGAAGAAGTATGTTATCGCAGCGCTTGAGAAGATGGGCGTTAAGGTTACCCCCACTATCGAGATGATGATTGAAGCAGCCGTTAAGGAAATGGACATCCAGAACAATAAGATTCAGAATGAGTTTAAGAAAGATTGAAGGTGTGACACTATGAGTGTTGTTACATATTCTTTGAAGAAGGACTGGAATAAGAAGCTGTCCAAAAATTTCTGTGCATATGAGTTTGCTTGTAATGATAAGAGCGATAAGTTCCTTGTATCAACTGAACTCGTTGAAGTTTTACAGCAGGTGCGAGATCATTTTGGCAAACCGGTTCAAATCAATTCTGCTTACCGTTCCCCTTCTTATAACATTTCTATTGGTGGCAGTTCTCATAGCCAGCACTGCCTTGGTACTGCGGCTGATATTTGCATCAAGGGTATTGACCCGATTCGTATTGCACTATACGTTGCTTCCCTGCCGTATTTTAAAGGCCATGGTGGTATTGGCTATTATAGCCGCGCTCAAGTGACTGGCGGCTTTGTTCATGTCGATGTGCGTGAAGCTCCTAGCCGCTGGATCAGCAAAGTAGGAACATCCTATAAGGTCGTAAGTAAAATCATGCCTACGATTCGTCAGGGCTCCAAGGACTGCTATAATAGCGTGTCTTATGCTGTGACTGTACTGCAGCGCCATCTGGGTGTGAAAGCAGACGGCATTTTTGGAGCTGGGACGAAAGCAAAGCTTGTTGAATGGCAGAAAACACATGGACTGACGGCTGACGGTATTTGCGGAATGGCAACATGGGGTTCGTTTTGATTTGATTGTTGACATCTAAATGTATATAGGATATAGTGTATTTATTATGTGTGGAGGTACTCTATGTCCATTATTGTTCGTGATTGTCATATCGGGGAAGGTAGACCTAAAGTCATAATCCCAATCGTTGAAATGACTGAATCAAAAATTTTAGAACGTGCTTTTGAGTTTTCAAGGCTTCGTATTGACTGTGTGGAGTGGCGTGTTGATTGGTTTGAGCAATGCATGGATGCACATTCTGTTGTATCTTGTTTGCAAAAGCTTCGTGTGGCACTAAAGGACAAGCTCTTGCTGGTGACATTCCGAACTAAAGATGAGGGCGGAGAAGTACCCTTGACCCACAAAGAATATTTGGATTTCATCAACACGGTAATAGATACCGATTGTGCAGACCTTATTGACATAGAATTCTTTACGGCTGGAAACGACATCCGTGAGCTTATAGATAATGCGCATTCTTCAGGATCTGTGGTTGTATGTTCAAGCCACGATTTTCAAAAAACACCTGATAAAAGTGAGCTAGTATCACGTATGGTAAAAATGCAACAGGTCGGAGCTGATATACCGAAAGTAGCAGTTATGCCGCACGATAGCACGGATGTGCTGACTCTATTGTCTGCTACCATTGAAATGAAAAACAAGTATTTTGCTACTCCTATTATTACAATCAGCATGGGTAATCTTGGGGTTGTCAGCAGATTGTGTGGAGAAGTATTTGGCTCTGCAATGACATTCGCAAGCGCTGGAGATTCTAGCGCTCCAGGACAGATAAGTCTTGATATTGTAAATTCAGTTCTTGACTCAATAACAGAATAAAAATAAATGGGGTATTGATCCTTAATTGGATCAGTACCCCATTTTTTAGCGTTTTATTATATCAATTTGAAGATCAGGGAGTTCTCTTAGTTTTTCAAGAAATTCCTCGATTGTTTGGTTATCTCCATCTGTCAAAAGTTTGTTGCGATAATATTCCATCAAAGGAGCCACGTCTACAATTTTATGTTCCATCACTTTATCTCTCCATTCAGCCATTCTTTCCAACCGCTAACTGTACGAGGGCAATTATCTTGCTGGGCTACTAGCTCATTTAAGAGTGCAGCAAGTTCTTCGTCGCTCATTTCGCGGATGGCTTGTGTTTTGTTATTTTTGCGTCCGTACTCGTCTTTGCTATGTTTGTGCAGAACAAAACCGAGTAAGATATCAAGTATTGTTGGATTGTTCATTGGAGTTGTCACCTTTCATTGCTTCAAGAGCTTCCTTCATCTCTTGTTCCCAATTAGGATGCTGATCAATATATTTTTGGTATATCATCTTCTCAGCTTCTTTTCGAGCTTTGATTGCATCGTTAATATCTTCATACATGCCAAGGTGAATTCGCCTACCTTTAAAGGTTATGGCCGCTCTATACTTGTTGCCATCTTTGCAAACACCCGTCACGCCAGTAGTCGAATTGCGATTTATCTTTCCTTCGAGTCGCGCCTTTATAGACGTTAAGCTGGAACCGTCTACGTTTGATATCTTTTTAATTGTCTCAGCAGGCTTAGCAATATTATTTGTGCATTTCATACACTTGTTGATTTTTTTCACTTGAGACAAACGCATCTCTGCTGGACGATTACATAGAGGGCAAAACCCTGTACAAAAATAATCTCGTTCTCCTTCTTTTTTATAAACGTCGGTTATTTTCCATCCATTTATGACAGAGCCGATATATTGTTCTCTGCGCTTTTTCAGAATAGATTCGCTACGTTTTTTATCGCATCTTGTGGTTTTTGCTGGACGACCATCATCTGGTTTCATATTACTTTTCCTCTTCAGGTAGTGGCCCAAGCTTATACATCCAGTTCGGGTCTTTCCGCATTACAAATGGTTTTCTTAGCTCACAAAGATGGTCATGTCTCGCTTTATATTCAAAATAATTTTGTTCGTGCTCAGGAGTTTCACGGTTTAACTTGTACATGATATATTGCTTGCGAAGATTTCGAAGCGCTTTAATAATAGCATCTTCTTTTTCCATAGACATTGGTTCAAGGGCGTCAATATAGTCATATTCACCAGTCGCGTCAAACTGTCGCTTTGCTTCGGCACTGAGCATCTTCCAAGTGATCTCGTCATACGCCAGCTGATACATCATTTCGTCGCTATAATGAGAGTATGGATCAACAATGCCGGTGCCTTTTGATAGTTCTACGTCGCGATCATGTTGTTTTTTAATTCGTCTCTCGGCTTCTTCTACAACGGCATCCATATCAACGTTCATGGAGACACCTTTGTATTGCACCACAGATTTGAAACCGAGCTTCTCGCACATAGTCATCGTTGATATCCTCCTGATTTATTTCATACCCGTTCTTTTGCAGACAACAAAATCTTACGGTAGAATCCGTCAGCAAACCATGCGCCTTCCCAACGATGCGGTAATGGTTTCTTCAGCACTTCGATATCCACAAGGCTCATAAGACCGGTGCTATCGTCTCTAAAAACTTGAAGGCGGACGATCCTATTTTGTTCCAGACCGATTTCGCGAGTGATACGACCTTCTTCATCGAACGGATCTTCACACACCCATTCTAATGCCTCTAGGAAGTCCTGTGGCGTGACATCTGTGTGTTCGACTCAGTTATTACATATGCGGCTTTCGCCGGCCTGTACGATTCTCTTTTTGGCTTCATAGTTCACAGAAGGATTCGTCATAGTTTTCGTCTCCGTTTTTCTTTTATTATATTATATCACGGGCTGTAACCAATAGCAAACACAAGGCGCAGGTTGCTACACGCCTTGTGATGATATGCTGCTCGGCACATCGTTTCAAATACGGTTTTCAATTTTAATGCTCTTGTTGGGCGCTGGCTGTCACATCAGGGCTCTTTAGATTAAGACTCAAAATCGGATTCGACTGCGGCACTCGAATGTGCCGCTATGGTGTAGCTGGGAAATTGGTGTAGTAGTGGTGTAGTAATGGTGGCATTTCAGTCGTTTTATATCGTAACATCGTTATTAGTTGCAAGATTGTATATACTTTACCACACTCGGCCTCAGAATACAAACCCCTGCCGCGCCAAACTTTGAAACTGTCCTTTGGAGAAAAACAGGCAAAATGCCCACCAAAACCGCGCAAGGTCATACTTTTTGACGATTCCGGCGGTTTTCGGCATGCAAAAAAGCTCGTCCGGGTCACGGACGAGCTTTTTTGCACACGAAGCGGGACATCGCCTGTGCGGCACACGGAGCACAGACTGTGAAGGAGTTCCAGTCGGAGGAGGAGGCCCGGTGCCCGATATCCCAAAAAACAAGAAGAAAAAGATTTCACACACAGCCAGGGGATCTCGGCCCTTGCTGTAACCATATTGTAACTCTTTTGATACTATTTTGCAATAGGGTTTTGTCATTTTTCTGTAACTTATTTTGTGAACTTT